GTGTTCTAAATGTAATTTATAAATGTAATTTATAAATGTATGTTCTAAATGTAAATAAAATGTGTGTTCTAAATGTAATTTATAAATGTAATTTATAAATGTATGTTCTAAATGTAAATAAAATGTGTGTTCTAAATGTATGTTCTAAATGTAATTTATAAATGTATGTTCTAAATGTAAATAAAATGTATGTTCTAAATGTAATTTATAAATGTATGTTCTAAATGTAAATAAAATGTGTGTTCTAAATGTATGTTCTAAATGTAATAGGCCCGAAAAAATTTTTGCTTTCCGCCCCATATAGGGGACACTTCGGAGGCTCTTTGTGGTAGGGAGAGTTGGATGCGAAAATTTTTCCATATTCAAATTTCTTCCAAAATTATGCCATTCTCGTATAAAAAATATAAAAACGTAATATAAAATTTGACATATCTAAAAATGTATGGTATAATGGAAGGGGAAGAATGTGTGTCCCGCGCGCAAGAAAAAAAAGTAAAACCTCGGATTACTCCGAGGTTTTTTCTCTATTTACATAAGGAAAATCCCAGCCTGGGCGCTCACTAATTATCTGGTCAATAGCGTCATTTATTTGAGCGTCAGTAAAATTTGACAAGGGCGCGAGGTCCTCTGGAGTCCAAGTGAATTTCGTGTGATGCGTGTCAAATTCTCTATTTGGGGAATTGCGCCACTGACGAAAAATTTCCAAAATTTTTTCCAAAAGAAAATTTTTGCGTGCTTCGGTATCTTTTTGACATTTTCTTTCCACATCTTTTTGAAAACCTTCACAATAGAGTGCGAGCTTCCAATTAGAACCAAAGTCTCGTTTACCTAATTGTTTTACTACAAAATATAGCCATTGCAATCCATAAAGATTGTCTTTAGCGTAGGCAACAAGCTCAACCATTTTCCGTTTTTCATCGCTATCAAGTGTATCATAGTAAGAACAAAGCTCTTCCAAGTAGTTGACTGGTTTATACATCGCGCGCCTCCATAAAATTAGGTTTTTCGGTTTTTCGGTTTTTCTGGTTTTGCAACGCGATGAAATCATCTACGCCCGCGAACAGCTCTTCTCCAGAAATCTCAGAAGGAGGCTTCTTTCCATTTTTATTTTCATTTACATTATCATTTACATTATCATTATCATTTACATTATCATTGGGGTTTTTCGGTTTTTCGGCTTTCCCTTCATCGGACCAGCTATTGCGTATCTTACGAAGAGTATCTTCATTTATGCCATAATATTGTGCAACAGCCTTCCAAGTCTTCAATTCCTTTTTCTTTGCAAGAACTTCTTCTTGGTCAAGCCAGATTGCCGGGCGCCCGCCACGTTTACCATTTTCAATAGCTAATTGATAACGTTCTTTAGCTCTTGAGATTGAAGTTATAGCTTGTTCAAAACCATAAAGCCATACATCATCATCCTCTGCGGGAACCACACCATACAATCCGTATTGCGCTATTGCACGATAGAGTTCTAATTCTTCATCATACCGTTTACGTTTGTGTAGCTACTCTGTTTGCTTGAATACTGTCTCATAAAAGACAAAACTTTCTGTGTTCATATATATTACCTACCTTTATATTTCTCCCTGCCTGCCTATATAATAATTAGATGGGGTACGCGCAGGCAGGAGACGCTTAGGAGAACCAGCTACGTTCTCTTCGCCCCATCTTATATTTATTATACCATAAATTTTGGATTTTTTCAAATTTTTGTGGCACGCCCAGCTTTTACTTCCTTGTCAAATTTTGACTTACATTTCGGGATTACTTGTGCGCCCGCCCGATAGTATGCCACTTCAATTATATCATAAATTTTCCAAAAATTCAAATTTTCTGGCGCATCTCCCAGCTTTACAGCTTCTAAAATTTGACAATCCCAGCTCCAGCTTTCCAGCTTTCTTGCGCCCAAAATTTGACAGGCACATCTAATGCCTTCACTGCATGGCGCGCGCATCATAAAATTTGACACGCAATAAAATTTGCATCGGTGGTTTACCATAATAATGTTATGTAAACTTTGACGTTTGATTTAGTGATTTAGTGATTTAGTGTGTGAAAGAAAATTTGACAAAAATGAAAATCTAACCTAAGATAGGTTAGATTTCGGGACAAAAAGAAAAGTCGGATTACTCCGACTCTTCCATATTTTTCAAAATATAATACTCATTCATAAGACGGGAAAGAGTATCTAATTCTTCATCAAGCATCGCGCCACTGTTAGCGACACTCTCAAAGAGGGCAAAAAGTTCCTCGATAATTTCAGAATAAGTAGGCATTTAGTTTTCCTCCTCATAATCATCTTCATACTCACACGGCGGGATGTCCCATGCAGTCCTTGCTTCAAACTTGCAAGACGGATAATCTTCATCCTCTCCGCGCCAACAAAACACGCAATCCTTACAACGCATACGATTACCTCCTTTTGATGGTATAATTATATCGCGCCATAAAGTCAAGAAAAACTTTCCAATAACCTAACCTATCTTAGGTTAGAAAATACTCCAAAAACTTTCCCTCACTAAATCGTTAGCGAGGGAAACTTTTCAAATATCGGCGCGTCCGACAATTCGGAATGGGAAAGCGATAATCCCATAAGAAAATTTGCCTTTTGTGCGTTTGTGAATAACGGAGAAAATCTCAGTTTCAATTTCCGCATCATTCAATGCTGTATGCGCTTCCTCAAAATCAGTCGCGCCCGTAATGAAGCGGAAAGCGGTTTCTGCGCTTGTCTTGTAGTATTTCCCGCTTTCGGTTTTCCAACCGTTTTCCTTGCAGGCTTCGCGGTATTCGTCGCTGTCGAGGATATGCTCACAAGCCAGACCCCAGAGGTCAAACAGAGGATACGACCGACCACGGAAACGGAACACTTCCGGCTCGTACTCTTTTTTAGAGGCATAGCGCGCCTTGCTTGCGACGTTGTCGCAAATGCGGTTTTGCAGGGCTTCCCATTGGTGAAAGTCCGCGCTATACAGCTTCGAGATGTAAAGCTCGGTAAAGGGAATTGCTTTCTTGAAGTCAAAGTTAGCATTGTAAGCTCCGACGCCTACCACATCCGCGAGGTCTGCTTCAAGTTTCGCGGACGCTTCGCGCCACGTTGCAAGCTCAATCGTTCCCGCTTCCAGAGCCTCAAGGTAAATCAGACGCTTGGACACATAGTATGCAGTATTGAAGATAGCAGGAACGGAAAAAATCTCGGTAATGAGATAGTTGCGACGGCGATAGACATTGCCCTTAGCGTCGCAGATAGTCCAGCCCAAGTCATAAATCAAAGGCTTTGCGATAGCAACGGACTTTTTCGCTTCTGCGGACAGCTCCGACGCATAGGGAAGCGTGGCAGTTTCCGTATCCAAGACAAGGAAATACTTTCTCCGGCGGTCAAGTTTCTTTTCGGTCATAGTTAGACACCTCATATTTATATTATCTGGGGTTTGGCTTCCCTCCCCTGACACTATGCATTATAGCACACCCCCTATAGGAAGTCAACAAAAACTTATCGGGGTTCTAACCTATCATAGGTTAGAAAAATTCCAAAAAAAGCGGGAGATTACTCTCCCGCTTTCGCCTTTTCCTTTTCGGCTTTCTTCCGCTCCCGCTCGGCTTCTTTGCGCTTCCGCTCGGCTTCCTTGGCTTCGGCTTTCTCCGCCTTGTCCGCGAGCTTGGCGCGATACTCATTAGCGAGCGAATAGCCGTCCGTGCCGTCCTCCTCGTCGGCTTTCTTCGGGATGATGACGGACAGCTTCACCCACCTATCCTCGCCAGCCTCGACGGTCGGAAACATCAGCGTTCCGGAAGCGGTCTGCATGACTTCCTCGCCGTCCTCCGTGAGGACTTCCACAAGACGGGCGAGCACACGGGCGCGCAGGGCATCGTTTACGTTTACTTTCTTTTCCATTTGGGATACCTCCTTTATCTTTGTGAGTATATGATACTATATAATGAGGGAAAAGTCAAGAAAAACTTTCGATGGTTCTAACCTATGTTAGGTTAGAATAGTTGGGTATCAGAACGATACCCGCGCGGGAATGGGAATAACTTCCGTATCGACATTATACGAATGAAAAACACCATCATTCAGAGAAACCGCATTGAGGAAACAATCTTCTTTTTCATCGAAAATAACTTCGGTTTTCATAAGCAGACGTTTATCTGCATTGTTCGCAAGAATGAAACATTCACCTTTAGACAATTTCCCAAAAGAATTATTAGTTTCAATAATCATTTTTATTTCCTCCTATATTTTGTAATTGTATTATACTATACTACGCGCGCCCTGTCAACCATAGTCTAACCTAATATAGGTTAGAAACCTCCAAAAAAATTGCCCGCCCTCAATCGAGAGCAGACAAAATTTCCATAATCTGCGACGGGTCGAAACTGTATTCTCCCCAATTTTCGCGGTTATGCTCTTCATCGTCGAAAAGAATATCTTCCGCGCCGAGCTTGAAATTTTCTTTTGGCGTGCCATACTCTACAACGTGGATAGCGTCCCACTTGACGGAGTGCAGGTGCTTGTCAAGCCATTTTTCCTTGGCTTCGCGCACGGCTTCAAGATAGGCTTTTGAGCTTTCCTTGCTTCCCCACGAGATGACGCCGATGGTGTAGCCTGCGCGGTGGAGCTTGTTTAGCTTGCGCGCGAGCGTCTGCATATTGCCGAGCGGTCGCGCCTGGGCATAGGGCTTTGGATTTTCTGCGCGGAGCATAGGAAGCCAATTTTCCACGGCGTAAAGGTCTGAAATTGTGCCGTCCATATCGAACCAAATCGTCATTTTGTCGTGTCCTCCTTTATCCTTGTGAGTATATGATACTATATAGTGAGTGAAAAGTCAAGAAAAAATTGCATGGTTTCTAACCTATATTAGGTTAGAATAATTTGATGGCATAAATGCCATCAAGAAATAACAAGCTGAGCTTTCACCGGAATTACTACTGCATCTTCATCGAAATAGGTGCTCTCTCCGTCAGCCAGATTGACAGCATTATAAAGCTCCCCGGTACTCGTAGACGTTGCCTCATGCGTGGCCATATACAGGGCACCGTCCCAAGAGAAAACCTCTCCGATTGCGATGAACTTAAAGGCAATCTTTCTCTTATTCTTATAAATAATTTCCATTTTTTTGTCCTCCTTTATTTTGTACTTACAGTATATACTAAATTTTCTAAAAAGTCAAACTCTAATTTCGGGAAACACCCCAAAACCTAACCTATAATAGGTTAGAAACCCTCCAAAAAAAAGAGGGGAGAAACTCCCCTCATTTACTCCGCGTCCGCGGGATGGACTTCCTCAACCGCAGGGCGGGCAACATAGCACTTCTGCACGCCCTTGCCCTTGACCTTGGTATCCTCCACGGCAAGCTCATCGAGCGCGACAAGCTGACGGAGCAGGGCGGACGCCTTGGGCGTGGACAGCTCCAGCTCAACGGCGACCTCGGAGGTCAGACGCTTCTTGCCATCGCGCATCAGATTGCGGATAGCGTCGAGGATGGGCGCGTTTTCCGCGAGCTTCTTGGAATTGACGCGAGCCGAAGCCTTTTCGCGCTCCTTGGTGAGCTGGTCAAACATAGCCTGCGCCTTTTCGGTCATCTCATCGGAGAGGTTCGCGTTAATAACGTTCGCAAAAAATTCCTTGTTCGTCATGGTGTATCCCTTTCTGGTGTTTTGGTCTTGTCCTTGACCTTTTATTTTGGGAGATTTTGTATCCCCCTTACGAGTATTATATTACTACATATTTGAAAAAATTGCAAGCAAAACTTTTTGGGTTCTAACCTATATTAGGTTAGAATAGAAGTGGAGAATTATTTCTCCACTTCATCACTGGCGAGCTCGACTTCAAAGGGGTCATGTACATCGTTTCTTTCAGCTTGTTCGCGCGTCCAGTCCGTAAACTGCTGTCGCGCTTCTTGGCGGTTTGCTTCAGTGAGGTTAAACAGCTCGGTAGGAGAATAGTTTTCTCCGAGAAACACCTCAAAGTTATAATCAGTATCATAACTTTTCATAAGGTTGTTGAAGTATTCCTCATGCGCGCGGTCGGATAAAAACTTATTATTATAAGAATTATACCATACTGTCATTGATGTGTCCTCCCTTGTCTTTGTGAGTATACTATACCACACTTCGCGCGGAGTGTCAACTCACTTCTAACCTATTTTAGGTTAGAAAAAATAAGGGACATTTGTCCCTTACTTCATAATCGCATAATTTTTTGCATACCAGAATTTTTCTGGAATTTCCATAACTGTAATGAGTACAATGCCGTCATCAACTTTGCCATAGATGAACACATAGTTTTTATACACTCGGAGAAGCTGGTTATTCCCGCGGAATTTTTCAGCCGTGTACTTCAAATAGCTTTCAAACGGCGTTCCCTCGTAGCGTTCAGCTTCCACTCCACGCACGTAGGCTTGGCGCGCAATTTTAGATATGGAAATGTTGTAGGAGAGATTTTTGCGCTCGCGCCATCTTTTGAAAGCATGGTCTGAAATGATAATGGTTTCCATAATTTTGGGATACCTCCTTTTCTTTATGGTCTTATTATAACATAAAGAAAGGAAAAGTCAAGGGAACTCTAACCTATATTAGGTTAGAAATAAAAATGCTGGCTCGCGCCAGCTTAGTAGATAGAATATTCAGCCTCCAGGCGCCAGCTCTCGCTCTCGCGCAGTTCCATTTCTACGAGCGTGGGCATCTGACCAACAAGTGCCATGAGTTGCTTGCCGATGTCTACTGTGGCAATGTAGGGCAAACGTTGCGCGGGCATATCTTTGAACCATGCAGTAAGTGTATACATTTGGAATACCTCCCTTTATTTTGTACTGTAAGTATACTATATCTATGTGGAAAAGTCAATCCACTTCTAACCTATAATAGGTTAGAATGCCCGCTTGCGCGGGTCAGATAGTGATAAACTGAATATGCTTACCTACAAGCCCATTATTCTGACGAAATAGTCTTTTAGCCGTGGCAATACCACAACCGTAAAACGTACTTTTGATGTCGTCAAGTTTGAACGTGTAGGAACCATTCCGATTTGTGGTGATGAATACGATATACATAAGTGAGAACCCCCTTCATTTGATACTTGAATTATATCATATAATTATGGGATAGTCAATAGACGTTTGGAATATTCTAACCTATAATAGGTTAGAAAAAATAGAGGAAGATTACTCTTCCTCTACTGGCTCATAGTCCATATTATCGATAGCCTTTTCGCGCATGGCGTCGTAAAACTCTTCATAAACGTCCTGCCGTTCCATTTCACACATCGAGAAAATCTCGTGAGCGTTATAATTCTCATCAATCCAGCGTTCAAAGTAGTATTCATCGAGCCACATTTCCATCTCTTCTTCAACCAGCTCGTCAAAACGCTCTTCATCGATAATCTCGCTGGTGAAAATGTTCTTGTACATCATAGTAGTATACCCCTTTTCAAATATTTGAGACAAGACAGGAAGCAAGAGAACGGTGTTAACTTGCTTCAAGTGCCTCTTTACATTATGGATTATACTATATATTGCTAAGAATGTCAATTGGTTTCTAACCTATAATAGGTTAGAAAAAATGGGGGAAAGAAACTTCACTACAGTAAAGTAGTGAAGTTTCGTTCTACTTAGTACGTATCGTACCCGTTCATTTCCGCGGTATCATCGTCGTCAATACAGATGAATTCCGGTTCGGCAAAGTAGAAATACGCGATCCGATCGGCGCCGTCTTTGTGTTCAGCGTTTACATAGAAATGTTCCCCGGTCTGATAGTCATAATACAGATAATTCATTATTTTTTCTCCTTGTAATTTATTGTAAAGAGTAAATGCAAGTTCAATCGGGACAGTGTCAGGAAAGAGAAATCATTTACTCTTTACATTATGAATTATATCACACTATACGGAAATGTCAACTAGTTTCTAACCTATATTAGGTTAGAATTATGGGATAGAGAAAACTTTTCCACTTTAGTGTGGAAAAGTTTCTCCTCAAAAATTACTGTTCAATAGTATATTCAATTTTTCCCGTCCTGTCATTCTTTACGATAACCGCGCTCGCGCCCGGAAAAGTTGCATAATTTTCGGCAAGATTTTTCGCAGACTTGAGAGACGCAATGCCAGAATGGAACATAGAGTAAAATTTGAAAGTGATTTCGATAGTGTACATTGTATGTACCCCCTTGATTTATTGTACCTAAATGATACCATATATATACGATACTGTCAATACCCTATTGGGACATTTCTAACCTATGTTAGGTTAGAAAAAAATTTGAGCGGGATAAAAAATCCAGCTCGTAGCTTTCGCACTTTAGTGTGTGAAAGTGGACTCCCGCGCGGGCGCGCAAAAAATTCCAGCTCGACTTCCAGCTCAGCTTCCAGCTCGCTTTCCAGCTCAGCTCCCCTATGGGTGCTGGGTGGTGGGTGTGGGATGATGATGGCACACTCTCGCGCCGTTCCACGCGAGGACGTCGGATTTTTTCCACTTTCACACGCTAAACTTCTACACTTTATCGCACTAAATCGTCATACTTTAGCGCGCTAAATCGCTACACTTTCACGATGTAAAGTGCGAAACTTTATTACATTAAAGTATTATTCCATACTATGATTATAACACATAATGCATAGGTATGCAAGAAAAACTTTTCCCTTTTCTAACCTATATTAGGTTAGAGAATATTTATGCACTTTTGGGCGAAAAATATGCATAAATATGCAGAAAACGATAGGTTAGAAACGATTTTTTGCATAAATATTCATGCATAATATTCATGCATATTCATTCATTATTCATGGATATTTATGCAATGTTGATTACAGGATGTATACTTTCGTGCTTTAGTGTAGTAAAGTGACAGGATAAAAAAAAGAGAGACGGATTATTCCGTCTCTCTCTCTTTTCTTTTGCCGAACCAGTATTCGCCGTCGAAACCCGGCATATCATCACCAGCGTACCAGTCAAGCCGGAAAAAGATATCCACTTTATCGCATACGCAATCGAGAAACAGGTAAGCTTCTTTAGCTTTATCTACATCAATAAATCCCCGTTCTACGGTGATACCCTTGCTATTGTTGCATACGCGAATAACAACATTGCACTTCATGCTTTCGTTTTTCATTTTTTCAAGCTCCTATCTTTTTTTGTCCGGCGCGGGGATATACCCCGCGCCTTGTGTTTCAAACATACCAATTGGGATAAAGATTCGCTGTCGGCAGATCGTGTCCGCTGATAGTGGACACATAATAGCCGTCAAGCGCGTCAAGACTGTCAAACAAGATAGCGTCGTTGTCAACCACTTTGCCGTCAACAACGTAGCCTTCTTTTTCCACTTGCCACTTGTTAGGATTCCAAAACCGAACGCGCAGCGGGACATTGTCGTGATAGAAATTCATGAATTCTCTAAGCGTCAATTCCATTTTTTAAACCCCCATTTTGTTTTTTGTTCGGCGCGGGCGTTTTGTTCGCCCGCGCCGTTGCTTTGTTTGTCATTCAATCCAGATGCCGGTTTCTTGACCGATACGGTCAAGCGTTTCAGCATTCCAGCGTTTACGAATGTCCGGCGCGCTTGCGGGTGCGTGAATTGCCTTGCGATACTTGTTGCGCGGGTTAAGAATACGGCGGATAGTTTGCTCGTATGCGTCCCCCTCTTTCCCACAAGAGTTATCGCCGGCGCTCTCACGTTTTGCAAGCTCTTGTGCGTACATCTTATTGAATTTGTCGGCTGTCATCTCAATACCGACAGCGGCGAGAAAATCGGACAGCGGGCAATGCGTCGCCAAAAATTCACGCATACGGCTCTCACTCTTAGCACCCGCACAAGCGTTTTTCACCGTGCCGTCCGCGCACGTCCAACGAAAAACGCGGATTTGAAAACGTCCGTTTTTGTCGGGATTCGGATTGATAATCGTGCCGAACATCTCATCATGTTCAGCCTTGGAAAAGACGACGCTATTCTGATATACAGCGTCTTTGTCATGAGTGACACCGTAAAAGTGGAAAAGTGCGCGCCGTTCAAAAGACGTGTACCTACCACAATTGCTTTTGATTTCAGAAAGAATGTTCATTTTTTGTACCTCTCTTTAATTTGATAAAGTGTAGCTTATGGAATGTTTCACGCGCAAAAACACGGCTTTCTATATTCAGTTTTCAAGGTTCACACGCGATACTCGCATGACCGCCACGGGCACACCCTATGCGGTTTTTTGGTTCCCCCTTGCGAGTATGAATATAACACCTATAGCGCGGGTATTCAACACGTCAAAACCATATTAGCAGAATCTTTTTTTTCTTTTTACGAGGCGGGGCGTTTTGGTAGACATACTAAGCCGATTTTGTACAGTATCCAACGGGGGAATGGTTTTAGGCACAAAAGCAGAGGCAGTTTTCACCCCGCGCGCCCCTAGTACATTCTCCTCACGAAATCAAAATTTCAAATCAACGATACATTCTCCTCACGAAATCAAAATTTCAACCCCTAAAATTACAAACCCAAAATTTGAAATTTCTTACCTACTTATGGTATAATATAAATATGGGGAGATGGTGTGCCCCTATACCAATACTACCTAAAGGAGGTGAATTGCTAAATAAATGGAGGATACAAATCAAAAGCCCAAATCTAAATCTACGAAGTATGTTCCGCCCTACACATTAGACTTTAGCCTAACCGATGCATCCGCACGCCAGAAACTAGTAGATGACGTGCTGGGCGCAATGGAACGCTCTGGACGCAAACCAAATTAGAAAGACCTAGACCTACTATCCAACTATCTCCTATGCGGAGAAGACCCCAACGGCTACAACCCAGTACGTTCCAAAGACATAGAATTGGTCGGCTACTCCACTCCTTCACGTCCCAAAGAACAATCCTTGGAAGCTCTAGTGGAAAGCCCTACTTTTTCCGAAACCCTATTCCACCAAGGACCCACTCGCTACACTACCCCAAAACCCAACCTAAACCGTGCATCTTATGACCCATCACTAGGTGCCTCACCCCAAAATGATGAGCCCCGCGCCATACAACCAAGCCAGCAATCCAATGAAAAACCTAGCCCTGCCTTGGAGTGTATGAGGACTTTGTGGAAGCGTATCGACCGTCTGGATGATGCACTAACCAATCCTGGTCTAACCTCCCAACAAACCTACCACCTACGTAAACTTCTCCTCGAACTACGACGCGAACAATACACCATAGGCGACTTCATAAAGCCCCAAATACAACTCCATTCCGTAGTCTAGGATAAGTACCGTGGAGGAGAAACCGAAAATGGACTTTTTTGGGATACTGATGCATTTCCTATACTACCCATGGGCCTATACAACGTGCGCCATCCACAAACTAAATTCTCTAAACCATATACTATAAACCTACCTGATGAGCCTTTGCGCGAGCCAAAGAACAATTGTTTCTTGGACTTCCGTAATTGGAAGCACATTTACTGGATGAATGAGTTTAGAGAAGATTTGGAAGATTGGAGTGTAGGTGATGCGGAAAGCGCAATCCCCGCCTTATACGCTACATTAGACTTCTACACTAATCTTGCCCATTTGCGCCCCGCGCAAAAACTAATTTTCCAACTAAAATTCCAAAACTACACCAACGAGTTCATTTGTAGAGTACTTCACGAAAAACTAGGTGTAGACTATAGTGAACCCTACATTTCCACCATATACACCAAACAAATTTGCGAGGGAATAGCTAACGCCGCGCAACTCCATTGGGATACTTTTTGCGCGCGCAAGAACCCCAAAAACTTCAAACAGTGTAAGGATTGCGGGGCAGTACTACTTATGGATGCGCGCAATTTTGCACGGTCTTCTCGCAATGCGGGGGGATGGAATTGTAGGTGTAAGTAGTGCGAGAAAGAGAGACGTAAGGCTCAGTAGTAATTGGACATTTTACACAAAAAGATAGATAAATTTTTGGACTGCGCGCACATACAATTACGCAGTCTTGGAGGAAAACATTGCGTTATAGTAAGATAAAGAAATAGATTGGAGCTTAGGTAAGCTCCGAAGAACTACTCCGCTTTGTAGAGTAGAGTATGAAATTAAACCCCGTGGAATTTATGGGACTTTTGAAGATTATGTGTGTTGATGGCTGGGTGAGAGGATGCCCTAGGGTAGGGGGTAGTTTACTGGGATTTTAGAATGGTAAGATACCCAGTAGTTCCCCTCTTGAGCCTGCTACGCAGGCTCAAGAGGCAGAGGAAGTTGGATTTATTTCTGAATTGCAAGTGCGCGAGCCCATGAATTTGTAGGATGGAGAGGCATCCATTGAGGAAAATGATGCTACCCGCGCTCTCAAAATAGATAGTGTGAGTGAGACATCTAATTGCGAGACTGATTTAGATTGCGCGGGCTCCATGAAAATGGAGCATGAAACCAAACCAAAATCCAGACCCCACCGGAATGCGCGACCTCTTGAAGAAATGCTATCGGAAGTAATTGATACATACCTCACTCTTGGACGAAAACAACGTCAAGAAATAGCGGTTCTTTTATATTAGATAACCGAAAAAAAGGAAAAAGAAACTTAGAAGTAAGGAGGCTAGATATGCCGACACCGAAGAAAAAAGTTATTTTCCAAGATTGCGAGAAATGCGGGCGCACGTATGATAGTTCTAACTATCTTCCCACCCGCTCTCCGCTTTGTCCTTCTGGGTATATTCATATTTGTAATAGGTGCTTAGAAAAGTGGTTTGCAGAATAGCCAGAAGAAACTAAATGGGAAGCTATTGACAAGATTTGCTAGTTAGTTGATGTCCCATTTATTCCCGCGCGATGGTAGAAGTTGTATGAGGACTAGAAAGAAAAAGCAATTTCTACCTATGTGGCTATATTCTAGTCTGCGGAATATGCTCACATCGGTTGGCGCGAATATCAAAAGAAGTATGAAGAACTACGAGAAGAAGGAACTTTAGACTATCAAGTTATTCCTGGGCTTGAGGCTCAACGACGTGAAGAGTTGAAACTCAAATGGGGTTCAAACTATGATGATGAAGAGTTATAGTATTTGGAACGTCTCTTCCAAGGAGTACAAAATACTCAAAATATCAATGGAGACCTTCAAATGGACTAGGCTCTGAAACTTTGTAAGTTGAGCCTAATTATTGATAGCCGTATCCGCGAAGGCGCGGATATTGATAAGATGCTTGGGTCTTATGAGAAGCTGGTGAAAATTGGAGAATTTACTCCAAAGAATGCAAAGAATGCAGAAGATTTTGATAGCGTAGGCGAACTTTTTGCTTATCTCGAAAAAACAGGTTTTGTAAATAAGTTTTATGATGGTGTGAAGCGAGATATTGTTGATATTACTATGAATAATATTCAGACTTTCTGTCAACGCTTGTATACCCAAGAGCCAGGTATTGGTGAAGAGATTGATAAACGTATTGAGTCTCTAAAAATGGCAAAGGATATTGAGGATTCTATGGGACTTCAAGATAATTATGCTACTGATGAAATGTCAATGGAAGTAGATGAAATGTTTGAGAATGAGGAATTCAACCCAGAGGTAGATGAATGATAGATTCTCCTGGCAGTATAATTGCTACAAGTTGTCTGGTAGCTACTTAGAAATTTTATAAGAATGGTTTTGAAGTTGAGAAGGGAGTAATTCTTACTCAATAGCGAATTGAAGCGAATAGAAAGCTTTATGAGTATTATGCAAACCTATTTACTGCATATCCTGATATATTCGTTAAACTTATTACTCCCTCTCATTCAAGCTTTGAACTTTTCTTCTATTAGGTAATTTTCTTGCGCGCGTGCATGAGATATCGTTATCATTATTGTACTGCTCCGCGCGCGTTCTCAAAAACCTTTGTTTCAATACTTGCTCTCTTTTTGAAATGCATATTCCAACCTCGTAGTAAAATATTCATTGTTGCGCCGGCCAAGTCGTAGGGCGCGAAAAACGCAAAAGAAAAAATAGTTGAAATTTATCAGTTATTTCCTTTGCTTCGAAAGGAGATTGTGGGCGGGGATATAAGTGATACCCCTGGTAATTTTGGTAAGGATTATATGACATTAACATTCAAGAACGGAAGTGTTCTTGACGTAGTTGGTGCCTTAGATTCTACCAGAGGCGGACGCCGCCATTGCGGTTTAATCGATGAGGTTCTTGACCATGATGGCGATACCCTCAACGAGATTGTCTTACCACTTATGAACGTCGCGCGCCGTATGCCTAATGGCGAAGTAAACCCTTATGAACCCTCTCAAGCGCAATTTTATATGACAACGGCAGCGCAAAAATCAACTTATGCTTACAATAAACTTATTGAACTATTTGAACAAGAAATAATTGACCCAAGTAGTTGTTTTGTATGGGGAACTTCTTACCAAGTTCCAATGGCTCATGGACTTATTACAAAACAATTTATAAATGAAATTAGAACTGCTTCTACTTTCAAAGAAGATAGCTTTGCACGAGAATATTGTTCGATCTGGACAGGCGGTTCAAATGAATCTTGGTTCAACTATGACCGTATTTCCAAATATCGAAAAATTGTAAATCCAGAAACTCACCGAAAAAATATGAATGGCCACGATTTTTTCTACTTATTATCAGTGGATGTTGGCAGAATTGGTTGCCAAACTGTTGTTAGTGTTTTCAAAGTTTTCCGAAATTCAGAGGGTTTTAGAAGTAATCTTGTAAATATGTATGTACTTGGAAAACACGATTATGATCGCCATATGGAATATTAGGTGCGCGATCTAAAACGCATTATAAAAGCTTTTGACCCGTTAGAAGTTGTAATAGACGGTAATGGCCTTGGTTCAAGTATGCTTGATTTTATGTCTCGTCCAACCTTTGATAGTGAAGAAAATGTTATGTATCCTGCATATGGTAGTTTCAACGATGAAGATATGAAAAAGACCCAACCGCGCGATGCTATTCCCCTAGTCTATGTTATAAAAGCTAATGCTAAACTAAATAGTGAAATCCATAGTAATTGTTATTCACGACTTTATAGTGGAAAAGTATATTTGCTCATAAAAGAACAAGAAGCTAAAAATAAGTTGATGGCAACTAAAGTAGGCCAAAAAATGAGTGTAGAAGACCGCGCGAAGCGCCTATTGCCACATGAAATGACTACGCGCTTATGCGATGAGTTAGGTAATTTACGTCTCAAACAAACTGGCAACCAACAAGATATCGCACTTGAACAAATCAATTCTCGATTTGGAAAAGATAAATTCTCTTCTTTCGAATATGGGCTATGGCGCATCAAAGAATTAGAAGATGAATACACCAAAAAGAAAGCCAAACGAACTGGCAAACGTATTTTGACCTTCTATACGGAGGCGAAATAAAAGGAGGTATAAATGGAAAATCAAAAAGAAACCCCTAAACGCCTCCATGACTTTTCACTCGACGCTTTCAAAGCTTCTATAAATGCTATGATAGCCACTAGCGATAGTGGTTATCGTAGTATATATGAAATTGGAAGATTGCGCCGAGTAAAAGAATACAACGAGGAAGAAATAAAACGTATTATAGATAGTGGCACTTTACAATAGCAATAGGATTTATCTTACTCTTATTATTCTATTGATGGCTTCTATCGTAGAATTTGTATTTATTATGCAACAATTCTAAAGTATTTAGGCATACTAATTCCAGACCCGGCTTTTGGGCACAAAATTACAGAAGATAATATCGCGCGCAGATATCGTAAAGCTTTAGATTTTATAGATAGAGCCTCTATCCCTTCTCTGGCTACTAATATGATGATAAAGGCTGTAGTATATGGGGTATATTATGGAGTAGTATAGACGTTAGATAAAGAACATCTTGCTATTTTAGATTTACCTGTGGGATATTGTTATACGCGGTATAAGGATGCGGGCGGTAATGATCTTATTGAATTTGATTTACGTTATTTTTCCACTCTTAGTGAGGCAGATGGAACTAGAGAGCGCGCATTAAGCGCATATCCCAAAGAGATCGTGCGCGCGTGGAAACGTTGGGAAAGTGGGAAAGGAAGTCAGTACTATCTTATCCCTCCATCTATTGGAATTTGTATTCCATTTTTTGATGGGCGCCCCTTCTTCTTACCATCTATTCCTGCAATTGTAAATTATCGTGACTATGAAGCCATGGAGAAGAAAAAAGATGCCGACGAGATTAAGAAAATCTTAATCCAAAAAATTCCACATCTTACTTCTAGTGGTGAGCTTCTTTTTGAGCCTCCCGAAGCTGAAGAAATCCATCGTGGCACTGTCAATATGCTGAAGAATAATAGTAATATTAGTGTACTTACAACATATGCAGATGTAGATGTATAGGGAACAAACACTCAAAATGAAAGCGTGACAAAAAATAATCTTGAAAAAATAGCTAATACAGTATATCGTGCTGCCGGCGTTAGTTCGAATATTTTTGCTTCTACAAGCAATTTAGCTTTGACAGTATCGCTTCAAAATGACCTTGCGATGGTTATGCCTGTCGCGCAAAAAATTGCGAATGTATTTACCAATGCAGTGAATACGATGTTTGGTAATTCCATTGTAAAATTTAAGTATAATATTCTTCCTATTAGCTATTATAATGAGAAAGAATTTTTGGATAATACTTACAAAGGTGCTACCACTGGATATAGTTTTATTCTTCCTGCTTTAGCTATGGGGTTAAATCAAAAAGATATTGTAAATGTAAAAGACCTTGAGAATGATTTACTTGGTTTGCGCGAACGCCTTATTCCACTTCAAACGTCTTACACAGAAAGTAGTAATTCAACCGGTAATGGCGCAGGTAGGCCAAGCTTACCCGATGATTAGAAATCGGATAAAACTATTCGCAATATCTAGTCTCAAGGCGCCGGTGAAGATGGAGGCAATGAATAATGGAAGACCAGTTGAAAGATTTTCAACGGCAACTCCAAGTAGTTGTCTATGAAATAAAATCAAAATTTAATGAAATTAGTAGCATAGCCCGCGCACGTATTTTTTATAAGGGGTAGAATAGGAATGCTACTTATATAACAGAGGAGTTCGCAGAAAAACTTTTAGCAACAGTTCCTTATACCCCAGTAAAGGGTATTTGGGATGAAACTAAAGCAGATTTTCTTGACCATGGTGAAAGTCGTACACAAGGTAAGATTTACGGCGTTGTGCTGGCTGAACCTAATTTTGCTTGGGAAGACTTTATAGATAAAGATGGTGTTACACGTACTTATGCTTGCGTTGATGTCCTTGTGTATACTGAAATTTATCCAGAAGCAAAATATATTGTTGGGAAATCTTTGTCTATGGAATTACTTCCAAAAACAATAAAAGGTAAATGGGAAGAGATAGATGGTACACAAGTTTTTGTATTTTCTGAAGCTTCCTTTGCTGGCCTCCAAGCATTAGGTGATGATGTAGAACCTTGCTTTGAAGGCGCGGCCTTCTTCGAACTTTTCAACCAAATGTAGGAACTCTACAGTAAAATACAGCAATATAATTTGAAATCAGGAGGAAAGAGCATGGAAATCAATTTCAAGCTTTCTGATAGTCAGAAGTATGATTTGATTTGGAAAGCCGTAAATCCTGAATATACAGAGGAAGGCGGTTGGGTGTGTTCCACCTCCGTTTGCGATGTATATGATGATTACGCATTGTGTTATAACTACGAAAATGCGCAGTATTTTCGTCAGTATTACACAAAGAATGAGGATAGTATTACTCTCGGTGATAAAGTCAATGCTTATATTATTGAAGTCACTGAGAGCGAAATGAATGCCCTTAATGCTCTGCGCGCCCTCAATGGTGGAAACTATGAAAAGGTTGATGAGAATTATACTGCTCTTAAAGAGCAAAATGAGCAATTCTCTGCCACTATTGTCGAACGTGATGCGAGTATCGAGGAGTATAATACGCAGATTACCAATCTCCAAAGTGAGCTTGAAACTGCGAATAATAGCTTAGCTACTGCGCAAGCTGACCTTGAAGTTGCGAATAACTCTCTCAACGAAGTCACCGCAGAGCGTGATAGCTTGAAAGATTACCAGCATACAGTAGAAACTGGTAATAAGAAGAAAATTATTGAAAAATATGCTTTAAAGTTGGATGATGAAGTCGTCGCTAACTACACTGCGAAGATTGATGAGTATACTGTGGAAAGCCTTGAAAAGGACCTCTCTTATGAGCTTGTCAAGGCCACACCGTCTATCTTCTCGGCTACTGAGCCGACTGTTATTCCCAAGGCGGATACACCGCTTTCTGGAATTGAAGCAATTTTAAATCAATATAAGTAATGGAGGGTAAAACCTAATGAGCAAGAAATTTGAAATCGATCTCTACTCTCAGTTAGAGTTAAATAACGTTGCCTTCCGCCGCGATGGTCGTATTGAGGCCCAGTGTGCGTTAGACGAAGGCTTTAGTGAAGCCCCTGCCGAGAATGGTATGCTTCTTGCTGTTGACAAGGCCAATGGTCTTATCAAGCTTCCTGTTGATGGTTCTCTTCCCATCGCTTTGAATTACACTGCTGAGCATATGTATGATGAGCGTAAGATGGGTCTTAAGAACTTCTGCCTCCGTCCGGAGGATGGCTTCTATCCTCGTATGGGTTATCTGTCTGTGGGTGACCTTTTCACCACAAACTGCCTGTGCTACAATGAAAGCGATTTTGTTGATGAGAACGCTCTTGAGGAAGCTCTTGGTAAGCTTGGTGAAACTGTTGTTTATGGTGGTGCTGATGCGTCTGGTCGTATCTGCCTTTCGAAGGAAAAGCCTGCCTTTGGTCCTGTGCTTAAGGCCGTTAAGTTTTATACTATGCCCAATGGCGAGCCTGGCGTAAAGTTCCAGGTCATTGGTTAATCTAAGGAGGAGGTAAATATAATGGCTACTATTGCTGAAATCAAAGAATTAGCTCTTCATGCAGCCAAGGGTACTGCTCCTGCTAATTTTAGTGAGAAGAACGTGAACGATGCTCTTCGTGGCGAAATGGCTGCGATGTGCAGTTCTATCAATGAGTTCCGTCGTAATCAGTACGACATTTTCCAGATTATGATTGAGACTGCGGATGAGGTTGTTCCTCCCAAAGTCATTGCCCGTATGGGTTCTTTCGCAGAAATCAAGTCTGTTCCCCAGGGGAGCAAGGCCATCTTCCGCAAGAAGGTTGGAAAGGATCGCGCGAAGGGCTTTGTAACTCGCGTTGGTCTTTCTGGCGTATATGAGACTTTCCGTCTTGATGCCGAGGAATATGAAGTTAATGCTAAGGCTATTGGCTCTGCCGGCACTATTGATTTTGAGCGTTTCCTTGACGGCGTTGAAAGTATGGCCGATATTATGGATATTATTGTTGAAGGTCTTGAAGATGCGGCCTACATCGAAGTTGCTCGTTGCCTTATGGGTAGCTTAAACAATGTCAAGCGTCCTGTTGCTAATCAGTATATTGATAGCTCTTTCAATGCTGCGAACCTTCAGAAGCTTGTCAACACCGTGAAGATGTATGGCGACGGCGCCGTTATTTTCGCGGCTCCTGAGTTCATTGCTGCTATGGGTCCTGACGCGATTGTTCCTGCGATTGCTGGCGTTGCTCAGGGTATTTATTCTCCCGATGACATCGAGAGCATCCATAATCTTGGTCGTATCCGCATTTTCCGCGGTTGCCCGATTGTTGAAATCCCCCAGGGATTTGTGGATGATAGCAACACTTCTACTTGGGTTAATCCTCAATTTGCTTATGTCTTCCCCGCTGGCCGTGAGAAGGTTGTAAAGTTTGTGTTTGAGGGCGATACTCAGATGTGGCTCCGTGATAATCGTGACCAGTCTATGGAAGTTAACTTCTATAAGAAGATGGGCGCCGCGATTCACACGTTCAATAACTGGGGTATTTACCAGAATACCGGTATTGCTGATACCTCCGCGCAGCCCTACGGCTTCTAATTTAGATAACTAATTTATAATATATAGGTGGGGAGGCCTCCATTGCCTCCCCAACCGGAGTAAAAGGAGAGAATTGTAATGGATGCTGAATATAAAGTAAAAGTTTCCAGTCAATGTACTGGTCATGTGGGACTTACGGTTCCCAATCGTAATTTTGTGCGTAATTGGTCAAAAAAGGGACAAACCATTCCTATTCCTTTTGAAGTTCTTGAAGAAGCCATCTTTGATGAAGGCTTTATGAATATGATTAATCAAGGTATACTTCATATTGATGACCTTGCGGCCGCCAAGGCATTAGGTCTTGAACCAGAAGATGCTAAAGTTCCTGTAAATCATAAGGTATATTCTGATGGTGATTTGAAGTATATGTTGAATTTTGATAAGCAAGCTGACTTTGAAGAAAAGTTTTTGGCTATGCCTCGTGAACAGCAAATGCAGTTAGTTGATATGGCTGTGGATATGCGTGTGCGCGATGGCAATAAAATTGCGTTTATCAAGAAAGTGCTTGGTTTAGATATTGACAAGGAGATTTCTTTTGACCTTAGAATGAAGGAGGAGTAATATGGGTACTCCTTACTCACAAGTGTATGACGCATTCACTTCGAAAATTCTCGACGATGAATGGCAAACTTGGGACGATCCCGAAATGGTTGCCGCAGATATGCGTCAACTGCTTGAAGATGGAATTGTCCACTTTAAGTTCCCCAGAACTTCTCTTACTAGAGATGATGATGGTTTTACCAATACTCTGAATACCACTGAAATTCAGATTATTGCTACATATATGAAAATTGAGTGGTTAGATAGATGTATTTTGACATGGTAGCATTTGAAGCCATTGTATAGTGAAGCTGACTTTTCTCAAGCAAATCTTATTGATAAGTTTACCAAATTACTTGATAAGGAATGGACGCGCGCCCGCAAACTGGAAGCTAATTATTATCGTTCTGTGGATGAAAAGCCGTGGCCTTTCCGCAATATGGCAGGTAATTGATATGGAACAACTTGATGAAAAGACAGTATGGGATGGGTATATAAATTAGTTTCGTAATAAATTATTTGGACTTCTTTGTGAATTTGAGAAACAGGGAGAATGGGAAAAATTTCTCGATAGCCTATTGATTGAATTAGGTGGTTTTGATAGCTCCCATAAGTCTATAAATTATTATAAATTGTCTCATAATATGAATTAGTTACGCTATGTGAAATATGAATATTTTCGTAGTATTATTTTTGAGTGTATGGGACTTTTATCAAAGATAAAATGAATTACTATGATGAAGTTTATTTGAAACGTCTAAATAGATATGGAACTGATTTTGCTTCACGAGTACAAGGTTAGCGCGAAGCTGATTGGATGAGATATAAGTCTATGTCTACTTATAGGATTGAATTTGAGGATGAAGAAGGAAATAAACTTTCTGGTACTCTTGAACCCAATAAGCAAGACGAAACAGAAACTACTCAATGGTTGCTTTTAGATTTAGATAAAAAGTATCCTGCTGGTACTATTTTTCTAATTGAAGGAAAGCATAATAAAAATCGCTGGATGATTTTGTTTTTGCGCGAGACACAATCAAAAGGTTATAATAAATATATGGTGCTAAAACTGACCCATCTTATTCAGTGGAAAGATAGGGAAGGCGCGCAACACGAAAGTTGGGGCTATTTCTTTGGTAAAATGGATAGAATTATTTATGATGTAATTCGTTCTACAGCAAAAAATCCCAACTATCAAGACCCTGATAAGGAAACTCATATTATTATGCCGACCAATCGGAATTTGAAACGAGAAGATTATCTTGTCATAGATGAAGAGGGGTATATCGTAACAGGTTATGATTTGAGTTCCACCCCAGGTGTAGAATATTTTAGTTTAAAAGAGACAATGCTACGAGATACTACGCCAGTTGATGTTATTGGTGAAACTGGTGATGATACTTTCTGGCTAACAGGAGGTAATGAGTGATGGGAGTAAGAAATCTAGGTGAGATGGGGCAAAACTTACAGAAGATAATAAAGCGTTTACTTGCTAATTAGAACCTTTGTAAGTTGTTATATTATACAGATAAAGACCCACTAAATGGGGAAGATATCCCTGATACTACAATTCTTTATGGCAAGCAAATTACTATAAATCCACAATACAATCCTGCTGAGAAGGATTACAGTGTTGTTATCCCAATGGTATAGCATGGCCGGCGCGGAAAGAATGATGAATTTACAGATATACTTATTCGTATTTATATCTATGTTCCGCAAACCCAGTGGATTATAAAAAGTGATAATTTGCGCCCTTATCTTATTCTTGGAGAATTGCAAAACAGTTTAGAAGATAAGAATATAAATGGGCTAGGAACCATCAATTGTAGTGATTTTGTTTTGAATATGGTTACAGAACAAATGACTAGTTATTATATAGATTTCAACATTACTCAATTTGCATAATGACTGAAGAAGCATTCATAGGTTATCCAATAAACTTTTAGGATATTTGCTTGGTATATCCACCTTTTAATAAGGATATAATTGCATTTGGATATTAGAAATTTATGGTGCTTACGTCTCTTTTAACACAAACCCAAGACGACATAAATGACTAGTTGGCTGATGCGAAGTTAGACCAAAATCCAACTCCTTTTTAGCAACTATTTCTTTAGGCTACTTTATATCCTCCAATGAAGATACATATTTGTGAAATTTTGAAATTTTTCACTCATATGGATATTAGGCTATTACCAGAAATTGGTGGTATAGTATTTGGAGAAGTGACTGAAAAGCGCATTATTACAGAAGAAAACTTTTTTGATTTTCAAAATGTAATTCGCGTGGCCATAGGCAATAAGTTAGAAGAAAAACCTAAAGAGAATGAAAATCCTCGTATTCGACGCATGAAGGCATTATCTCGAAAAAGAGATAGAATTAAAGCTAAGTAGCATAAAGCACCACAAGAATTACTTACTTTACTTACTTCTGTATGTTGTATGAATACAGGATTAAATCCATCTAATGTCGGTGAAATTACTTATGCAGCGACTAAGTCGCTTATAGATAGATATACCGAAAAGGATGCGTATGAGACACGTATCGCTTCGGCTCTTGCTGGAGCACAAAGTGAAGGCAAGGAACAAACTTATTGGATTCGAGATTTAGATAGCTGAAAATTTCTATATAGGAGGTTACCTAAATGGCTTCTATTTTAGATAGATATGGCATTAAAGAGGTTGCTGACGTAACATTCTGGCACCTCAATGAGCATGGTGAACCTGATTTCCCTGTGCTTTATCTTGATACACTGAAGGTTTCTACAATTGAGCAGACCGCTTCTACTGCTGATGCTACCGGCGGTAAGGGCAATGCCAAGCTCGTAAGCTGGGATTATGGTAAGGAAATCAATGTTACTCTTGAAGATGCGTTGTTCTCTCCTAAGTCCATGTCGCTTATGTTTAGTGGCTCAAAGGGTACAATTGATACCACAGCTAAGAAAATAAAGAAGACCATCAACTACTTGAATACCACAAATGACGCTACGCTTCCCCAGAAGCTTATCAAGCAGGAAGATGGAACATATCGTGTTGCTACTGCTGAAGAGATCGCGGCCGCTGGAGAAAATCTTGTCGCTGTGGATTGGTATAAGGCTGATGCGAAGGATGCTGAAAATGGCAAAGTTGCTGCCGAGACTAAGGCCAAAGCTGGCGAGCGCTTTATTGGCGTGTATGTTGTAGATGTTGCTGAGGGTAATGGTAAGACCATTACAATCGATGCGGCGCACTTCCCTGGCACTTATCGTGTTGTTGGCGATACTTATAGCCGTAGTGAAGCGAGTGGTGAGGATGAGTTCTTCTAGTTCGTGATTTACAAGGCTAAGGTTTCTGCTGAGAATACTATTACTCTTCAGGCTGATGGCGATCCTTCTACCTTCAATCTTAATCTCACTGTTCTTCGTAATAGTGATGGTAAGATGATGGATCTTATTCAGTATAAGGTGTAATTTATATAACATATTAGAGAGGGAGAAATCCCTCTCTTTTTTATTGATTTGATTGCGCGGGCTCAACAAAAATGTAGGAACTATATGTCTAAAAATCCACTTATATATGAGAAAGGAGGCTTTAGCACATGAGTGAACAATTATTTGGTGCCAAAGAACTCTATGACGTAGTTTTACGAACAACTTTTGAAACTACTATAAATGGAAAGCATTACGATGAAGGAGAAGTTGTAGTTAGATTTGGACGGCTTCAAATCGCGCAATTAAATGGACGTTACTCATATGTCGCCGCAAAAGGCGGATATGATAATAGAGAATTAGTTACTTGGGAAAATATGAATAGCGTGTCATTTACTTTTTCTCAAGGAGTATTTTCTAAAACTTAGTTAGCTTTTCTCACAAATAGTAGTATTAATCAGTAGGCTATGCCAGAAAAGAAATTGGTTCCTAAAACAGAAACTCTAGAAGCAGATGATGAAGGGGCTGTAAATCTTCAATTTATACCTCAAAAATTATTTGTGTATTAGAAAGATGGCTCCCGCGTAAAGGATTTTGTTCTTGAAGGACAAAAAATAAAGGGTTTAGTCGCATATGAAGAATATGTATGTGACTATTATTATGAGTATCAAGAAGATATAGTTTATCTCCAAAGTGGGCTTGGAATAACTAATGGTTATTTGCGCCTGGAGGGTAAAACGAGATTAAAGGATGATAATACTGGGCATATTGTAACGGGATTGATTACAATACCGAGACTAAAGTTAAAAACTGGTATATCAGCAAGATTGGGGGCTAATGCAGAACCTGTTATTGGAACTTTCCAAGGTGAAGGCTACCCAGTTGGGACAAGGGGAAATAAGACAGTGTGTAGTCTTACTATATTGTCTGATGATATAGATAGTGATTTTTGACGGTATTGGCTGGAAGCGAATACCGTCATTTTTATTAGGTGGTGAATTATGGCACAGAATACGTTAGAGATTGTTGCGAAAGTAAGAGCCGACGTTAGTGAGGCTTAGAAATAGTTTCAGCAATTATTCGCACAATTTTAGAATTTTAAATTAGATAAAGGTGCTACTGCGGATATTACAAAAAGTTTTGAGTAGGTTAATAAGGCTCTTGACAAGTTATCTATAGCTGGCAATAATATTGCTGGAGGAAAGGCTAGTATAGAGTAGCTAAAAATGTTAGAGCGTGCAAGTGTCGATGTTGATAAGGCAGTTGGAAATTTAAATCATACTCTAAATAAAGTTAGTGGTTCTAATTTTGATTTTGATATAGACACTCCAGAAATTACAAAAACAAAACAGGAGATTGAACAACTTTAGAAAACGCTTTCTGGGTCATATGTAGATGCTTTATAGAAAGTTAAATAGGCTTAGGTAGCACTTTCTGCAAGCAATTATGACAAACCTATTGGAGGCTATTCTGATTTACTTGATGCTCTTTCTACACAAGATTTTGATAAAGCAAAATAGAATTTAGTAAAATTAGAAAATAATATTGATACAACTGCAAATTAGGTTGGCGCAAAAATTTAGAAAATAAAAGCTTCTATTGAAAGTTCCGTGAAAGGTAAAGAAGGCAATCTATCTTCTTTTGAAACATTCCGTAACGATGTAAAAACTGCTTTAGACAAAACTAAAGCAGATTTGGATAATTTTAACCAGTCTATTGAACATACGTCAAAAAAGAATGATATTTTTACAAATTTTCTTGGAAAGTTAGGTAATGATAAAGGAGTTGAAAAATTAAAAAGTTAGTTAGAGGAAGTAAAAAATACTCTAGCTAATTTTACTCTCAAGGACGCCACAAAATTAAAAACGCAACTTGAATAGGTTTGGGGAACATATACAGATACTAAACGTCCAGATAATGTATCTTCATAGGCATGGACAGGCTTTGGTCGTGCTTTTTAGGCGCGAATGGAGGATGGCGGAGCATTTCAAGAACTAATTTAGTCTGGAGATCGCGCCTCCTAGATAATCGATAATTTAAAAACTAAGCTGAGTACTCTTACAGGTGAAGCCGCGAACTTAAAAATTAAGAGTAATTTCACAGATATGATAAAGGGGCTTAGTTTAGATAACCTAGATATTGGTAATTTTGATAATCTAATTGATTCAAAAATATAGAGTATTAAAAAGTCAATTGCAGATTTATAGACGACATCCAGCGACGCTTTAGCTTTAAAAGATTAGGAAGCATAGCTTACTGCATTACAAAATTTTAAAGCTGCCGTTCACGATGCTTTCGGACAAACTACTTAGGATTTAGTTACAAATACTAATAAAAAGTTACAACAAGCATTTACAACGCTTAGTAGTCAAGAGTAGTAGCGGGCATAGGGCGCTATGGATACATTTAGGCAATACTTTTCAACAGTATCTACAGCAGGAGATAATCTTCTTGGTGCGACCAGTAGTATAGAAACTACTACGCAAGCGATAGCTAGACAAAAAGAAGAATTAGGGCAAGTAATATCGCGCTTTGCTTATTTTGGAACTGCTGCTGGTATTTTACGTACTTTTGGTAGAGTTGTCCGTAGTGCATTTTAGTCTGTCAAAGAGCTCGATGAGGCGATGAATAATATCGCTGTAGTTACTGATTATACGACTAAAGATTTGTGGAACTAGATCGATGCATATACTGCAATGGCATAGGCTACAGGTTCTACAATCAAAGGCTCTTATGAGGTCGCATAGTTATATTATCAGCAAGGTCTTACTGATGCAGAAGTAATGGCAGCCACGAATGAGACATTAAAGATGGCTCGTATTTCAAATATTGAATATTCAAAGGCTACTGACTATGCAACTGCGGCAATCAAAGGATTTGGATTAGCTTATCAAGATTTAACACATATTAATGATGTGTATTCTAATCTTGCTGCAAAAACTGCGGCAGATACTGGAGAAATAGCTATCGCTATGAGTAAAGTAGCTTCTATCGCGCATAGTACTGGCATGGAATTAGAGACTACGGCGGCGTTCTTAACGCAAATCATTGCTACAACACGCGAAGCACCTGAGACCGCTGGTACGGCGCTTAAAACTGTTATTGCAAGGTTTGCAGAGGTCAAAAAACTAATTTCTAAAGGCGAATTGACGGGCATAGATGAAGAAGGTACTGAAATAGATGTAAACAAGATTGAAACCGCTTTGAAAACTGCTGGTGTAGCTTTGCGTGATACAACTGGCTAGATGCGCGATTTGGATGATGTGCTTATTGAACTTGCTTCTCGTTGGGATAGCTTGGATACTATGTAGTAGAGATATATTGCAACTTAGGCGGCAGGCTCGCGTTAGCAAAGCCGTTTTTTAGCACCGATGAATGACTATAAAGGCTTGCAAGAAACGTTGGGTTATGCTATGGATAGCGAGGGAGCGTCGCAAGAGTAGTTCAATAAAACATTAGATAGTTTACAAAGTAAGTTGAATAACCTGTCTAATGCTTGGACAGAATTTACTACGGGTATTGCAAATTCTGATGTTATAAAAGGTGTAGTTGATATTCTAACTGATATATTGAATGTAATCAATGATATTACTGGTGCGTTTGGTGATTTTGGGGTGACTGCTTCGAAAGCCTTATTGCTTTTTGGTGGGTTGAGATATGGCACTGGTGCAATGGGAAATATTTTACGATTATTAGGAGTTCCAACAAAAATCCCAACTATAAAAAATCAATGGAGTACTGGATTTGGTAGTATTTTAAACGCTTTTAAGGTAATAAAAAACAATAAACTTGTTCATACAGAATTATCGCTTGCTCAAAATGAACTAGCTGGTTTTGAGAGAATGCGTAGCTCATTAGTACAACAACTTTTTGCTGCTGAAGATGCGGGTGATATTTTAGGTGCGCAAGAATATGGTAAATTATTAGAAGAGTCAAATGATGAGTTACTTATTTTATAGGCAAATTTAACAAATGCATCAGCAGCTGCTGCGAAGGCAGGAACTAGCTTTAAAGCTTTTTGGGGCGCATTATCCGCTTCAGCAAGAGTATCATTAGTAATTGCAGGCCTAACTGCTATAGTTACTATTATTTAGCTCATTGCTAAATCCATAAAAACTACAAAAGAAAGAGCAGAAGAATTTTAGCAAACACTATCTGAACTACAAAATACCAGCAAAGAAATAAAAGATTTAGAAAAAACTCTTTCAGATTTGCGCGCTTATCAAGAGGGAGTAAAAGATTAGACAGGTAAAACTGTTGATGGAATGGATGATTTTGAAACTCTTCAAAAAGGTGTTGATAGTTATGGATAGAATATTAGTTTGACTAGTGAGTAGTATTCAAGATATTTGGAAATTTGTGATGCTGTCGGCGCATTAAATCCTGATATTTCAGAAGGTTATAATTCTAATGTAGAAGCTATAACTGCTTAGAGCAATGCTTTAGATGAACTAATAGAAAAACAGAAGGAATAGCTAAGAATGGCTGCGCTAGAAGCTTCTGTAAAATTTTCCTCTGAAGAGGGATATCAAAATGCTATAGCAAATTATATAACTCAGAGAGATGCCTACAATAAGGCTCAAGCTCATTTAGAATCAATAAAAAATACAGGAAACGTTTTAGGTTATGAATTAGAATAGGTAAACTGGGGTTTTGTTTCTCCATATAAACCCGCTCTTACACCATCCACGCTATCTCCTACATTAGCAAAATTACTTGAGGCTGGTTCATCGAATAATTATACAGGATTGACTTAGGATCTTCAAAATAATTGGAAAACTATTCAAGATGAAATTCAAAAAAGTAATTTCTTTAGTGACATAGATAGAAATACTTATGATAATTGGGTTTTAAGTATTGAAAATGAATTTGATGAATTAGATTTGAAAATGCGTGAAGCTAATGATACTATTGAGCTTACGGAAAAAGCCTTCGAAGAATCTAAAATAGCTCTTCATGATCAATATATAAATCTCGCCATGTCTTCAGAGGGTTGGTATGATTTATCTGACGCTTAGTAGAAAGTTGTTAAAAATACAATTAAAAATAGTGGAAAATTCGATATAACTGATGAAATTTTAGACCCAAAAGCTTATGCAAGCAAGCGAGCGGACATTGAAAATCAAATACGTGCATTAACAGAATTAAATAAAAATACTTATACTAAGATATATGATACTGGCTGGGGGAAAATGACAATAAAACAGGTTATTGAAAGTCTACAGTCAGATTAGTATGCTGAATTAGGATATGATTAGGGTAAAGAATATATTGAGAATTTTTATAACGCTATTATTAGCTTAGCTAGTAATAATACTAATTTATAGGCATTGATTCTTCAAGCTCTTGGCTTTAACGATATAACTTGGGAAGATTTTATAGAACTTGGTGCAAGCGGCTTTGGAACAAAAATGTACGGCGATAAAGCGAATGGAGACCTTACTCCTTATAAAAAACTTCAATCTAGGTTCAATGCTAAGGTTAGTGACTATACTAGTAATCCAGAAGCAGGTGGTGCAGGAGTAAGTTTATTCACAGGATTATCACCAAAACTTCTTCACTTTGTTGAGAAAGATCCGGATCTTCTTCAAGAATTAGCTGAAAAATATGGCGAAGGACTTATTAGTACTACAGAAGAATTTACGCAAGCTGTTCAAGAGGGTTATGATGAAGCTGTAAAATCTAGCATATACCTTGCCAATAGACAAGATAATCTTGAATGGGGGCGTGAACAAGAAGGCTATGAACAATGGGCCGTTTAGCAAGCCACTACTGGTGGGCAACCTGGACAAACTGTTAATGTAAATGGTGTGGCTCAAGAATATGGAACTCTTGATGATGAGGGAGCTAAGTCATTAGAAGATTTAAGTGATGCTACATTACAATTAACAAGGAATGCTTGGGAAGCTATTGAAGCTCAAGAAGGCCTTAAAGATACAGTATCTGATAATATAAAAACTTATAAAGACGCAAAATCTAGTGGCAAGACATATGCCAAACAAATTGGCGCAATGACAAAAGCGGCCCAAGAGATGTTTGGAACTTATATTGATGCTGATTTTGTTGAAAAAAATATAGATATATTTGATGACTATGCTAATGGTGTTGAAGGCGCAGAAGAAAAATTACGCGAATTAGCAGGTGCGAAGTATTTAGAATCAATTGGAGCAAATGGTGATAGCCCAATTTCAGAAGCGACAGACTAGGCTCTAACTTATAATGATGTTCTTGCAAAATTAAATGGTGCAAATATCGCCGTTGGCGCCACTTTTGATGCCTCAAATCTACTTGGCGGAATACAAATGAGTGAAGAGGCAGCGCAACAACTTGCTACATATTTAGCTTCTCTCAGATGGATTGTTGCTTGGACGAAGGGAGACCTTGTGGACCCAGAACTTGGCATTTATGAATGGACTGGTGACGTAATAGATGTTGGGGGTATGGGAGGGACGACGCCCTCCGGTGGCGGAGGAGGCGGAGGAAAAGAACCTACTAAACCCAAACAAGACCCCTTCTATAACTACATTAAAACCGCAGATGACTACAAAAAACGCCTTGAATCTCTCCAAGATATCCAAGAGCTCCTTATCAAACCTGTTGATATTTTCAATAATACTAAAGCCCAAGAAGACTACTACAAAACTCTCCTTGGCTCTAACCAATCCTATCTCAACCACGTCAATTCTGAACTTGAACGGCTCCAAAAAGAAGCTCAATCCAAATACTCTAAATATATCGAAGTATCTATTGACGGTTCTCTCCGCCTAACTGAAGAATATTGGGCATCTACTGGCGAAATAACCGAAGAACTTGATGAATGGATTGACGCTTACGACGATGTTCTTGGTCGTCAAAAAGACCTCACTGATGAAATTAATGACTATAAGAAAGAACTAAAAGACCTTTGGGAAGGCTGGCGTGATGGTTTCATCGACCTCACTAATGATATTGCGGACGTATTCCAAGAGCTTGATGAGAAACAACTTGAAGACCGTCAAGAATTCTATGAGAAGCTTGAAGAACAAGACCAACGCTATCTTGAAAGTGTACGCAATAATATTGAGGAAGAACGTAAGGCGCGCGAGCGTGCGAATAGTTTTGAGGACCTTCAAAAGAAGCAAAGTCGTTTGGCCCTGCTCCAACGCGATAGCTCTGGTCGCTATGCGAATGACATTGCAGAACTTCAAGAAGAGATAAATCAAGACCAGCAAGACCTGGCCGATGAGAATGTGGATAACATTCTTGATACTCTTGAAAGGCAAATGGATAAAGATGCCGAGCGCCATCAAGATATTCTTGACGCGATGCAGAAGCAAATTGACAGCAATGTTGAAAATCGTATATACATTAAGCGCGCGGAGCAAACCATTGCGCAAGGTGAGCAAGCCATTCTTGATGCTATTCATATGGGTGAGGATTGGCGCAATGCTTCTAATGCTGAACGTGAAAAGATGGATGAAGAGCAGGCTACAAATATTGCTGGGTCAAAGAGCTATCTTGAAAAATTGAATGAGGGTATTACTTCATCTAGTGAATATATATCTAAAATAGTTACAGATGCGCTTACTAAATAGACTGAAAGTCTTATTTGGACTATCGGCGATATTCCTCAAAATGATGAGGCTCACGTAGCACACGCGATGGAAACAACCTTACCTCCAATTCTTGAATAGTTCTTCGCGCGAAACACTACAGCGCAAGATATGGCTAATAATAATGCAACCAGTGGTGCTAAAAAATATGCTTCTGGTGGTCTTGTAGACTATACTGGCCCCGCATGGGTTGATGGAACTCCTGGTAAACCAGAAGCATTCCTCAATGCCAATCAAACTGCTATGATTGCGGCCTTTACAGCAAATCTTGCAAAGATGGTTTCGGGTAAATTCCCATCTTCTAATATAGAAGCTGGCAGTAATTGTGAAATCAATATTGATATTGGCTCAATTGGCGCAGATTATGATATTGACCAAGCTATAAATAAAGTCAAACAAGAAATTGTAAATAGCGCGCAATTCCGTAATGTAACATTACTCAATCGCAGACGCTAAACATAAGGGAGGAAATAAAATGAGAAATATTTACTAGAAAGACGACTATACAGGCTTTGTATATAATGGCATACATTCCTCTCAATTTGGCCTGTTTAGCGTCGCTAATGGGGACAGATACTCACGAGGTCTGTCCCCGACCTTTCAAGACTTGACACAATCTGTGCCAGGCCAGGATGGAACACACTACTTTGGAACACAAATGACGCAACGAGTTATTACATTATAGGTTGCTTTTGATAGTGTAACTGAGTCAGAATTTCATCAGCTAAAGCGTTGGTTGAATTGTGGTATCAAACCACTTATTCTTGACGAGACGCCTTACATTTAGTATTATGCAAAAATTCAGACTGCGCCGACTATATAGTTCGTGCCTTTTGAAGAAGATGTAGACAAACGGATATATAAGGGAGAAAGTACAATTACTTTTGTATGTTATGACCCATATGGATATTCTGTTTCTAAATGGCTAAGTTCTTATGGTGTATATGGCGAAACTGGGCTCCAGCCAGTGAGCCTATATAGTGAAAATGTGCGCGAATGGGCATTAGCAAGTAGATTGCAACCGCGCCAATCTACTAAACAATATACCATTGATACTTATCAAGAAAATAATGAGCTTAGCGAGAGTGCATATAATGGACTAATTACACTATATAATGCAGGAGATTTGCCTGTAGATTATATATTGAATTTTACATTATCTGATGCGGTAACCACTAGTCAAGAAATCAAAATCACACTAACTCATAATGATGTAACTATTGTTGAAAATGCCATTGATTTTTCAGTCGCTTCGAATTTACTAAAAAAGGCAATGAAGAATGTTGATACTAATGCCGCGATGGTAGGCATCAATTTCTCATTAGACACGAAGAAAAGATTACTTTTTGCTTCGCGCATATATACAGTCACAATCAATGGCGAAGTAGAATAGAGAGTTTCAGATAGAGTTATTGCAAATCACGCTTTGCGCGGGGACTTTTCAAAAATTCCGATTTCAGAAAATAAAGATGATATGTCTTATATGCAGTTGAGTTGTGATAAACCTATTAGTAAAGTGAGTATTGATTATCTATATAAATACTACTAAGGAGGTGCCAAATGGCATATACATATTATATACAAACTGGCATACAAACATATGATAGTACTACTGGCACCTGGATTATCGTTGATGGCGACAAGATTACGGCATCTACAACCAAGTCGATATTGTATTATAGTCTTGATGAAGATACAAATGAGATTTTAGGTAACGTTACAACTATTACAACTGAGCAAGCTAAAAGTAATCGTGTGCCCAGAGTACGGTATAACATAAATATAGATAAAGTGCTTGGAAAACTTACTGATGCAGAACCTTATTTGACAGTTTATGTTGATTATCTTCAACAATTTATTATAAATTATTACTATAAAAATGAGGAAGGCGCGCTAGTAAAAGACCAAGAATCTGGCATAAAGTATGTCGATTAGGGATATACAATTCGGAATACTTCGCGCCTAAAGGAAGAAGCTTACTCTATATACACCGACATGAATGGAACCCAAACATTCCAAAAGAAATACTACTATCGTCCTATTGCAAAATGGGTCTCTTAGACGGAAAATGATAGTACTATTTATAATGCCGGCGACCTTTATAATGGCAATGCCGATTTATCACTTGTGCTTGATGATACAAGCTCTTATATATTACAAGGAAATTATATTGATGATATTCCAAATCCTAGTCGTGAGCCAGATAAAATTGCAAATGCAATTTTAGTAAAACTTTATCCCCAAGGTGGCGACCTAAGTTCAACAAGTGATTTGAAGTATATTGATGGCTATAAATCTTATCACTTTTTAGGATGGACAGACACCCCAGGTGGTATAGTTTTACCGGACGGATATTAGTTAGGTAAACTACCCAATGATGGAGATAGCCTTATCTTATATCCAGTTTGGCAAGAAAGTCCTTGTTAGAGAGCCTTACTTTCTGCGCAAAGTGATTTGTCTAAACCGTCGGCTCCAACTCGCGCTGGCTACCGTTTTTAGATATGGTCCGCGCGCTCACAAGAGGAATACCTACCAATACTTCAAGATAACACAACGGGCATAGATAGTCCAGAGCCAATTCCCATTTTTGCTTTATGGCAAAGTGAACTAGAGTATGCCAATGAATATGAGCAAACTATTCGTAAAGTTCCTTATAAAATTGAAGTATGGGAAGACCAGTTCAATGAAGAAAATAATAGATGGGAAGAAATACGTTTGGTAACTCTTGGCGCGGACACTATGGAAGACTAGGGTCGAGCCTTCAATATCAAGTTCAAATAGACCGTATATGGTGAGTTGACGCTTACTTTCTCCCTCTATGGAACATATATTGATAACCAAACAGGCTAGCGAGTAGAAAACTATCTTATGCCGTATTGCTTCAACGAAGCCAAAGTAAAACTTTGGTATGATGGAGAATGGTATGATTTTATTATAAAGGATATTCAAGAAACTCATAATCAATAGTTTACTAAAACATATACTTGTTAGTATTTGCCTATTTATGAGCTAAGTAAGATTGGATATACTCAAGTTTTTAGTTTGGATAATAGAGACGGTAGCGGTATACAGAGCGCACCAGAATTTATGGAAAGTATTCTTGAAGATACTGAATGGCGCTATGTGCAGGCAGGCGATGAAAATGTACCTGCGGTCAAAGATTTAGAAGTAAATCTAACCGAAACCAGTGAAGAAGTGGTCTATTCTGCTGATGTGAAAGAGGGAGGCATCAACTACAAAACCTACTCTATTGATGAAAATGGTATTTTACACTTTGGTACTAGTGGTACCATATCTAGTGGTAAGGTATATATTCCATATAGTTAGCTAAATAAAAATGGGATGATTTTTGGTTGCTTTTCTGATGGTCTTATTGAAGTTGATGGCGACCTAATTCTCCAGCAAAGCTTAGTTACTTTTGATATGGACTGGGCGCGATATCCTATAACAGATTTTTCAATTACTAAATTTACTGCGGAGGTCCCTAAAAAAAGCAATGTTAGTGAATGGGTTGAAGCGTCTATCAAAGAAAATGATAGCATAATTGATACTATTAGTCAGTATTGTAATAAAGGCTCTTCTCCTGAGTATCCATCTTTATATTATCGAGTAAAGACTGCTACTACAGACACGGCAATGACCTATTCATCTACTTAGGATAAAAAGCCATGTTATTTTGGAACGGTAGATAGTGTTACCTATGGTAGTGAAAAGAATAAACTTGCTACTTTAGGAACTAATACGGTTTTTGCATTTACAAATGAAGATAACTTTTATACTTTTAAACTGAATTAGCTGACTGGCGCGAACGAGCTTCCACTAGGAACTGAATATAGATATTATTTTGTTGGCAGTACAAATAATTCTATGGTTGCTATTATTGGCGAAGTAGATAGTAGTATAACTGCTGAACAATGGTCTAGTACATCAGCTACTTCTGTAGTAGTAAATGGAAAAACAACTTATATCCTACCGCTCACTGGATTTACTGCTTCAGATAGTCATTTTGCTTCTGAGCAAATATCTACGGCTGTTTTTCTTAGTGCTTCTCCAAAGACCTACTACCAAAAATCTGGTTCTGCTGGAGATGAATATTATCGTCCTTACATTGATTTAGCTATTCCCGCGACGGCAAACTTCCCAACAAATTTTTATGAAGCTTCAATAAATACTGAAGGATTATCAGCAAATAGTAGTCAAGTTCATTCTATTCGCCAGTATTTTACTCTCAATGGAAATATTGCTACTGTAGTGGGAACTGCGCCTGTCAATGAAACAGATGGATTTTATATAAAAGATACCAATGGATTATACTATTATGATACTGCAAATCTAAACTATACTCTCATTGCGCCACCTACATGGAAAAATGGTGGAGACCGCTATTCCCGTGTATCATTTACTCAATTAGAGAGTTATATAATGTACCGTAGTCTAGAAAGCTCAAATAGCAACTGTTTTGACCTTACTCAAAAGGTTGCCGAGACTTTTGAAGTTTGGTGTAAGTATATCATTGAGCATAATGATGATGGCAGTATTGCTTATGATGATACAGACCAAACAACTCTCGAACCGCGCAGAAAGAAGTGGGTAACACTTACATCTTATGCGGGCGCCGAAAATCCAATAGGTTTTACATATGGTATCAATCTTACTAATCTTTCACGCACTATAAAAACAGATAGTTTAGTCACAAAACTTTATATTGATTATAGTGAAAATAATTATACCTCTGACGGTTATGTTGCTATTAGTAGTGCAGAGGATAATATAAGTAAGGAAAATGTTCTTTATAATTTTGATTATTTTATTCAAGTCGGCTTGCTTGAAAAGATGCAAGTATATAATGACTTTTATAAAATAGAGAGTAACGAAGTATCAGCTCAAGACCCATTAGAAATGAAATGCGTGATTGAAGCTAATGGTAAGAATGGCCCAGGTTATCTTCGATTACTTGGCTTATTGAATACTTAGTATGACAAATTGAGCGAACAAATAAATGGCGAGAATGGGTATAGTTATCAGGTCATCCATTTGAAAGAAATGCTTTCTGCCTATAGTTATGCTTCTGCTTTTACAGTAGATACAAATATTACAGGGCAAGGCGTTGCTCCTTCAATTGGTACTTCTACATCAGAAGATTAGGAAACGCTTCGGCGTCTCACTAAAGAATATAACCGTGTTTCTGCATAGCTGGCCGCCGCGAAAAAACAACTTGCAAAAATTGTTGCTCGTAAACAAGAGCTTGAACGTAAATTCAATTAGCGTTATGCGCGATATATTCAAGAAGGTAACTGGACTAGTAGTGATTATATTGATAGTAATAGTTACTATGCAGACGCTTTGAAGGTTAGCAATGATGGCGCTAAGCCTAGTATCAATTACAACTTTACTGCAATTGACCTTTATGCTTTACCAGAGTATAAAGATTATAAGTTCTGCATAGGTGATAGAACTTGGGTAGAGGATACTGAATATTTTGGCTACGAAGAAGATGGAACGCCATACCATGAAAGTGTTATTCTTACAGAAATAAATTATGATTTAGATAATGCCGCGGCATCTACCTTCGCAGTATAGAATTATTCTAATAAGTTTGATGATTTATTCTAGACGCTCTCTGCAACGGCAAATTCATTTAGCCTCAATCAATAGATGTATGGGCGCGCGAGTAAACTTCTTACCTCTGGCGGGTTGAATGATGAAACCACTCAAAAGAGCCTTACATCAAATAAAGAGCTAACTCTTATGTCAAGTTCTGCTATTTAGTTTGATAATGATGGCATTATATTTACTAATGTAGCAAATCCAAATCAAATATTGCGCATAGGCAGTGATGGCATTTCAATGTCAAATAATGGTGGCGCGAGCTACGATCAACGCCTAATGTGGTAAAATAGGAAAACCCAGGAAGAAAAAGATTTCTTCCTGGGTTTCTTTTTATCCAAATCTGCTTTTTCCTAATTTATCTGTCTACTTATAATTAGAACAGTAAAGGAGGTTTTTCTTTATGGCTGGTTACAATTATAATCCTTATAGTGGGAATAACGTAATGGCGCAAATGAATGGGGCTAATTTTTCAATGCCTCAACCACAACAATTATTCCCGCAACCACAAGGAAATGTTTATACAATAAATAATACCTTGGAAGTTGCTAATATACCTGCGGGCGCAGGACTAAGTGTTGCTTTATGCTTGAATGAAGGCTTGGTATATATCAAATCAATGCAAAATGGTCAACCGATGTTCTGGGCCTATAAGCTAATACCCTATGTAGAAGAAGAGAAAAAAGATAAAGCCCAGTATGATGAAAGACTTCAATCATTGGAGTCAAAAGTCGATAATTTATTGAAGGAGTTGAAAGGTGAATGAATCCTATGTAGTTTATGATGAATTAGATGGGGAATATGGGAAATATGGTAAAAGGTCAGACCAATGCTAAAGGAATGCCTGTGTTTACCGCGCCTGGCAAGCATGAAGCAAAACAACAAATAAATCCCATTCTTTTCAAATAGTATATTCCAATGGTGAATTAGTCTCAATGGGATAATTTGATTGCCTAGGCACGCCAGTAGGGTATTAGTGAAGCTGATATCTAGGCTGGGTTGCAAATGATTTAGAAGATGAAGTAATTCATCTTTAAATATAATTTTATGGAGGAAACTATAATGACTGATGGACTTTCTGCTGGCGATGTCCTTGCTCTGACCAGAGATCGTGATGACGATGGTTATATGATGGCATGGATGAATAACCCTTTTATTTACTTTGTGTGGATGATGTTTATGCGCTGGTTCAATAATGGAGACGGCGGTAATGCTCTCACACAGGCAGAACTTTTTGATGGCCTTGGCCGTCAGGATATTCTCGGTAATCAGCGAGAAATTCAGCAAACTCTTTGCGGAATTAATGGCGCAATGCAAACTGGTTTTGGTAATATTCGCTATGATAATCTCCAGAATGTAATGGGTCTCCAGAGCGCAATGACTTCTGGATTTTATGGCGTAAATAGTGGATTAGCTGAAAATCGTTTTGCTCAGTAGCAGTATTGCTGTGAGACGAACCGTAGTATCGACGCGGTTCGTTCAGATGCATACAAAAATACGTGCGAAATTACTACCGCTATCCATGCTGAAGGTGAAGCTACTCGCGCGCTCATCAATGATAACACTATGCAGGCGCTTCGTGATAAACTTGCTGACCGCGACCGCGATCTTCTCTATGCGAACTTACAGAACTCTCAGTATCTACAGAACTCTTATCTTATTGACGCGCTTCGCCCTGTTTCTCGCCCGGCCTATATCACTTGCTCTCCTTATCAGTCCACTCAGAACTATTGCTGTGGTGGTTATGGAGTTAGTGGATGTACTGGTGCGTAATCTAACAGCTAATGCATCGCTCCATAAGGGAGGATTAAGCTATGTTTGAAGTATTTACTAACACGAGCTAGACAATGGCTCAAAATACGGCGGTAGTTTTTGACCGTCAAAAATTCAGTGATTGCCGTGTGCAACTTAATAAAACAGGAGACACAATTACAATATCAACTCCAGGGCGCTATCTTATTCACTTTGATGGTATTGCTGGAAGTGATACAGTTGACACGGCATTTAGCCTTCAATTATATGTGAATGGGGTTGCTCAAGCTTGCGCTCGCTCAACTACGATTACTCCTCTTGCCAGTAATGGAACTTCAATTGCCTTTAATACACTTATTTAGGTAAATAATTCTTGTTGCTGTGCAAATAATTCTCAATCTCTTCAAATTATTGCTACAGATACTAACGCGGGAACTCTTACTCACGCGAATGTGGTGATAATTCATTTATGAAAGAACTAAAAACACTCTATCAAATTATCTATGATGATTTGAAAGATAGTTAGATGCTTATTGATTATGCGAAAGAACTAAAAGATAGCAACAAACAACTTGCAGATACTTATATGACCGATGCTAAGAATAGACTCGCGCATTCTCAATAGATGCATAAGCAATTTACTTCTATTATTCAAACATTAGAAGAGAATGGAGAAAAGGAGAAAGTAGCAGATTGTTTATGGAAAGAAACTCATAAGCACTATGTAGAATGGTTTGAAAATTTAGAAAACTGTATAAAGAAATGGTAAAAGAAAAGAGGACACTTTCGGGTGTCCTCTTTTTATGCCCAATCAAGCATTTGGCTCTATTTTGTGTGGCTCGCGCAAGCATACTTACCGATGCAAATTGCTTCAGCTTCGTCAAGCGAGCACATCTAACCATACCACACTTGAACTTTTAGCTATGCACTTTTCTTGCGGTCATCACGACTACGCCCTTTGATACCACAATATTGGCGCCAAGTACCAACTGGCGCGACTTCATAGGCGATATTATTAGAGTAGAGTAGATTTATAAGCACACCCTATAAATGAGCGAGAGATTTATAAGTTGTCACTCCTATCTCTGCGCCTTTTGTTCCTTCTGCTTTATTATCTTGAAACTATATATCTTCAATACATACAAAGTCTATACGCCAAGCAGTAATCATATTTAAAACCCAATTACGAATTTCATTTATACGATTTGCTTCACTATCAAAATTTACTCCATAAGTGCCATGCTTGATTAGTTCTCCATTTTCAAATATAGCCCATCCAGTAATATATGTCGCTTGGTCAAGAGCAAGGATGCGATATGCTCCTTTTGGCTTAGGAGAGCTAATTGTAGTAGTGGCTTTTTGTTTTTCGGCGCAAACGGGACAAAAAGGACGTTTGCGCCATTTTTCATAGGGAGTAAGGACTTTATGACCTTCTGGGCATTGCCACTCCATTTCTTCTTTGAGATTTTTATATTCTGTTGAAAGGACTTTCCACTATATATTTTCGGCTTCTTGCTGAATTTGTGCTAGTAGAATACGTGCCATAATTCACTTCCCCGAAGACCCAAATCCGCCAGAACCGCGGTCGGTTTCATTTTCATCAATAGACTTTACTTCCATAAAGCTTGCGAGAGGGACTTCATTGAGAACCATCTGCGCGACCCTCATACCTTTTGTGATGTAGAATGGATAAGTGCCAATATTGTCAATAATGAGGCCAACTTCGCCACGATAATTACTATCAATCGTACCGGGCGCATTAGCAACACGTATCTTAGTTTTCAAACTCATACCACTGCGCGGGCGCATTTGAAGTTCATATCCCTTTGGAATAGCTACTCTAAAGCCAAGAGGAATCATCATTGTCTGATGAGGCTCAACAGTATAATCATCTAAAGCATACACATCGCAACCAGCATCTCCATCATGCGCATATGTTGGTATATGAGCATCAGGGTTAGTAAGTTCAATAGGAATGCGAATAATTTTATTACTTGACGCCTTCGCGCTTTGTAGGCCATTTACAGCAAGAGTAAGTACTTGCTTGACAAAATCTCTACGAGATTGGTCGTAATCTTTGAACTGTTCGTCAATCTTAGCAATACTATCTTCAAATACTTTGTTAAGTTCTGCAACAGACATCCCTGACATATTCAGCGCGAGTGCCATATCATACTTTGCATTCGAATTATTGAAACCGCGCTCCATCTCTTCAAGCATGATTGGCTTCATTGCTTCAAAAGCATCATCGGGCATAGAGAGGAAAGAAGCGAGAGCTTCAAGCCCATCCATTCCTGGGATTTTAGTTGCGAGGTCGCGGAAGTAAGCTTCGCTACTTTCTTCAGTTGCTTCATCTACCACATCGGCAGTAGGGATAGTTGGCATGGCCACAATTTTATTTTCGTTCATTATTCCATCTCCTTTTTCCCGCAATAAATGCATTTTCCAGACTGGAAGCAATGAGGGCACATATTTTGAAGTTCTTTGATGCGCTCCATATTTTTGCTGATAGTAGAATTGAGAGTGAAGAAGCCTTGGGTGATAATATCTGTATTTTCTTGGAGCAGTTGATTTACTTCAACTTGAATTTGATTTACTGTCATATCTTTCCTCCATTTTCAACAAATTCTTTTGGATTACATTTCATTAGTTTATCAATTTCATTATATTTATTACACAAAGTTATTATTGCATATCTTGCATCCATTGTGGGGCGCGCGGTGTATAGTTGAGGTGCAAGTACTTCGGTCAATCTATCATAAAGACTTTTAGTCTCTGTTTCTGAAACTTTATTTACCCTATTCATCTTTTGGATTATATATATCCAAGCCATATGCCATCCGCCAAGTCCAGGCGCCATTACTGGCGGTTCTAATTTATATCTTATGCGTGAGCCTATACACCAAAGAACGCTCTTCAATCCGTCAATAAATAGGTCATAAGCTTCCTAAGTTGTTGAAGGTATTTTTTGTTCTTGGAAGTGAATAATATCCAACCAGTTTTTGCCATGCGCGCCTTGTAATTCTTGAAGCTATTCAAAGGTTGGGCGTTCCAGACAAGTAATTTGGGCCTGGAATTTACTTTCGGTTTTACTAGTGTAGAATTGAAATAATGGGCGAAGTTCTTCTAGCGATAAGAAAATAATCGGATAGCAAAAAACGATACTACGATTCGTGTTATATTTATCTAATTGGAGATATTTTGGTAATTCTTCTGCCCAGTTATCTGGTAATTCGTGGTCATGGATATATAATGTACTACCTGCTTCAAAATCAAAATCATTATATGGGTATGCGCGCGTACCATCAGAAAGAAGAATGTGTTGCCCGCGCGAAAAGGTTTTATTATTTTTGTTATCCATTGGCCTTTCACTTTTTGTATGTATATAAGCCATTGGATTTAGCGGGCATTGTTCAACTTCTTTTTTCATTGGTTTATATCTTTTATTCACTGCATAGCCACATAATTCAATATTTTCATATTGCACTATTTCTGAAGCAAATGGAATAGAAATATCTTCTTGAAAATAATATACCTTTTCATAGTAGGGCGCGCGAGAAAGGTTAGAAATAAAACTGACCATTTCTCGTTGACGATTTAGGTAAGTAGATAATTTCATAAGTTGGAAGTTTGGTGGCGGAATAGGCTTTTTATTTTTTAGCGCATATATTCTATCCGCGTCATATAATGCAATACTCATTCTCTTACCCTCGTTATAATCTGCCCATCTGGAAGTATTTCATCAATAGTTTCTACTAGATGCCAAGGAGTACGAGTATATTTCTTGGCAATAAAGGTTGAACCACGACGGATACCACTTACAATAATTTTGTTTCCTCGCTTGAACATAGATGGTTCAATCACGTGCTTTTTACCATCAGTCCCGCGCTCACTAATTTGGCGGTCATATTTTGTAAATGCATCTCCAAACATACGAATTGTTACTACTCCTGTTGTAGTGAGTATTGTAATAAGACGTTTAGTTTTATCTCGGTCAAGAACCGTTCCTGCAATGCGTTCAATATGGAACATGGGGATAGTCTTTCCATCTTTTGTGGTAAAGGTATATTCAGGCTCTGGCTCTTCGGGAAGCCTATTGAAATCAGCCCATCCTTGTGCAGTTGGGTCAACTCGCGCGAGCTCATGCGGATGATTGTAATAGGAGACACTATCCATTTCCCATTTACTAATTGAGCCAAGACAATACTTATTATATACTTCTTGATAGAGCATATTATTCAAATTGGTTAGAAGTTCTTTTTTATGCGCTTTGATGTAATCGCGCACAGGGTTCATAAGTTTGGTATAGGTTTTATCCCATTTTGAAGCATCTATGCGCCCGCAATCATCATTTTCATAAATTATAGCATCTTCATCAAAATGGGTCTTATAAAATTCAAGAGGATAATCTTCTAATTTATAATACAGGCCATCCTTACAATTCTTTTTGAGATACTTTTGGAAATTGAATATTTTCACTTCAAGTGAAAGCTCTTCTGGGAGTAAGTTATATCCAATAAGCATTTGCATATTGCGCAAATTCAATTCTTTTTTCTGGTCTGCAATAGAAGAAATATAATGCTCCATTACTTCTTCGCGCGAAGAGCCAAATTTATCGAAAGCACCGGCTTTGATAAGGTTTACCATTTGGGTTTTATTTATTTTTACTTTAGATAAGAAGTCTTCAATAGAGGTATAGGGGCGCGCGTCTATAATTGAAGAAACTAGTTCTGCACCAATTTTTACAATACCACTCAATCCATAAATAATGGTATTACTATCTACATCGGGAACAAAAGTAAAATCTGAAGCATTCACATCTGGAGGCTCAATAGAAACACCAGCATTTTTCATTTTATTGATAGCAGTACTTACTTTTCCATAGTTGGTTGTAGAAGTCTTTTTTTTCTTTTTCTTTTCTATTGATGCAATTTCTTCTGATTCATCATCATCTTCATCTTCTTCTGCTTCCTCTTCTACCAATTCTCCAACACATGAAACAGGGTCTATATAATCATCAACTTCGGTAATATCTTCCTCATTACCGGCACTATCACAAATAAGGCAAGCACAATTCCAAAATATAATAGGAAAACGGAAGGCGAGGTTCATCTCTTGAAGGGCGACAAGACTGTAGGCAAGAGTGTGTGACTTATTGAATCCATATCCTCTACTTGTAGCCACAAGAACATTCCATACATAATTACATAAATTCTCGCTCAAATTCTTTTCTCGCATATTTTCAAAATATTGCTTAGTAAGATTTTCATATTCTGCGGGATTTTTCTTAGCAATAGATTTTCTAAGTTTGTCTGCAAAAGTAAGGTCAAAACCGCCACATTCAGGAATTTGTACCAATTGCATAAAGCCTTCTTGACTTTCACAAATACCATTAGAAGTGAGGAGGACGGGTTCAAGGATTTTTTGTTCTTCCTTAGTCAACCCATAATTATCCATCTCATCATACCAATCTTGGATATTATGCTTGAACCGTGCGAACTTATGAAGCGGTTGCTCTGCTCCTTTTTCTGGAGCCATCAATCGAATTACTGAATTTAGAGTAGCAAGGTCATCGACAGACGTAGGTTTAGATAATGCAATACCTTGAATACCACTTTGTTGTTCCATTTGGAAGAGAGCATTGATTTTGTGCTCCCAGACCATTTTCCACATCTTTTGATCCTCACGCTCAAGATTATATATTCCAATAATTTTTTCGTAAGTATCTTTCAAAGTAGCTTCTGGCTGGATATAATTTTGTTTTATCAAAAGGTCAAGACAGGTATGAATTTTATCTAGAGCTTCAACGCTTAGTACATCATACTTTATCAAGCTAACTTTTTCTGCATCATGGAGGTCATATTGTGTAATAATTGTCCCATCGGGCGCGCGCATAAGCGCAGTAGAATTTTCAAAGGGTTCATCAACAAAAATAACTCCGCCTGCGTGGATACCGGTTCGACAGATAAGCCCTTCAATTTTATGAGCTACTTTCCAAAGCTCTGGATAATTCTGTGTCATTTCTTCTACAAACTTTTTATTAGGAAGAATACCATTTTCCTCATCACCATAAAAAGTTTGGTCAAGCGTTTGCATGATACCACGCTCAGATTTTATCATAGAAGCAAGATAAGAAGCAATATCTACATCAATACCAAGACCTCGCGCGGCAGTAAGAATGGCACTTTTAGATTTTTCAGTATGAAGAGTAAGTACATTGGCTACTCTATTACTACCATAAACTTCGCGGAAGTGATTGAGTACTTGCGCTCTGCATCCGCCTTCAATATCAATATCTACGTCTAATACAGATACACGGGCAGGATTTAGGAAACGCCATGGGAAAGTTTGAGTTCGTTCCCAAAGAGGGTTAATTTGTGTAATATCTAAGAGATAAAGTAAAATAAATCCTACACCCGAACCACGCCCAGGCCCTACTAGAGTTCCTGCCTCCCAACAAGCTTCAATTATTTTTTGAAGATTGAGATAGTAGGCGCTCCAATGAGCTTTATTTACATCTGAAGAAATACGAGTCATTTCAAGGCAAGTATTTATTGCATCATAAGTTGCCTGATTTTGAAGGCGTGCATCTGAATTTAGTTTTTGAATAATTGCTTTTATAAGTTCCTTGTCGCCAATATATTCTGATGAAAGGAATTGTCTAAATTCTGGAATCTTTTTGCACCATTCATCCGCGTCGACAATATCATTGAAATTTTTCCAAGGCAATTGAGGAATTTTCAATGGCTTTTTGAGGCTATAATTTTCGCATTTATTTTGAATTTCAATAATAGAATTATATGCTTCTTGAATTTGCTCTATAGATAGCTCAGACATATAGGAACATATTTCTTCATGCCCCATAAGATAAGTAGTGGCATAAAATCCATCTACTTCTCGGTCGCCATTTTGTGAATTGAGATATGCCTTATGGATTACGCGGTCTTCTTTTTTGAGATAGTGAGCGTCAAGAGTAATTGTATATTTAATATCTAGTTCTTTTGCAAGACGGAGTAGTGTACAATTTACAAATTTTTGCTCACGATTTGGCGAAGGTTGCATTTCTAAATAAAAGTTCCCCTTGCCAAAAATCTCTTCCATGCGCCGGCACCATCGAACAATATAATCCCATTTTGCTTCGTCATTAGTAGACGCCCAATCAAGAATTAGATGTGGAAGAAAACCGCCAAGACACGCTGTCATTCCAATTACATGGCCTGGATTTTTCCCAATTACATCAATTATATCTTGATAATAAGTAGGTACTCTACGCATACCTCGTGCCATATATGACCTGCGCCATGCGCGGGTTGAAATTTCACGAATTTGTTGATGTCCTACTAAATCTTTAGCAAGTAGAATAAAGTGCCAATAACGGTCTTTTTTGCTGTCATAGTTTTCATTATTTAGGCCATTACGGACAAGATATATTTCATTGCCACGAATAAGTTTGAGATTGGGGTATTTTTCATGTGCTTTCTCAATAGCTTCTTCTGCTTTTATATGTCCTGCTATCGTTTCATGGTCGGTTATTGCGATACAAGAATAACCAAGTTCTCCTGCATAATTAATTAGGTCTGGTATTTTATTGATACAGTCGCGCAAACGAAAATTTGAAAAATCAGTATGCGAATGTAATGACCCTGGATATGTTATTTGGTTACTCAAAATACCACCCACCTTTCCTATTTTATACTTATATTATATCATAAAATTTTTAAATTTTCAAATTTCTCTACTAAGGAAAAAGTGTGATTGAATATTCAATCACACTTACTCCATCCACAATTCTTACAAATGATACAACCGCCTTCTTGTATCAATTCCTCACCACATTGCGGGCACTTATTTATCTTTGCCTTTTGTTTTTCATGCTCTACACGTGGAATACGAATTTCATTACTCTCATTGTTTTCCATCCAATCTCTAAATTCATCACTCATTTCGAGAAGCGCGCGTCCAATAGCCATTGGGCAACAGGCTCCAGGAGATGTATCATGCTTTGTAGCATGACGTGTAGCATATGATGGGCAAGCTCCACAAGAGTTCAACTGGTCTACAATATCTTCCAAACCTACACCGGCGCGCGAAGCAAGAGAAATCATACGCGACAACCCAATCATAAAGTTGTTACATCCACCTGTGCTTCCTTTAGAAAAATAGGTTTCTTGGAGTAAACCAGTATTAGGGTCGAAGAACGCTTGAACATGAAGAGAGCCACAACCAGAAGTGAGCTTACGCTTGAGGCCAATTACATTGTCATCAGCTACAAGGATATCACCACGACCAAGAACAGTACTTAGCCTTTTTTCTTCCTCTTTAGGTTTATTTGTAGTAAGTATTCCTTCGCGCATACATCCACTACGATAAACTGTAATTCCTTTCAACCCTTGCTTCCAAGCGGTGAGATAAATTTCCTTTACATCATCTATAGTAGCCTCTTTTGGCAGATTGACAGTGCTACTAATGGAAGCGTCAATATGAGACTGCCAAACGCCTTGCATACAAACGCGGTCTTTTGGAGTAATAGTCGCAGATGTTTCAAACCAATTAGGCAACTCTTCTTCTTCTGTTAGCCCATTTGCTTTCATATATCTATCAACAATTGGAGTATAGATTTTATAATATTCATCATGCCCATGTAGCGACTCTGTTTTTCGCGTATAAGAATTAGCAAAAATTGGTTCCATCCCACCAGAGACGCCAAGCATTGTGGAGATTGTTCCGGTTGGCGCAATAGTAAGTAATTGAGAATTACGAAGACCATAGCGGTCTACTAATTCGTCTACTTCTGGAATGACGTTCTTCTTATAAAATGGAGTTTCACGGACAGCTTTTGTATATTTAGGATAAGTTCCATCTTTTTTGGCAAGCATCGCACTCGTTGCAAGAGCGCTATTGATAAGATGCAAGCCAATTTCATTGCTAATTTCTCTCGCGCGCGGGCTACTATATGGAATTTCCATTTCAATTAGCATATCGGCCAATCCCATAATACCTAATCCACACTGACGCCAATCACGAACAGTTTCTCGTTGTTCTTTTAGGGGATGTTTAGGCAATCCTTCGTCCAAAACATCGTTCAAAAAACGGATGCCGATATCTACTGTTTCGACGAAACTATCTATATCAAACTCTTTATCTTTTACAAACATTGAAAGATTGATACTGCCCAATAGGCAGGACCCACCCGCGGGAAGAGGCTCTTCAGCACATGGATTGGTACCTGCATACTTGAATTTAGGATTATTTGAAAGCAAGTTCCAACTTTCAATTCTGTCCCAAAACAATATTCCAGGCTCTGCCCAATTCCAGTTATTTTCACACAATCTATCAAAAAGCTTATCAGCCATAGCAGTCTTAGTGATTGTCTCATTAGTTTCTGGTCGGCTAAACTCCATTATCCATTCTTTATGTTCAACCGCGCATTGCATAAAATCATTCGTAATACGGGTTGAGATGTTTGCTTTAGTAACACTATCTGGCTTAGCTTTGATGTCAATAAATTCTGGAAAGTCGGGGTGATGGCAATCCAAAGAAATCATTAGTGCTCCACGTCTTCCCTGCTGTCCTATTTCTTCTGTTACTTGACTATAGCCAGCCATAAAACTAACTGCGCCAGAGCTTTCTCGCGCGGCGTTACCTACTTTAGCTCCACGCGGAGCAAGTTTGGATATATCTATACCACATCCGCCACCATAGGAATAAGTTCGTGCGAGTTTTTTTCGACTATCATAAATTGACTCCAAATTATCCTTTGGAGGTTCAACAACGTAGCAATTACTCAAGCTCATCTTGCAATCATCTATCCCACGCCCGCTAAGAATACGACCACCAGGGATAAATTTTTTGCTACGAATAGCTTCTTTATATATATCAACCCCGCCACTTATGCGGTCAAGCCACTCTTCAAAACTTTCATTATTATGTTGGTATTTACGCTTCCAGATATCAATACCAATTTTATTATCGGGACCAAGCCACTGTTCTACTGTCATTCAGTTCTCTCCCTTCAAAATATAAGACGATTATCATATACATTATAATCATCCACAAAAATTTGTGGGGTATATTGTCCGCCCCATTCATTTACATTTGCGCGACCCACTACTTCTAGGCGCATAGAAGATAAGCCTTCTATTTGTTCAATAAGCGCACCCGCGCGGAAAAACATATATGCGATACCATTTTGAGTTATCTTCACGGTATCTTTATTCTTACCCATTATTTGGATATCTTTCTTTTCAATATCAATATTAGTTATGGCAATAATTGGCTCTTGACAACCTTGACCATAGATGGAATGATATTTATCTATATCGTAGATTATATCCTCTATATCGCTGTCGAAAGCTTTGCGCTCAAAATTTACTTTATAGTATGTTGTACCAAAATTATATTGAGCTAAATCTTTATCTGCGCGCGCCAGTAAATCAGAAATAAGGCCATGTTTTATAGATGAACCAAAAGCATTTGGATGGCCCTGGCAATACTCAAATAAGCCAAGATCTGTAAGATAGCCTTTCAAATCTTCAAGTTTTGAATTGTTTATTCCTCGCGCGGAACCACGAGAATAGCCTTCATCATTTTCTCGAAGTACAAGAGTAGGCTTCTGGTAGCGGGCCGCGCACTTCATTGCAAGCAATCCATTGAGTGTTGGATTGAGGCAATCTTCATCATTTAGTTCAACAACTAGTAAATTATGCTTGTCTAGCCCTTGGTCTTGAATACGAAAATCAATTTGTTCAAGCGCGCATTCCAATTCTTTATTTTGACGAGCCCGCGCATTCACACAATTACGAACTACTTGAATAGCTAGTTTTTCACTCAGTCCTTTTTCTCCGCGTTTTGTTGAAGGGACAATCTTTTCTCCATCAATAAATGCAAGGAATAAATTTTCTTTTTCTTCCATTGTTCCGACACGAATAAGCGCATTGATAAGCGGAGTTACATAAAATGCGATAGAAATATAATTCATGCGCGTGCCAATAGAGTAGGATTGTTTATCAAGGAAAGATTGGAAGAGAAAGTTCTTTATTGGCTTTTCTAGTCCTTGTTTTACAAGATAAGCAATTTCTGGTTCAATCATTTGTGCCATATCGCTGATAAGTCCAAGAGCTACTAGGTCAATATAATCATCAGCATAATTTACTCCATAGAGAGTATCTAAATAACGGCAAAATTGGTAAACTACACCTGCGCCAGTAAGCTGTTTGTTTTTGTAATTTGGTGAAGATTGATTGTTGATTATAATTGCATTTTTGGATTGCACATCTACTTCATGGTGGTCAAGACAAAGAACAGGTACACCACAATCGTGGAGTACAGTATGTTGTTCTTCATCATTACTGCCTGCATCAGGAACAAGAATTAGGTCAAGAGTTTCACTTTCCTCAATTAGTTCATCAATAAGGTCAGACAGTCCATGTTGTTTGGCGGTATGAATTTTGAAGTCTAATCGTGCTTCTGGGTATAATCTTTTGATATACATCCATATAACACTAGCACTTGTCATTCCATCAACATCACAATCGCAAATAACTACAATATGTCCATTCTTTTGAAGCACCTACTTGAGTAAATGCGCGCCCTCTCTAATATTTTCTAAATCTAATGGAGATTGCAATACTGATTTAGGTGGGTCGCGCAAAATATCTGCATCAGCACCCCAACTAGCTACTAACTACTTCACATAATTGTTTTTATAATTTTCATTACATAATTTATATTCCATTATCCACGTATCACCACTTTCTTTTCCATCAGTCGCTGGAATATTTCTGGCCCTTTATCAATAGGACTATCTTTATGAGCTAGAAGTCCTTCTCTGTCGGCGATATAATAAAATTGATAATATTTACTATATTTTTCGCCAATGGCTCTAATTTTATTCAAATATTTTTCACATTCTGGTGTGCCAATTTTTTCATACTCTTTATCAAAAGCTAAAATTACATTTTTTACTTTACAATTATGAAGTAGAATTAGTAATTGATTTTTATTGAGATTACTGCCACAAACGGCTACACTATTATTTTTAGGAAAATAACTATCCATAAGCATAACACTCTTTTCGGCCTCAAAAATAATTACGGTCTCATAGTAATTTATATCTTCTTTCGTCCAATTCAATCCATATAGATTGAGAGACAATGGATGGTTATATTGTTTACCTTCTACATATACAGGCCGATATTTTCCTTGCGATGCTTCTTCCGGATTGAGGGCGCGCCCTCTAATTCCAACAAGTCTTCCAGCAACGTCATAATGAGGTATAATTATTTTATTTTGGCGAATGGAATATCGTATATTGAATTTGTTCATAGTTTTTGGTGTTATGCCTTCGCGCAACCATTCTTCGCAATAGGTTTTTGAAAAAGTATCTAATACCCCCGCAGGATATTCAGGCAATTCAATAAGTTTACGTTTGAGATATTTCTTTTGCTTTTCATAGTGAAAAAATTCAAAACCTTCTTCCTCTATTCCACTATCATTCATTATATCAGAAAGAATAGAATAGAAAGGTTTATCTACCCCGCGCAAAGCCCAATATCTTCGATATAACTCAAAAATATCGAAGCAATCTCCGCACTCTGTATAGCATTGAAACAATTTTGAGTTTCTATAATAGTAGAGTTTCATGCTTGCTTCTTCAATATTTATATTATGGCATAAAGTCGGAAAAATAACTGCCGAAGGAGTTTCAATATAATTAGTCGCACCAAGTTTTACAAGTAAATGAATTACTTGCTCATCTGTAAGAGATAACCGTACCTCATTGGCTTTCATATTATATCAGTCCCACGAATGGGTCTCCTTTCTTCTCTTGTATCTTTTCAAGAAGTTGGTCAGTAATAAGAAACTTTTCTTTCTTTTCCACAGGAGGAAGTATTTCTCCTGTATTTAGGTCAACTACCGTTTTTTGGATATTCCAAGTGGTATCTTCCATCACGTACTCTTGCTTGAGTTCACCTATATCTACTCGTTTGAAGAATTGGTCTGTAGCAAATAAATCTGTTCTACGACAAGTTCCTAAATCAACTAAGCTCCAAATTCTTACCTATGTATATTTACCTCTACGCATCTTATATATATCCGTCACGAGGTTTGGCCTAATATTAGATAAAGTCTCAAGCTTATGAATTTCTTCATCTGTTGGTCGTGCCATAATACAACCCATATCTACTTTATCAGCTAGACTGCGCGCACCTCGAATAACACTTTCGTTTTTTATTTGGCGCCCGCCATCTTCTACTTGAGCATTAGTCTGAGTAGACGAAAGAATAAATACATTGAGTTCCACAGCCAAATCTTTTAGCGCGGACCCCATTAGACCAAGAGCGACATCTTCTCGAATACGTAAATCACGAAATTCATTCAATAAAGCAGGATTAGAAAAGATATAGTCATAAAATACATATCCAATATCATTTTCAAGTACCTGTTGGCGCAACATATATTGTAATTGAGAAATATTTGGATTAGCCATTCGCGCGAGAGTAAGGTTATCAGAATATGTATCCATGAGCCAGATGGCTTTTTGAATTCTTTTTTCTTCTTCGCTATCATAAGTGCCAAAAAGTATTTTGTTTTCATTTACACCTGAAAGATAAGCAACTATCATGGTTTGAATTTCATCAAGCTCTTGTTCTGTTGCTATATATAGTACTTTTTCACAGGCACCTGCCCATTCCCACGCTTGCTTATCATTATTATATCTAATTGGATAGGCTAAATAACAGGCATCTCCGACCATAGTACGGCTTTTGCCTGTACCACTTGATGCAGTACGTAAATAGAATTTCCCTTTGCGCGCCCCACGCACCATTGTATTGAATATTTTCCCTTGAAGGCGTGCACCCGTATCTGGCTCATTTTTGAGATTTTGAATAAGCTGAGCTACATTGAAGTTGGCAGTTTCAACTTTATTTTCTTGAGTGATGCCGGCTCTAGTTTCAGCGCCAGTAATTTGCCGACGCAAGGCATTTACAATATCTTGAGGTTTGAGTGAGTCAAATAATTCATTGATTTTCTTATCTTCATCAGTGATAATTGTTTCTACATAGAACCTTGAAGTATCATAACCTAACTTTTTGAGTTCAAAAAGAAGATTGATTTTTTTCATTCTATTATAGTAATAATCAAAATTTCCAATATCACTTAGAGTTTCTGCATCATCAAGAAATTCATGTCCATTCTCTTTTTCCCAAATAGCCCAATTAGTAGGGTTCTCTTTGAGAACATTTTCAATATCTATAGCTGAAACACTTTTCGCGCCACGTTCATAGAGATTGAAAATTATACCAAATACTTTACGATAAAATGTATTGTGGAAATCTGCAAGAGAAAGAGCATATTTATCTGTTTGACCAAGGATTGATGGCTGTTTGAGTAGACAACCGATTATCTGGATATATAAATTTTTTTCTTCAAGCATTCACATCACTCAATTTCATCTATATTATACTTGGGTTTACGCTCTTTTTGTTTGGGGATAGGTACTACTTTTATAATTTTTTCTCGCGCTTCTGCTTTTTCGGTATCTTTTCTAAACTGCTCATTGATTTTATCGACGCGCGCGTAATAAGCTTGGGCATCATTATAAACATATGGTATGATGCCTATTGTTCTATCTTCAATGGGACGAGTCTCTGGATTATGCTTGACTTCTATCCAATATCTTAGCGCGCGCTCCATACCTAAAAAGCTATATCCATACTTTTCATTATACATTTTAGCTTGAGAAATAATAACTGGGCCGGGCGACTTCAAACAAAAAATATAGTTTATATATTCATAAAAATGAGCTCTTTGTTTTGCAATTTCTACACACTCTATATGATAATTATGCCCATTATAAGAAGTCCAATCGTTACTGCCTTTTTCTACTTTTTCCTTGCAATACCAACATTTTACAAGCATAAAATCCCTCTCTTTCATATAAAATAAAAAGAGAGGGAAATAATCCCTCTCTTACATTACACTAAATCGCGCATTTCAGCAACAACAACCTCATAGAGGTCTTTTTGCGCCGGAGTAATATTGGAGAGTTTCATTTTCTGTCCAAAAATCTTTTCAACAATTTCCATTATTCTTTCGGCATTGCGCTCATCCTTGGAAACAGCCTTACTCCATAGATCGCGGGCTTCAGCTTCAATTTCTTCAAAAGAGCGTTCTTCTTGAATAACCGGAGTGCGGTTATCTACGACAACAGCGCCATCATCCTTTTCAGACCGCTCAATCGCACGGCCAATAGCATCTACAAGTTCCTGATAGCCAAAAGGAATTACAGGGTCGAGATATTTCCAACGAGAGCCGGCCATTACAGTAGGTGTACGACGAGTATAAAGAAAACGTTCAGATGTTCCATCTTCTTTGAAGCGCACATCAATATATCCAATAATATCAACAAGCTGGTTGACGATAGAGTAGCAACGTTTATCAAGGTCGGGGCTAAAGAACTCGATTTCGCTATCATCAGATTGCTTTTCAACTCTACGAGAAGAATGAGCAATGAGAATAATGCCAAGACCCATCATAGAAATCTTACGGAGAGTTTCTTCAAACTCTTGCTTGACCATTGCGTAGCCACGGCCCCACGGAATATCAGAAATAGACTGGACACCATTCTGGGCGCAGATATATTTTTCACAAAGTCCATATGCAATACCAACAGTATCAAAAGTTACTGTATGGAATTTAGCTTGAACTTCTGGCTTTTCTAACTGCTTGACAGCTAACTTCAATTCAGACCATTTAGTAATGGGAAGGGCATAAATACCCGAAAGAGCATTCGTGCCAATCTCAAAACTAAAAATCAAATTGTTGGGCAGGGAGGCCGCGAAGGAAGTCTTGCCAGCTTTCGGTTGGGAATAAATCAAGAGATACTTTGAGCGAAGGTCTCGGCTAATTGTTGTAGGCTGAAGGTTCAGTAAATCAACCATAACTTACCTACCTCCTAACTCAAAATCCCAGGTCTGCACCCTTGGTGGGACGAGCACTCGTAATATTCTTCTGCGCGGCCTTACGCTTCATCTCTTCAAGACGCATCTTGCGCTCATTGAGAGCCTTAGCAATTTCATTGGTATCATATGCCTGATCACCTTCAAGGCTTCCGGCAGAACCACTGGTGATGATGAGGTCGCTAGTATTACGAGTATGTGGTGTACGGATGGGCTCGCCAAAACCAACTTCCTCTTCGGTATAGTAAGTGGTCTTAGAGAAACGAAGCTTACCGCAAATCTTTACAGTATCGCCCTTCTGCCAATTGGTCTGAATGTGGTCGATAGCGTTCTTATTAGTAACCTTATATTCTACAATATCCGCGCGGCCACCATACTGAACAAGAACACCAGTTACAACAAGCGCACCGGTAAGCTCGCCTTCACGGTCAACTTCATCACGAATATTTGCAATGCAGATAGTATTCTGGAAACGGGTCTGAGGCTCACAATCAGCCTTAGAAATCTTCTGGAAGAAAGAAGCATTGACCTTCGGGAAAGAAACAGTCTGCTCCTGGCGTCCAATATAAGCATTCTCCTGAATAGTACCAGAAGTAATACGAATGCGGTTAGCGGTATCAATGTCACTCGCCGCGATAGAAACAAAGTTAGAGCGCAAATCATTCACAGACTTATAAGCCGGATTTTCAGCGCCACTATTAGTATATTTGGTGACGAAGAAACTGACGGGGACATCATTCTCAACCATTCCGCCGTCAAGCATTTCATTCACCTTTACAATAATTTCACCAGAAAGGTAAGGAACCTTACTGCCATTCTTGGTAAATTCGCCTTCACGAACATTGATTTCACTAAGGATACCTTCGATAAATACTTTATTTTCACCCTAATTCAGCATATTTTTTCTCCTTTATTTTCTTTTTAGCTATTTTTTGTTTGTTTAGAAATATATAAATTGGGACTTACCCAAGAGTATATGTGTAAGTCCCATATTTATATCAATCAATATTCGATTGTAAATTACTCCGTCTTGTCGGGGTCAAAAGCCATGCCTTCCTCAGTGAGGGAAACATACTTCACCTTAGCGGTCTTGCCATCCTCAGTAGGGATCTCAGCCTCAGTGCGAATAGCATAAGCAGGATGCTTCTTAGTGGAAGCAAGGCCATTCACAGAGCCAGTAACAGCAGAAAGAGACACGCCGAGCGCGGCAGCAACCTCCTGAGCAGTAATCTTTTCACCATAATGAGCCTTCAAATAATTGAAAACAGCAATCGAGTTCTGAGTCATAATAAACAATTCTCCTTTTACATTTTTGTATAAAATAAATAAATTTTGGTTCGCTCGGTTGTTCCTCAACCTTACAAACATATTATATACTAAATTTTAGAAAAAGTCAAAATTTACAAGTTTCTTTTTCTAAAAGGTATACCGAACTATTTCCTCATTTTCTATATTTATTATACCAGAAAATTCAGAACTTTTCAAATTTTAGGTTTCACTTTTTTCAGTTTTGAACCAACTATTCAAAACTGCTTCAAGAACAGAGACACAAATAGAGTTTCCTGCTTGCTTATAAAGTTGTGCATTAGAAAGATAGCTAACTTTACCAAAATCTTCATCACTAAACCCCATTAGTTTCCAGCATTCACTTGGGGTCAATTTTCTTACACGCCCATCGTCTTCAAGTATTTTAGGTTCTCTATGTCCACCACCCATTGTAGTAAGAGTAGGACAAGTGCCATTCTTAGAGTATACTCTTTTTATACTATCAGTAGCTTTCATATCAAGATTGCCAACTTGAATAAGGCCACTTGCTTTATTATTAGTGGGCGCGCAAGGGATAAAAGGTTTATTCATAAAGTATTTCTCTGGAATTACATTATCAATTATATCATAAATTGTTTTAGTTGTCAAATTTCCAACTGGTAGGCTTGGCGCGTTTTCACCTAATACAGACACACAAATCACACGCTCTCTATTTTGAGGTATATCAAAGTGGTTAGCATTTAGTATGCCATAATTAGAATTATATCCTAACTCTTTTAGCACTTCAAGATATTTCAAAAAATTAGCTTTATGAGTTGGCCCAATAAGATTTTTGACATTTTCCATAAGAAGATATTTAGGTCTTTTTATGCGAATAATATGGACAGCGCTCCATAACAAAGAGCTTCGTGTTCCACTATCCTCTTCCAAACCTTTTTGCGCGCCTGCAATAGAAATATCCTGGCAAGGGAACCCATATACTAGCATATCAAAATCAGGCAAAGTAGAAACATCAATTTTAGTAATGTCGCCAAAGTTTTCGGTTTCTCCATAGAGAGAATTATAACTTTGAATAGCAAATTTATCGATTTCACTTATACCTACTGACTGATATGGGATGCCAGTATTTATAAAAGCTTTTCTTACTGCACCAATACCAGCAAATAATTCAAATAATCGTATCATTATTCCTCCGAAAGTTATAAACCAAACAAGGTTTATATCCATTTTTTAGAGTTTCTTTTAGCAAAGAAAAACGAGGACGCACACCCGCGCACACTGGTCAGCAAAAGTCTCAGTTTTATTGACCATTATATTATTGATATTTTCATCAAAAATATAAAAATAAGCTCTATCTTCATCCACTACGATATGTACAAGAATGAGAACATCATATTCACTATGAGGGCCAAATGAAGTGGGCCCACCATATTCTTTCTTACTCATCGTAGAAACTGCTTTGATTTGATAGGTTTTACCATCATTTGGGTCAATACAGTCAAAAGAACTACTTTTCATCCCAGAAAAAGAGCAGTTATTAGTCCGCGCAAGACTAAAAAGATATGCGCTAAGACCTTCACTGATAATTTCTGGAAAATTAGTGCGACGGCATCCGTATTTTACCAGCTTTGCATTGAACTCTTTCCAATCAAAATATAATTCATTGAAATCCTTTTCATCCTTAGTATCAAAGAAATCACCATTCCCCTTGAAAGGCTCGTTATTTTGATACCTTCAATCTTTTTAGTCTCCATTTTTCCTAATTATAAGTAGAATTTATCTACTAACCTTTCTATAAATTAGCTATATCGCAGCGAAATTTGGATTTAGAGTGCCAGTATATCCAGCACTCTATCTCCATCTTTGACTTTCATTCCTTTTACTCCAATCGCGCCACGTCCAGTCTCGGCAATGCTATCACTGTCTACTTTCAACGCAGTATTACTTGTTGTAAAAGTCAATTCAGTCTTCCCAGTAATTCCGACGAACCCGCACATTGTATCTCCATCGCCTAATTTTTGAAGTTTATAACCTTTTACATCTCTATTTGATGTAGGGCAATCTCCAATAGGCGTTTTACTTGTCATCCCACAGGAAGACACAGATACAATACTCTTTACATCCGAATATATGGGGTGCGCACAGCATATGCAATCGCCATCATTGAGTTTCATCCCGCGCACACCCATTGCAACTTTACCAATCGGATTTATATCTTTCGTATTTATTATAGCAAATTGTCCGAATTTTGTCAAAATTCCAAGTTGTTCGTCATTCATAAAAGATATGGATACGATTTCGTCTCCATCCTTCAATTTGATGCCTTGCGCGCCGAGAGATTTTTTGGCTTTATATTCTTCAAGAAGAGACTTTTTGAGCATACCTTTTTTAGTCATAAATACGATATACTTATAAGATTTTGCTTTCGCAAAATTCATTATATTTGTAATTTGTTCTCCATCTTGAAGTTTTACCATATCATAAATACTTTGCGTGCCCTTGACATTCAACTCACTCATCGGATAAGAGTAATACCTTCCCTTATTAGAGAACAGCATTAGCGTTCCAATATTAGTATCAGTAATTGTATCAATTACGCATTCACCACTAGAGAGCTTTATCTTAGAACCCACTCCACCACGACGCTGGACAATAAGAGTTGAGGTTTCTTCCGCGAGAATATTTCCATAGTTAGTCAAAGATACAATAAGTTGCTTCTCCTCAATAATCTCATCCTCAGAAGTGGAATTGAGATTTAGGACTTGTGTTCTGCGCGCGTCGCCAAATTTATTCGCTACTTCACGCAAACCCTTTTCAATTTCTTTCTTGAGCAATGTTTCATCATTGAGAATAGATGTAATACGCTTTTGCTCAAGCTCAAGATTGCCTTTTTCTTTCAAAAGCTTATCAATCTCCAAATGCGCGAGGCGCGCGAGCTTGATTTCAAGAATTGCTTTTGCCTGCGCCTCATCAATAGAAAGAAGTTTTTGAAGTGCAATGTTAGCACTGCGAGTATCTGAGGACGATTTGATGGTGCGAACAACCTCATCAATCATTGAGATAGCTTTGAGAAGCCCATCAATAATGTGAAGGCGCTCATTGATTTTATTTAGGTCATAATTGAAACCACGAATGTAAACTTGTTTTTCGTGAGAGAGATGAGCGAGAAGAGCTTCGCGCCAAGTGAAGACTTTGGGATAACGACCATTGTCGAGCATGGTGAGATTGACTGGATAGTAATACTCTAACGAAGTATTCTTATAAAGGAACTTCATAATTTTTGAGGGATTTGCGCCTTTGCTTAGATAAATCTTGATACAAGGCTTCTCACCAGTCAAGTCATTGAAACGTTCAATGCCTGGATTATTATCTCCATTGATAATTTCTTCAAGTTGCCCGCAAATAGTTTCAGTATATACCATATAAGGTATTTCTTTGACAATAAGACATCTATCCTTACTATCAAATTCAACCACACTACGAAGCTTGCAGGCTTTACCGGTTCCATTTTTATGGCTTTCTTTTACTTCATCGGCATTTAGCAGTATAGCGCCAGTGGCAAAATCAGGAACACAATAAATATCATCAAAAGATGCTTCCTCATTCCACAAAAGAGTAATGAGTGCATTATTGACTTCTTTCAAATTATATTGAGGTATAGAGCTACTTGCGCCGACACCTATGCCATACGAACCATTTACAATATTATAGTATCCCTTGCTTGGAAGTACACTTGGATACTGTTCAGTATTATCATAGTTATCTCGCCATTCTTCAATAGTATCTTTATTTATATCGGCAAAAAGATATTCACTAAGTTCTGAAAGACGAGAACCTGTATATCGTGGCGCCGCCCAACTACCAGAAGCAAGAAGCGTACCATATGAACCTTCTACATCAATAAGTGGGTAGCGCATCGAAAAAGGCTGGCCCGCGCGCATAATAATTCCTTCTGCACTACTATCGCCATGGATGTATAGACGGAAACTATTACCAATCGCTTTTACTGTTTTATGGAAAGGCTTTGAGTGGACAAATTTATCTGTATAAAGACAATAGAAAATTTGTCTTGCAGATGGCTTGCAGAGGTCGCGCACATCAACCAAAGCACGAGATTGGAGTACTGCGCCTGCATATTGGAGAAAACTTTCTTTTATAATTGGTGTAAGTTCGACTTCCATTTCTTTTCTCCTTTCTTTACATTATATAAATATTATATCATAAAAAGAGAGGAAAATCAAATTTCCTCTCCAAAATCGCAGTCAAAGAATAATGGTGAAAATAACATTTTCAATCCAAAGTATAATTCTTCAACTGAATTATATTTATAATAAAAACCTTTGGGCAATTGGCTTGCAATAGCAAGAAGTTCTTCATCTTTCCAAGCATTAGATGGCGCGACTTCAAGCCATTTTGGGCTAAGGAGGGCGCTAACATCTATTTTTGATACATTCAAAAGATAAAGCTCATTCTCATCGCCCAAAATAAAGAAGAAATTTTTCCCCATTTGCATCTTTTCTTTATCTACTAATTTACGATAATAACAAAGAAGTTGGCATAAAATTTGTGCACGTGTCTTTTCATTAGTAAAATTTCTCTTGTATTTGAACTCAAGGATACCAACGGGCTTCCCATCTATTCTTATAATACCATCCGAACGATACTCATTCGTAATAGTAATATGACTGGAAGTTTTTATATCAATAGCTTGCTTGATAGCAAATTCAACGTCTTTTTCAACCATTTTATTATTCCCTTATCGTAGAAAAATCAATATTTTCAAAAATAAAATCGTGCTTAGGCTCACTATCTTTACTCATAAGAGTAGTAAGCAAAGGTAAACTATCCTCATCAGGCTTGAGCACATCAAGTCTTTGATATGCAGGGTCAAACATCGATTTTCGCGCTTGTTCTGCACTCAAGGAACCAAGTCCCTTATTCCTTTGCACTTCACCCTTCACTAGGCCTTTTGCTTTTGCTTGCGCGAGCTCTGCATCACTATAGTAGTATGTTTCAGTCTTGCCATTAGTTGTGATATGAAGCGGAGAACGAAGCCAACAAAGTCTGCCTTCCTCGATGAATTGCGGAGCAAATTTATAAATTGCGCACATAATGAGAAGTCCAATAGCAAATCCGTCGCTGTCAGTATCGCTGCATATTCCAATACGCCCATAACGAAGCTTTTTGCTATCATACTTTCCTGGTATAATATTCATTGCACTAAGCAAAAGTTTGATTTCTTCATTTTGATAGATTTTTTCATCATCATTAGAGAAAGTATTTATTGGCTTACCACGTAGGGCTAAAATACCCCATTTAGTAGCATCACGCGCTTGGGCAATACTGGACGCCGCGGAAAGACCCTCCACAAGAAGAAGAGTAGCATCTTGGCCGAGAAATTCTGCATCTTTGAGCTTATCACTAGCGAAGACTTTTCGCTTTTGATTTTTCTCAATATCTTTGGATGCTTCGAGAACTTGTTTGCGTGCGCGTTCTGCCGCGACTTCTGCTTTCAATTCTTTTCCAAGAAGCTCAACTATCTTTCCAAATTCATCCTTATGTTCAATTTCAAAACGCCCAAGCATTTTAGTGGTCGCGCGCTGGCATATACCACGAAGAGATGGTGATACACATTTAGTCTTCGTTTGGTTAGAATATTGAGGATTAGGCAACTTACAAGAAACCGCATAATAAAGTCCGCGTCGATAAACATCAGAATTATCTACATCTTTCAATCTCTTTTTGAAGAAATTCGTAAGCGCAGTCTTGATGCCTGTAATATGAGTACCACCGTCAATGTTTTCAAGTCCATTAGCAAAAGCATGAGCTTCTTCTTTGCGCGAGCCAGTCCAAGCCATTACAATTTCGACTTCGGTATCTTCTTCTTTTATTTCAATATGAAGTGGAGTCTTATGAATAAGTTTTCCACCTTCATCTTTGAGTAGGTCAACTAAACCATCTTTAGACAAGTATTTTACTTTCTCATTACTAATATGATTTACTAATACAAAAGTCAAACCCTTGCAAAGATATGACCAATCTCGGCACATCTTTTTTACTTCTTCAAAGTCAATGTTGATAGGTTCAATTTTATAAACTTCTTGAGAAGGAATAAACTCCACGTAGGTACCTGACTTCGGGTCTTTAGATGTAGTTGCGCGCACGGTCAATGAAGTTTTTATACCATCTTTCAACTCAAGAGTAGCACATTGTCCATCACGGAAGCTTTGTGCCTTGAAATATGAGGAAGAAAGTGCTGTGCCTTTTGCCCCTATGCCATTGAGTCCCGCCACATTTTGATAAACTTTTTCGTTGAATTTACCGCCTGAATGGGGGAGCATAAAGATGGCTTCCATAGCATCGGTCCCATCCTCACGTGTGCCAAAGGGGACTCCTCGCGCTCTATCTGCTATAGTAATTCGATTTCCTTCATATAAATCTACATAAATCTCATTGCCATAACCCATAGTATATTCGTCAATGGAGTTTGTGATAATTTCTCGAATAGCTTGAAGTACTCCTTGATTATCGGCACTACCGAGATACATTGCAATTTTAGTTCTTATTGCAGTTCTAAAGTCAAGCGTTTCAATATCATTCGCATTATAGCTCATCCACTCACCATCCTTTCATATTCTATCATCTAGTTTACCACTTCATCAACCCATCATCAAATTTTGGCTTTTTTGTTCTCGGTTTTACTGTTTTCCTTGGCGCGCCCATCCATAAAAGTCCATCCATTGCACGTGTCGCAGCAACATAGGCAATACACTTTTCTTCAACATCAGATGCGCGCAAACCAGTAGCAATACAGTACTTCCACTCAAGTCCTTTTGATGCATGGATGGTAAGCACCTTCACCGTATTTGCTTTCATTTTTTGAGCGAGTTCTGCTTTTGTCAAATCAGATTGCTTGAAAGTGTCAAATGGAATGCCTGCCCCGCGCAAAACTTCGCAAATCATTTCTACTTGAGTATTGGTTCGCGCAAGAATAGCCCAATCACGCCATTCACCAGCCGAGCGCAAAAACACTACAATCTGTTCTGGCGAATATTCCAAAAACTTTACTCGTCCGCCCTTACCCCTCATTGCTATTGAAGTGTCTGGCGGAGAAGCTTCCGAAAGAAGTGTTCGCGCGAAATCCAAAATCTCACTATGATTTCGATAGTTTTCATTCAATTCAAACACAGTTGCATTCATTTTCTGCTTATATTGCTCCAACAATTCGGGGCGCGCGCCAGCCCAACGATAGATTGACTGACGAGTATCATACATAATAAAATATTCGCGCGCGTGGAGTATATCAAACATAAATTCTAACTGTGTTTTACTACTATCTTGTGTTTCATCACAAAGACAAATATCAATTACCGGAGGATTAGGCGCAATATATTGTTTTGCAAGTTCAAACAACTTATCAAACTCTTCATCTTCTATTGCTTTTTTCGCGGCCTTGACACCACGCATAGCAAGAAGCTTCGCGCAATAGGAATGGATTGTGCCAATAAATATCTGCTCGTTATTTTTCAAACCCAGTCGCTGACGCATCTCTTCCGCAGCCATATTTGTGAAGGTAAAAGCAACAGTGATTTTGCTCTCGCGCACTGAGCGTCGAACTTTTTCACAAAGAACTTGAGTTTTACCTACTGCGCAAGAAGCTTCAATAAATTGGATGGGTTCGCGCGCAGAAAGAATTTCTTCCTACTTTTTACTTAGTTCAATATATTCACTCAATCTTTATCAACCTCGCAGTATGTCTCAAGAGCTTCAATAAACTTGTCATCCTCAATGTAAAATCCGTCATGCCCAATAGCACGCTGGAAATTGCACATCAACTGCATAAAGCGCCAGTCCGGCCACTTTTTCCAACACACTTTCATTCTCTCAAGAACGTCATCAATTCTATCAGGATTACGCATACACATTCTCCTTTCATTTTATATATTTATATTATATAATAAAAATGAGAGAAAGTCAAATTTTTACTTCCCCTCACATACTATATTCTATTTCTACTTCGCTTACCAATAAGTAGGCGCGCCCGCCTCCGCCCCTTTAGGCGGGGGCGCGCCGTCCCAATCATTTATTCCCTGAGGTATTATTATATCCCCAATCCTAACTCTTATAATAATTTATCCAATACTTTTCGCGTTCATTCAATCTATCTTTACTTACTTCTTCAATTACTTCAAAAGTAAAATTATCTATTCCCTCATCAGCCATCGCGTCATGAACTTTTTGGTGAGCTATATCTCCTATATTATATGCGCTCTTGATATGAGATGTCCATCTACGTCTTATATTTACTGATTGACCTATATATACTTTCTATGAAGGTATATGGGTAATTTTATATATGCCACATTTTTCTTTATCTCCAAGCACTCTAAATAACATATCATTCATAGGTTGCTTTATAAATACATCATATATAAGTTTATTTAGAGCTTCTCTATTTGTAAGGCGCGGTTCAATACTTCGTAACACTTTTATATCTTCTTTATCTGCTTCTGAAAGTTTTATTCTATAGTAGTCCTGCTATTCAAGTATTTCCTACTCTTTTTTATAACTTTCAATAGTCAGTTCGCGCGCTGACTTCAATTGAAGTAATTGCGTCTTTATCTACTCCATCTCTTCATTTATTTCATTTTTCTATAAATTACATTGAGCTATATACTTATATAAGTCATCTTCGAAGGCGTGCCGTTGTTTTTCAATTTCCATATTTACTTTGCCTAATAGACATTCGCGCTCACTATCTACTAATCCTTGAAGTTCTGCATCTACTTTATCTTGTTGTAATTTTTTCTTTTCTTGAAGGTCATTACAAAATTGAACATATTGTTTATTCTGTTGCTCTTGAAATTCTATATATTTATCAGTATATTCTTGCTTCTTTTGTTCTAGTTCTTTTATAAATTCATTTTCATCTATTTCTTTTTTCTAATTTAGTTCTTCTCTAAGTTCACAAACCTATTTCCATCGTAAGGCTTCTAATTTTTTATTTTTATTACATAATAATATTATAGTAATTACTTCAATAATAATAAAGCCTATTCCTAAATATAAAAAAATCATATGATATAACTCCTTTATAAAGCTCCCTCCGCTTTACAATTTCATTATACCATATGATTTCTAAAAAGTCAAATTTCATTTTGAGTAATTTTTACTGAACTCATTATACATAATTTTGATATAGGCATACTCGTTGTCTATCTTGCCGTTTTTACGCCCTAGAGTTTCAAGAAGTTTTTCATACTTTTCGTAAGCATCAAAAACGTGATTATATCCTTCTAATGTAGCAGACTGCCCATCATCATTTCGTAAAGAATTGGCAAAAGAGATGATTTCCCATCGTAATCTATCGATTTCGTTAGTATCAATTTTCTCATTCATATATTCGATAGTTTTTGTCTATTCTGCGTTGATAAGCATTACATTGGCTAACTAATTATCAACCTTATTTAGACGCTCATTAATAGTATTGAAAGATGCTTCGATTTTTGCGTTATTAGCGTCAATAATTTTTTGAGAGGTCTATTGAGCCTCATCTCTTTTTTCATTTGCAATAACGCGAGCCATCTCTTTTACTTCTTCGTCACGCTATATGCGTTTCTTTTCTCTCTACTTTTTACCCCAGCCAGTCATAGGAGAAATAATTTTATATATAGCCATAAGCGCGCCTGCAATAGCGCCGAGCGTAATTATCCAATTTGAGATTATAGAAATTATGTCATTGGGCACTTCCTTCACCTCACCAAATGAAAGTAGGAATTTTATAGTTATGTTCCTACATTTTAGTTGTGTTTATATGGATTATTTTGATCGTTATGCCATTTTGACTTTGCGAGGTATTTATCTTGGAATATATCTTGCGCGGACTAGATAACTTCTAAATCACAATATGGTATAATATATAAAGGTAGCCCGCGCGCGAGACAAGCAGAAATCTTTATGCGGTCGTACTCTTGGTAGCGAGTGAAGTCTGCGCGAGTTGGTTGGAACATTTTTACTTGGACATAATGCTGTTGGCCTTGAACTTCGATTAGTGATTGGAGTTCTCCATTAGAGTATATCCCGAAATCATAGCGTAAAGGTTGCTTACGTTTTACGCCTTCAATAGAGACTTCGCGGGCAAACTTATAGCCTGCCCGCGAAAGAAGAGAAGCAATGTAGTCTTCGCCTTTACTCACATCAATTGGTCGATAGTGCATTCCGTATAAGGCTTGTCACCATCGGGCCTCCATTCGATAATTTTTCCATGGCGCAAAGCAAGGGTATCCTTCATAATCTCCATCGCCGCGATTTTTACAACATGGTATCTATACATATCGGGATTTTTGCTAATTCCCTTCTTTACCTCATCAGGAATACCACTAATCCAACCTACAGGATAAATTTTATCGCCATTCATAACCGCAATCTCAACTGCGCTGGCCCAGCCATAGAACCATGCCTTAGTAACTGGCTCAATAGTTGCGCCATGCTCATAGTCGTTGTAATAGCGCCCAAGCATCTTTTCATTAGTTTTGAAGTTCCACCAATATTGCCACTCATAGGGGTAATCGCCCTTGTATTCTTTTGTGGCTGGTTTCCAACGTCCAGTAAGAAAACAATCAATTGGGTTATCGAGTTCTTTCTTTATTTTCAAAGTCTTGCGTGCGGTACGCTTACCTGGCTCTGCGTGAGAGTTGGATTTGGTAATTACGATGCCTTCGCCACCTATCATACGTACCCGCATAAGTTCATCCCAAAGAGCTTGACCATAGTAGTATTTAGCTACATCAATAAATTTATTGTCTGCGCGCGCCACATATTCAGACACATAACCAAGTTGAGAAAAACGAGTTTCGGCAGTTACGCTAAGTAACGAAGTTCCATTCCAAGCCCATACATCAAATACATAATAATGAAGCTTTTCCCCTTTCTCTTGACGCTCACGCGCTTTTTCAGGCAAGCATCCCATTATAGTAGTTACATGGCGCGAGCCTTCATTATTCGGAAAATATATTTCTCCCAAAAGACACGTCCCGCGCGGAAGTGCGTCAAAGAAAGAATGAAGATGGGGAACCCAGTCAATCTTATCCAAAAATCCACCATTCACACTCTCACTACGTCCTTGGAGTACCATATTACCATCCATATCCTTTATGAAGCGATAGTATGCGCCATCCATTTTGCGCGAGCCAATATATGCGTTAGACATAATCATAGCATAAATTTCATCCTGCTTATTCTTCTTGTAGCCAGATGGAAATGACCAAAATTTTTCAGCAGGCAAACTTTGGAAATCTACGCCATCAATAATCATACTCATAAGTATAATCCTCCTTATTTTCTATATATATTATACCCCAATTTGTCAAAATTTTCAAATTTCCAACTCATCAAAAAGTTATAGGGTCTACCATCAAAAACCTACTTATAAGGGAGGGGATAAGATGAACCTCAAATTTATCGCGGCTATCGCTGCACGAAATCGAATCCGACTAATACAATCGCTTTTGGGAGGTCTCATCCCCAAAGGCAAATAAGGAGGGCTACCATGAAAGGTTATGTGCTTACAGAAACTTTCAAACGGGCAAATATCTCGGATGCTGTGTATTATGCCATGACTGAGGCAGATAAAGATACACTTGCTAAACAAGAGAACACCTCCTTCGGCGATAAGGTATATATCATTACAACTGGCGCAACCTATATAATGGGAAACGACGGACAATGGTATCCGATGTGAGGTGAGACAGTTTGGATATTCTCACCTATGCAATTGCAAAAAAATATGTAAATGAGTGTCTGGTAGGTATGGGCGCACTCAAAGGCGCTCCATGCACAGTAAAGACAACAGAAGTAACTGAAGCTGGGCTGAAAGTAATCTTTGAATGGTAGGATGAAGGTGGAACATCCCACACAACCGAAACCATTATACCTGCCGGCCCTCAAGGTTAGCAAGGCTTGCCTGGTACTCCGGGCGCGCAAGGTGAACCTGGGCGTGGTATACTAACTATCGAAAAGACTGATACGTAGGGTCTTATCGATACGTATACCATAACTTATAGTGATAGCACATATACTACTTTCCAAATCAAAAATGGAAAGAATGGCGGTCTTTCAGCAAGTGGGGGGGCTATGACTGGCCCCCTCATTCTTTCTGGCGACCCAACATTACCAAATGAAGCTGTCACAAAAAACTACGTTGATGCAAAGCTAATTGCATTAGCAAAAGATGCTGGCTTTGTATATCATAGTGAAATTCCACAAAAAGTATGGAGTATTGCGCATAATTTAGGAAAATATTGCTCTGTTACTGTCGTTGATGATAGTAAGAATATAATTTATCCAGATATAAATTATGTGAATGAAAACGAAATACAAGTGAGTGCTACCTCGAACATTACGGGGTATGTATTTTGTAATTGAATAAGGAGGTATAATTGAATGGCAAAGTTTGTAACTAACCTTGACCTCAATTTCAATGAACTTCAAAATGCTGTGCTCAATCCGGTGGCAGAAGACCCTGCTACTCTCAAAGAGGGTATGGTGTGGTATAATACTACCGCAAAAGAGTTTAGATGCTACAAAGACGGAGAAGTAAAGCCTCTTGGCGCGCAGGCGCAGTTTAGTGTAGCGTCTTCTTTGGCAGAGCTTCCTGCTGTTGCACAACAGGGAGACATGGGCGTTGTAGAAACTGTTATCGATGGAGATAAAAAGTCCTACACTGCTTATATTTATGATGATAATGTCTGGAAGGCTATGGATGGCAACTATGATGCCAGCAATGTATATTTTGATACAGACCTTACTTATACTGCTGGTATTGGTGTTCTTGCTGCACCGTCTGGTTCTGCTACTCTCGCTGCGAAAGGTAAGAGTGTGAAGGAAGTTCTTGCTTCTATTCTTGCCAAAGAAGCCAATCCTACTGCTATAAAGCCTAGTGTTTCTATTACTGGTGAAAGTGGATACGGTACATTTGAAATTGGTACTGTAAAAAATCTTGCTTATACTGGTAATCTTAGTGCTGGCTCCTATACCTATGGTCCCGCTACTGGTATTACTGCTACTTCTTGGAGTGCTTCTTGCACTGGTGTATCCGAAACGAAGGACACCAAGTCTGGCACTTTTGAGAATGTTGTTGCTGAAGCAACGGCAAAAACAGTTACTGTAACTGCTACCTACGGCGACGGCGCGATCCCTGTGACTAACCTCGGTAATCCCTACACTAACGCGCAAATTAAGGCTGGTTCTGCCTCTAAGTCTTCTAGCCAGTTGAAGGGCGTCCGCTATATGTTCTGGGGCCCGATGACTGATGCTGACGCGGAACTTAGTTCTGCGAACATTCGCGCGCTTGCTCACAATAAGGCTAGTGGGACTGGCGCACTTGCCACCTTTGGGGCTGGCGCCGGTGCGAAAAAGGTCGTTGTTGCTGTTCCTGCTGGATATAAGATTACGAAAGTTCTTATGCCCAGTGCTCTTAATGCTGATGTTACTGCTCTCTTTGTGAAGCAGGGAACGCAGTCCCAAGTTGAAGGCGCCAAGGGTTATACGGCGGCCGCCTATGATGTGTACGTGTATCAGCCTGCGTCTATTGATGCTGGCGAGACCTATTCGGTCACAATCGGTTGATAAGGAGGGAAAAAGAATATGGCTGTTATTATGAATGATGCCGCGTATATGGGCTTTCCTCTGAGTATCAAGCGTGGCAACCCTGCCCCTGTTGATACTACTGCCGTTTGGTATAGCAAAACTGAACTTGAAGCTTATGCGCAGTCTGGTGCGACCGCGTATGTTGGCCAAGTGCTTACTCTCGTTGCCGATGGTAAGTGCGAAGCTTATATGATTTCTAATGAGGCTGGCACCCTTATTAAGCTGGCTTCTACTACCGCTTCTGACGATTTAGCCGGTGATGTTGCTACACTTCAATCTCAGGTTACGGATCTTATTGCGAAAGTTGGTAGCGCGCAGTCCGGTGAAACTCCTGCTTCTGGATTATTTGCTCAAATTGATGCTCTTCAAACTCTCGCTAACAGCAAAGTTGCTTCTGTTAGTGCGGGTGCTGGAATTGAAGTTAGTGGCGAAGCTACTGCCCCTTCTGTTGCTGTAAAGCTTGACCCCACTGAGGGTAATGCTCTCTCTATTGTTGAGGGTAAGGGCCTTCGTGTTGAAGTTCCGGAAGTAGTTCATCCTGAATATACTGTTGAAAGACTTGGCTCTGCTTCTGAAGGCGCGGTTGCTTCTTATGCGCTCAAGAAGGATGGAACTCAAGTCGGTGCGACAATTGATATCCCCAAAGACCTTGTTGTTGTAAGTGGCTCTGTTGTTGAGCTCAAAGCTGGCGTGCTTCCTGCGGGCGTGACTGAGCCCGGCACATATATTGAACTCGTTCTTTCTGGTGGCGAACCGATTTATATTCCTGTTGGTTCTCTTATTGAGTATGTCACTGGTGGTTCGGGCGAGAATGATGCCATCCAAATCAATGTTGATGGTAACACTCACAAGGTATCTGCTTCTGTAAAGAACGGCTCTCTTACGAAAGCCATGCTTGCTTCCGATGTACAGACTTCTCTCGGCAAGGCCGATAGCGCTGTGCAGAGTGTTGCGACTGGTAGTGCTAATGGTAATATCAGCGTTGATGGTACTGATGTGCCTGTCAAGGGTCTTGCTTCTGCTGCCTTTGAGACTGTTGATAATCTTAATGCTACCGCGCAGACTAAGGCTGAAACCGAAGCTGGTAAAGTAAAGACTGAATTACTTGGTAACGAAACAGATGATGACACCAAGAAAACAATCTATGGTGCTATCGCTGCTGCGAATACCGCAAAGTCTGAAGCCATTGCGGCAGCGCAGAGCAAGATTGAAGCTCTCGATGTAAATGATAGTGCTGTTTCTGGTCAGTTCGTTACTGCTGTAAGCGAAGCTGATGGTAAGATTAGTGTTTCTCGCGCGGCCCTCGCCGAAAGCGATATTCCTGCGCTCAGCATTTCTAAGATTACCAACCTCCAGGATACCCTCGATGGAAAACAAGCCAATCTTCACTTTGATGGCACCTATGGCGCGGACAATGCTGTTGCTACAGTTAGCACTGTTAATAATGCGAAGTCTGCTGTTGTTGGTCTGGCTTCTGATGATTTTGAAAAGGACACCATAAAGGGTGCGAAGAAGTATGCTGATAAGGTTTCTGGCCAGGCTCTTACTGATGCTAAGGCTTATGCTGATAGCCTTGTCACTGGCGATGGTGGCGTTACCGCGCGCGTTGAAGCCCTTGAGGGCAAGGTTGACGTTGCGAAGGTTTCCACTGCTATTGCTACTGCGAAGGGCGAAGCTATTGCTGATGCTAAGACTGAGACGACTTCTCAGGTTAACGCCGCGAAAGAGGCTGTTCTTGGTGAAGCTGGATATATTCACACTGTAAAAGATGCCTATGAGCTTGCTTCTGGCAAGACCACTATGGCCGAAGTCGAAGCTAAGAATTATGCTACTAAGACTGAGGCTCAGGGCTATGCTGATGCGAAGGATGCCGCCATTGCTGCCGCGAAGAAGGCCGGTGATGATGCCGCCGCTGCTGCGCAAGCCGCGCAGAATACTGCGAATGAAAAGGTTGCTTCCGTAAGCGCCACTGCCAATCTTGGTATTGTTGTTGCGGGTACTGCTACCGCTCCTACGATTGGCGTAAAGGTTGACCCCGTTGTTGGTAATGCGCTTAGCGTTTCTGCCGATGGATTGAAGGTTACCATTCCTGCCGCGGACACCTATGGTTTAGTTAAGGATGCTAACTCTGGCGATTATGCCGTGGTATATCATCTTACTAAGAATGGCGCCAACTTTGGCGATGCTATCAATATCCCGAAGGATATGGTAGTTTCTTCTGGTACTGTTGAGACCAATCCTGCTGGCAAGCCTGCTGGCACCTATCTTGTTCTTGTTCTTGCGAATGCGACGAGTGACAAGATTTACATCCCTGTTGATAGCCTGATTGAGTATGTTACCAGTGGTTCTGCGGCCGACGATATGGTTGTAGTCAGTGTGTCTGGCGACCACAAAGTTACCGCTACCATTACTGATGGCAAGATTACTCTTGCTAAACTTGACTCTGGCGTCAAAGCTTCCCTTGGTAAAGCTGATAGTGCTCTTCAAGCGTCTGATGCGCCTGGCTATGATGATATTCTTACCAAGACCGAAGCCGGCACGACCTATGTTGCTCAAGAGTCTGGCAAGCGTTTGATGTCCAATGATGAGGGCACCAAGCTTGCAGGTATTGAAGCTCAGGCGACGAAGAACTCCATTAGCCTTAATGGTGTGGCCAATGCCAATCCTTCCTTCTATGCTCCTATTAGTGCTGGAACTGCTGGACAGGTTCTTATGTCTAGTGGCACTGGCGCCCCGACTTGGAGCGAGATGCCCAAGAGCTTTATCAAGTTCTCCGAGAAAAACTCTGCTCTTACCCCTGTTGATGGTAAGGCTATTTGGAATATCGGTGCTTCCACGCACGGTATCGTTTCTGAAGATATTATGGTTCAACTCTTTGAAGTTGCTACAGGCCAGCAAGTGTTTGCTGATGTCGTAGTGGGCGCGGATAAGAGTGTGAGAATTTCTATGAACGCTTCGGCTGCTGTTGCCGCGAATACATATAAGGCCGTCCTATTCGGCTAAGTTGCTTAATGAGCCCAATAGGGAAATACCCTATTGGGCTTTTTTGAGTTTTGAAAATTTGATTTTTTAGGCGAAGTATGATATAATAATAATGTAAGGCGAGAGCCTATTTTACATATATGATATAAATTTATGCTGTCCGCGCGGAGTGGATGGTATAACTTTTCTCATAGACAGGAGGAAAGAAATGAAATTTATTGGAACGATTTCTAATCCAGAAGATGTGATTACGAAATAGTGGATTACAGAGAACATTTTGAGTTTGATTCCCACTGGGTCGATCACATTGGATAAATTAGATAATACGGTTCTTGCAAATTAGGTAGTGAGTGTAACGCTCACTAATCCCGCACTTGTATAGAGTGATGGGATTTTGATGTGGAATATTTAGCCAGAAGAAACCGGAATATATCACGGAGATATAAGTGTGACTGTGTATGATATGAAGACATTGCAGATTTGCGCGGTTACAGTAACAGTCGCAAGTACTGGCGGGATTGCGATTGGATTAGATGACAATGAGTATAATAGGTAGTATGTTGCCGGTGATTTGAAAGCTGTAATTGTTGGTAAGGGATAGAATGTTGTGAGCCTTGCGACATAGAATGCAGAAACTGGCGTTGTTACGATAATGTGAGGTGGGCATATGGCATATAATCCTAATGCTAATATTGTAGTTAGTGGGAAAACGTTTATGGACGTGCCCTCTGTACAGTTCAAAACACCCGACGGGGCTACGGTGAATTTTGCTCATGTTGGTGGGTCTATAAGATTTTCACCTACATTAGAGGAATAGACAAATAATGTAGAGAATTTTTCAAATGCAATTATTGACCCGATAACTAGTACATTATTGAATTAGTTAGATAGCGATTTTGTGGCGGAGAATATAAAGAAGGGTGTGGATTTGTTTGGGTTGTTGGGTACATTGGAAGCCGGCGGGAGTAGTGCAACAGAGCCGTATATTGAGGAAAGTTATAACAGCAGCCAACAGTTGACGGCGGCGGTATTGCATGGACATAGTAATATTAGAAACTATGCATTCGAGTATTGCAGCAGCCTAACGAGCATGACGATACCTGACAGTGTAACTAGCATCGGACACTATGCATTCCAAATTTGCAGAAATCTGACAAGCGTGACATTCAAGGGTACTCCAAGTTCGATAAGTTCCAACACTTTTAGTGACTGCTCAGTTCTCAATACTATCAATGTCCCGTGGGCAGAGGGATCGGTATCGGACGCACCGTGGGGAGCGACTAACGCAACAATTAACTACAATTACACAGGAGAGTGATAAGCAATGTAGATAAAACCATTGTACAAATATGCTCGGACAGACGGCGGCACAACAATAACACCAATTCAGCCCGATGTTGCGTATACTCAACTGTATAGATTAGTTGCGGAAGACGGCGGTGAAATCACAAACGGAGAAATAACAACGACTTGCATAGATGTTGAATCGTATGACGGGTGGTACGATACTGATGACGAAATTACCGATACCGAAGCACTACAAATTATCATGGGGTGTGCAACATGACAAGAATGAAAGCGAAACAACTTAGGCAACTAATAGAACAGCTTGCGGTTACGCTTGACGATGAAACCGCCTTGACTGGTGTTGAATTGTTTCCAATGTGGGCGATCGATATTGCTTATGCAATAGGTGACAGGGTTCAGCATGGTGGCACACTATACAAGTGTGTACAGGCGCACACATCACAGGTAGACTGGACACCCGACGCGACACCCGCTCTATGGGTCATCGTAACCATCGAAGAATGGCCTGAATGGGTACAACCCACGGGCGCGCATGACGCCTATGCCAAAGACTCAAAAGTAACCCACAATGGAAAGAAATGGATTTCATCCTATGATGCAAATGTATGGGAGCCAGGTGTATATGGCTGGGAAGAGCAAACAGCCTAACCCCATTTCCAATAACCTAAAATTCGAATTGTGTTTCACGGAGGCGATACGATGCTTATAATCGACAAAGATAACACAATCCATCTAACCCGTGGTGATACCGCGCGCTTCCGCATTACTCAAGCAACTAACCTCGCCACGGGAGAACCCTATGTCTTCCTACCCGAAGACAAACTTGAGTTCACAATCAAAAAGTCAGTTAGTGATACTGACCCTCTTATTCATAAAACCATTTCCGGAGGAGAGATAATCCATCTTCTTCCCGAAGATACGAAACCTCTTTCTTTTGGGCGTTATGTTTATGACGTTCAACTTACATTAGCTAATGGAGATGTTTATACTATTATCGTCCCTACCGTATTTGAGATTGCTAAAGAGGTAACCTAACTATGGCGGGCCTCTCTGTACAAATGTCTCTTGTAGGTACGATTTAGCCTGAAGTATCACTCAAAGCACAAATGAACGCCGCGATAACGGCTCAATCAGATATCTATGATGATATTGCTGGCTATGTAATCACTCCTTCATGGGAAGCTGACGTCGTACTTCCTACAAAGAGTAAGCTAATGAAAGAAAATCTTACCGTCAAAAAGATTGCACAAACTTATGTAAGCAATGAATCTGGCGGTATAACCTTGATTTTAGGAGGACAATAATTATGCCTAATACGTATGTAAATAAATTTATCCTCAACGGCGAGGTAAAGTTTGACCTTACTCAGGATGATATTACCGCTGATAAGCTTGCTAGTGGAATTAAAGCGCACGATAAATCTGGCGCGCCCATTGTAGGTACAAATACTTTTGACGCAGATACTTCTGATGCTACTGCTGTCGCCGCAGAAATCCTCAATGGAAAAACCGCATATAAGGCTGGCGCGAAAATCATTGGTACTATGCCTAATAACGGAGCGAAGAACCTTGTAATTAGCGATCTTACCACTTCTGTAAAAATTCCTCTTGGCTACCATGATGGCTCCGGCACAGTTAGTGTAGATAATGCTGAAAGTGCGAAAATTATCCCTGGCAATATTCGTGATGGCATCACCATTCTTGGTGTAACTGGCACTATGAGTGGCACAGAAGGCGCGAAGGCGCAAACTAAAACAGTTACTCCGTCTTTTGAGTCCCAGGAAATTACCCCCGATAGTCCTGAATATAATTATCTTGCTAGTGTTACTGTGCAAGCAATTCCAGTGAGTTATACAGATAATGAATTTGGAGGTCAAACTCTTACCATCGGAGGCTAATTATGGCAGTAAATAAAGTCGAAATTGGTGGAGAGACTGTACTGGACTTGACTGGTGATACGGTAACTTCAGACAATTTGGCTTATGGGATTACTGCTCATGGTGCGAATGGTGAAGTTATTGTGGGGACAAGAAAATTTTGTAGAATTTATAGCATAACTAATCCAGAATTAGTTGCAAGTGAGAACTTATTTACATGGACTATTCTTGCAACCGATCATGGATTTGCTTCTAAAGCGTTAAATATATCATTATATGATAGCAATGGCCAAATGATTTTTACAAATATTGTAATTGATGAAAGTTATAATATTGTGATTAGCATATATAATAAAGATATAACAATAATTGAGTCTGGGACGTACTTAGTTATAGTTGTTGGCGAAGATTAATCGCGCTATGCGCGTAAATATATATAAAGAGTATGGGGCGCGTAAAATGCGCGCCCTGCTTCTATGGAGGTGTACTCAATGAGATATTTAGGAAAAATTAATGACCCGAAAGACCTAGCCACGAAAGAGTACGTGGATGGAAAAGTTAGCGGTGTGGATGTATCTACGAAGTAGGACCGCACTGATTTATTGACAGAAGATAATGACTTTATTATAGGCGTGCCAGAAACTTGTAAGGTTCCATATTATACAGCAGAAGGTGCGGAGAATTACTCTTGCTCTCTCAATGGTTTGTTAACTGGCGCAATTCTAAGTTAGGCAGGAACTGGAGCAGGGATTCTAAGAGCAGATAATGGTGTAGTAAGTAAAGTTACTTCCATCGGGACTAGTGATATTGCTGAAAAAGCTGTGACTGCTAGTAGACTTGGTACTGATGTAACCTATTCTGCTATTGGCTTGGTATCTGACCAAGTGCGTGGGATTTATGTAGGGACTGAAACCCCATCCAATACAATTGGCAATAATGGCGATATATATATCAAATATGCTATTTGAGGTGAGATAAATGGGAACTTGGTCTACAACAGCACCTACTAATTTAGCTACTGAATGGACAGAGATAAAAGAAAATAGCGCGCAAGGCGGTTATCGTGTAAAAATAAGCGGGAATTATGTTTATCTTTATTATAATTGCAGGGTGCGCGCCTGTTCTGCATGGTTAGAAACTGGACAATTATGTGTAAAAGTTGAAAATTACAGTTTCGCAACTGGTAGTGCTAGCCCTGACAATAGTTTGAGTACCAATGCCTATGTTACCAATGAAAATGGCGTAAAAGTTTATGCTGATGCTAATACCACTAATATGGGCGATAGTAGCGAAACTGCGCACGGACACCCACGTGGAACTTATTACTATACTTATGATGCAGGTTTCACTGTTACATCTGCTGTCGAAGCTGGTATTAGAGATAATAATGGCGAATATGGTAATGGTACTTGTGGCGTAACAGTTACGGTTGGTACTAAACCTAGTAGTGGCGGTAGCACTGGCGGTGGTGGAGAAAGTGGCGGAACAACTGCTAATCCAGTTTAGAATTTATACTTGAAGATAAATGGCGTTTGGCACCCAATTCTATGGGGGTGAGATGAATGGCTTGGACTAAAACAGCACCAACGCTTCCTAATGGAAGTAGTTGGGTATAGAAACAAACAACAAATTTCGTTTCGAACCACTGGACACTAGATACAACTCGCTATATTGCCCGTCTAGATGGGAATAGGATTGCCGTAAAAGTTGTTGCTGTTATGTCGAATGGCTCTTATGGCACTTTTTATAGCCCAGGTAAATACCATCTAAGTATGAGAGCAGGCGGTCAAACTGTTACTGACACAACAACTTATAGTATGACAGAAGGCACACAAACTTTTTATTGTACTGGTGTTGCCGACCCAAGCTCTACGGTATCTACTACGGTTGGTTATATTGATAGCAGTGCTTCTAGAAAAGTTGTCAATTTTACTGCGCCAGCCCTTCTCATTGTAACACTCAATATTTCTTTTGATTCTCAAAATGGAACGGCTTGTACCGCTATTGTGCGTAATCAAAAAGACCCCTATGGAGAGCTTCCTGTGTCATATCGCAGAGGGCATAAATTCCTTGGTTGGAGCACTGATACCACAAGCGCAAATATTGTTAGCTCAAACACAGTCATTACCCAATCTGCAAACTTTACTCTATATGCTATTTGGAAATTTATTGGCTCATTATATATCAAAATAAATGGCGCGTGGTAGTCAATATATTGATTTTACCTATTTAGTCATTCATATTATAAATATATAATAAGAGAGATATAATATATGTCAAATCCAATTAGTTTTTCAGATAGACAAACAGACTACAAAAATGGAGTAAGATATACTGCTGGTATTAGTGTCGACGCTAGTGCATCCTACGTGCGCGATGGTTCAAAAGTTATAATTACAGTGAGAGCAACCGCAAGTGGCTGGGGTCACTATTCACAAGTCCACATCGCACCTTCTCCTAATGGATCCACGCCAGCAAGTTCGGCCTACACAGCGGTTATTGCGAAATAGGATGTATCCTATTCAGATGCCACTTGGACGGGAACTTACACTTATGATGACCCTACGGCCAAAACTTATTCTTTCTATATAAAATCCTATGTCCATGCAATTACAGGGTACAATGGCCAATGGTCTGATGTATATATTCTTACAATAGATGTTCCTACTGGTGGAGCAGTTGCATGGGTAAAGGTTGAAGGTCAATGGAGAAAGGGCGCATATATCTATACAAAAGTCAATAATGTGTGGACAAAGGGAATTGCGCAAAGTAAAGATAGCGGAATATGGAAAATGTGATGAGTATACATCACAAGGGAGGTATACTCAATGAGATATTTTGGTAAAATTACCGAAGATAAAGATGTAATTACAAGAGAATTTTTAGAAAAAGGGTAGTATGACGATGGTGTAATTACTGTCGCTAAGCTATCTGCGAATGCGAAGTATTGGGATGAGGCCCCGCGCAAAGTAGAAGATGGAGGTTCCTTCATCACTTAGGATTGGGGCCACATATTCAACTGGTCTTGGGGAGCAAATCAATCATATACTTTTACTGCTGATTTCTTCAATAATAACCCTGATACATTTTGGGAGACGATTATTTTCGCTAACGACCGGACAACGATTGCTTTCCCAAATGTGCCTATAATTGAAATGAATAAAGGTGGAGATATAGTTAACAAAGCAGATAATGTTATAATTATCCCCCATCATAAATATATGCACATAAAACGTATTAGTACTGTTGCCTTAGTATTGAGTGGTAATTATGACCAAAGCTATATCTACACCGGTACTAGCGACCCTAGTAATAATATGGGCCGTAATGGCGACATATATATCCAATACACCTAATCTTTTACTTCGCGCGAAGTAAATAACGGAGGTTATTTATGAAATATATTACTGCAACAATTGATGCAGGCGGTAAGCTCGTATGTAACCTTGATTACTACACAGACTCGGAGGGAAAAACACAATTTTTCCCTCTCATTCAAAGTAGTGTCAATTATTATGCTTTCCGACTGATTACAAATAATTTGCCTGATGAATGGAGAGACATCCTTCAGGCGCAAAATAATAGGTGGGTCATCTTTTAGAATACTCACTTAGAAGATGGCAAAAATACTACCGCTATGCCTCTAACACCAGTCACTGATAGGGGAATGGTGTATTTACAAGCAGTAATTCCCTCTTATATTTTGGCTAAGCCTGGTGTGCTGAGTATTACAATTTTATTCTCTCTTGGAGAAACAATAAAGACCTTGGCTACAGTAAGTCAAAATGAGAGTGATTTTGAGCCATTGCGTATTCTTCCTGCGAATGATACGATTGATAAGGCAATATTGAGTGGAATTACTGTAGAAGATAAAACTATTTATCATCAACTTATTGGTACGCTTTTAGGCGGTAGTGATGGTCAAGTACTTCAAAAGAGCTCTGTAAGTGGAACAATGGGTTATACTTGGGTAGATGGTTCTAAGCTTTCTTAGGGCATTATCTTTGGAGGTTATGTTACCTCTTATACTTCTGAAACGACAAATAAAGTTTATGCATTAGCGGACATAACACCTACCGCGCGCACCACTATTTTTGGTGAAGGAAGTACTGAAACCCAACTTATTCTATTGAATTAGGATTCTGCTAGTGACCGTATTGATGGAATTATTCCACGAGGCTGGGCGCAATGCACAAATATGTAGTTCCTTGTGCGGGAAAGCGTAAACTCAAGTGATGGGTTGAATGCTTCCCTCAATGATTATTTGCTTTCTGATGGCGAAAAATGGAATATCATTCCTGCGGTAGATAAGACAGTAATTGAGAGAATTGTTGCTGATAGTTATGTACCGTGGAATTATGGTTCCAATGCTGGTGATACAGAGAAAACAGTGAATATGGTGAATATTTCTGGTAATGCTGGCTCAGCGAGTAAAGTAAATCATTCATTGACTATTGGGCCTGTGAAATTTGATGGCTCAGAAGATAAAACTGTCGATAGTATTGATGGAGCATGGTTAACTGCTAAAACCGTTGACAAATCAAAGCTCGCTGATAATGTGAGTGAGGTTTATATTCCTTGGAGCTACGGCGGTGGCAGTGAAGAAGCTGTGAAGATAAATATTGCTGGGAATGCAGGGTCGGCCAACAAAGTAAATAATAAGCTTACTATTGGCGAACAAACGTTTGATGGTTCTTAGCCAGTAGTAATTTCTGCTTAGACGTTGGCGACATTATTAGACGCCTATGCTGGAGCATATATTGATACACCTAATTTGCGCGACCTGAGTGTGGCAAGTGGCAAGATTGGTAATGGCGCTGTCATAAGTGATAAGTTGGCATCTGGCGCCGTAATTACAGATGCATTAGCAGATAAATCGGTAACCTATGCTAAGCTTGATGGAGATGGAATGAGGAGTAGATTACTACGTATTGGGACAGGAAATCGCGCGCCGACTTCCAGCGATGCATCTAGCTATGACCTTTGGGTGCAATGGTTCTGAGGTGAGATATGGGAACTTGGAGCACGACTGCACCCGAAAGCGGAATTTCTTGGAGCCCTAGTGGCGGTGCTAAATCTGATACTCTAAAATCACAATATATATATAGAACGAAAGTAGAAGCACCAGGAGAAACACCGATTTGGAAGTATTATTACTGTTATTTTTCATGTTATTTTGTCGCTTGGATTGGAAGACTAAAAGATGGAAGAATTTGTTAGCGTTTTGACATTCATCATTGGAATTCTACAGGAGTTCCGGTTGGTGGCGTCCATATGAATATGCTTCCTATCGCAATGGATAAGGTAAATAATGAACTAGTCTCTATAAAATGTAATATTAGCACATATACAGATTTCCCAGATAGCGAGCAGGTTGTTTATAGGTATTATGTTGCAGATGATAGACTAATTGGTGTATCTTCCATTACTCTAGGATTAGATGTAGACCATAATGAAGTATATGGAACTCCAACCTAGAGGCGTATAAGTAAAAGTATCGACGTGCCTAAAGGGGGCCACATATTATATTATTATATAGATAGCGAATGGAGAAATTGCAGAATCTATTATGATAATAGTAATAGTTGGAAAGAGGGTCTTATTTACTACGTAGCACATCTACCATCATAAGGAGGTAACCTATGTTATACGGTATCGATATTGCGTCCCATCAATGGGATTTAGACTTATCAAAAGTCCAACATGACTTTGTAATTATTAAAGCAACTGGTGGCCCAAGCTATGTTAATCCTTATTTTAACAAGCATATAGAGCAAGCCTTATCTTTAGGTAAGCTCGTTGGCGCGTATCACTTTGCGCTCGATGGCTTTGCAAATCAAGGGCCACAAGTTGAAGCTCGTAATTTTGTAAATAAAGTTAAACCGTATCTTGGGAAAATTATTCTTGCTCTTGACTGGGAAGCCAAGGCTGTAAAACTTGGCCCTGCATGGGCAAAAGCTTGGCTAGATGAAGTTTATAATTTGACTGGCGTTCATCCTATATTGTATGTAAGCCATTCACTTACCGCTGATAAAGGATGGGCAGAAGTTGCTAAATATACTAAACTTTGGATGGCTTAGTATAAAGATTATAATCCATCTAAAGGATATAATCCTAATCCATGGGGTTCTAAAACCGCAGGTCAATGGGGAACTAATATTTTCATTCGTCAATATACTTCTATGATGTATCTTGATGGATGGCGCTCTCATTTAGATGCGAATTTACTTTATGGGACTAGAGAAGAATGGCTTGCTCTTACCAAGATTGGCGCAACTCCTGCGCCGGAACCTACTCCTGAACCTTCTCCTGAGCCTACTCCTTCTGGTAAGACCTATAATGAGCTAGCGCGCGAAGTACTTGCAGGCAAGTGGGGCAATGGAGGCGCGCGCGTCCGTAATTTGACTGAAGCTGGATATAATGCTAGTGAAGTTCAGCGTTATGTAAATGCAATATATAGTGGGCGCGCTCTTCCAGATAAGGTTGCTGAAACAAATAAGCACAGTGAACCTTCAAAACCCAGTGAGCCCGCGCAATCAGAAGTAGATTATACTGCTATCGCGCGCGAAGTATGGGCTGGAAAATGGGGTAATGGAACTGTTCGCAGACGTAGACTTACTGAAGCCGGCTATGACTATGATAAAGTTTAGGCCGAAGTAAATCGTCTCTATGGCTGAATTTTAGATATAGAAAAAGTCCGAGGATTATTCCTCGGACTTTTCGTTTATATAAACTGCGAATTTTATTAGGAATTGTTTTGGAGTAGGACATTTACCAAGCCCACTAATATTATAACTAGATAAATTTTTATTATTCCATAACCATCTAATTACTCCATTGATGCGGGCTTCAACTTGCTTAGCAGTGATTTTATATTTTTGCGCCAATTCAATATAAATACCTTTGCAAATGGGAAGGTGATAATCTGTTGTATATATTTGAATAGCTTCAAAAAATAATTCATAGCCAAGAAGATAAACTGGTACATCTAATTCTTTCTACAATTCACTAATACTTATTTCTAATAGCGACATTATATAAAGCCTCCTATTGATTGAATTGTCTTCAATCGAGACAATAGTGCCACCTATATAGAGATAAAGATAGCAGTTATTTACTAATTAGGTAATTGAACTAATATATGACTGAGCGCTTGATTTTAGTTGTATAAGGTCTCCATTGTTAAATATAGTGGTTTCATAGTCATATTTATAGGTTGTGATATCACTCTCATTTGTTGGCGTTTCGTGGTCTTTGCGCGAAATGAATACAGTATGTGCTCCAACTCTATCGACGAATTTTTGAATTTCCTCTGGCTCTCTACATTGTACAAAAACATAGAGCGTATGATTTACACCATAGGCATCAAGATCAGTTCGTGCATTTTGTGCAGTGCGTATAACATCCTTATAAGGGACATCATCCCACTCGATAAGTAGTTGTTTCAAGTCGCTCAAGAATTTTCGGTTTTTTGGCGTTTTTGTCCCATCCCATCCGGCTAGCGCGGCGAGATGCTTGACGAGGTCTACTGTAGATATATCTAACGTGTAGTTCTCACCAATAATTTCCTTGCAATATGATACAAAAGTAGATTTTCCAGAGCGAGGAAACCCACCTACAATAATATACTAAATATCACTCATTTTCCATCCTCCAACTTACAGCAAGTTCATCTACTATATTGTTGAATTGGTTATTTGCGTGTCCTTTTACTTTGCAAAAACTAATATCGGAGCGCTGAAAGTATGGAATAAGTTTTTCCCAAAGGTCTTGGTTGAATACCGGCTTCTTTTGAGAAGTCATCCATCCATTACTCATCCATTTACGCCACCAGCCTGCGCTATAACAGTTGGCGCAGTAAGCGCTATCAGTGTAGATAATCCATTGAGTGCCAAAGGTGCTGTTTTTGTCAATATACTTACAAGCTTCTACAAGAGCAGTAAGTTCCATTCGATTATTGGTAGTATGCTTTTCGCTTCCACCTGTATTATATGTGGCGACGCCTTGGTCTACAACTACAAAAGCCCACCCACCTGGACCAGGATTGCCTGAACACGCGCCATCTGTGTAAAGTTCAATGGTCATAGGTAGTATGCCTCCAAGAGTTTTTTGATAGTGGTGGTATCTACGTTAGAACCAATGGCTTGTGAGGTCGCGCGAAGAGGTCGATTGAAAAGCCCGATAGCGCCGTCATCAGGATTATCCAAATAGTAGATAAGGCCCTGCTTTTTTTCTTTTCTGCGCGCACGCTTGATTTTCCATCCATACTTATGGCAGAATTTCCAATATTGAAAAATACCCATATCAACATAGAAAGGCTGAGAAACAAAGGCGCAATAATTGCGAGCTATAACCGTCGCACACAAATCAACAGTCTTGCTAGTGTCAATATGGGAAAAGATAATGGGAGTAGTTTTATCCCAAAACCGTTTATTCATTTCTACATACATATAGTTGACGAGTGTGTCAAATATAGTATAGTCGTTAGTTGTATATTCCATAGCTACACCTTTCCTTATTTTCTATTTTTATTATATCATTTTTTGAGATAAAAGTCAAATTTTCTTCGCGCGGGTCGGATAAGTTTATTGAATTTTATGTTTGACTTCATGAGCGAATTTCCAAATTTTGGAAGTCGCGCAATGTATGTTTGACTTGCTTTGCGGAAATTGGAAAATTCTGGAAGCCGGCGCAGATACCTTATTATAATAATGCGCGCGAATACATCAAATTTGTAGAAAAGTCAAATTCTAAATGCTACTTATATATAGAAGAATAAGCTCATATAGGAGGCGATTACTTATGAGTATTATTGAAAAAGCTGTCAATTGGATTATAGGTATTGCGAACGATAATGCCCATGGATATGACCAAGGTTCGCGCTGGTCGCCTGATTACGATTGTAGTTCCTTAGTTATTTCTGCGTGGAAATAGGCCGGAGTAAATCTCACCTGCACATATACTGGTAATATGTATGCTAATATGGTAAATAAGGGATTTAGTGATATTACATCGCAAGTCAATCTTGCTACTGGTAGTGGTCTCGCGCGCGGAGATGTGTTGCTCAATGTTGCAAATCATACTGCAATGTATATTGGGAACGGATAGATTTGCGAAGCAACTGGAAATGAGAAGGGCGGAATTACTGGTGGACAAACTGGCGACCAAACAGGTCGAGAAATTTGTATCAACAGCTACCGCAACTACCCTTGGAATTATGTGCTTCGCTACGTTGCTGAAGATGGTGGCTCGCGCGAAACACAAAGTGGAAGCACAACCTCCACTGATAATGATACATACACTGTGCAAGCTGGGGATAGTTTATGGGCAATAGCCGAAAAAGTTTATGGCTCTGGAGCATATTACACCAAACTTATGACTCTCAATGGGCTAACTAGTTCAAATATAATGGTTGGCCAAGTACTAAAAATAAAGAGCAATACCCAATCAGTAAGCCAGCCTGCGCAATCTACATCAATCACTAATGACCTGCCTACTTTGCGCAAAGGAAGTAAAGGTGAACCAGTCCGCGCGCTTCAAGCTTTACTTATCCTTCGAGGGCAAAAACTAACTACATATGGAACTGATGGTGATTTCGGTAGCGAAACTGAAATTGCATTGCGCGCCTACTAGAAACTGAAAGGACTTACCGTTGACGGTATTTGTGGAAGCGATGACTGGAAAACACTTATAGAAAAGGAGTAAGTTAGCTATGAAAAAGGGAACTCGTTTTTTGAAGCGTATTGTGGGATTTTGTATTGGCTTTATTGTTGCCTTTACCGTTGTCTCAATGTATCTAAACTATCGTGTAGGAATTGAACTTTCTCCTACTCTCACTACTTGCGTATATGCTTTCTTTGGAACAGAGATTTTGAGTACTGCTTTTATTCGCGTGCTTGATAAGCAAGACCGAGAAGAGATGTCTAGCGACCCGCGCCAAGAAGCTACTCAAAAAACATTTTATACTGATAAATGATTTATGCGTCCAGTTCTTCTGGGCGCATTTTTATTTTTCAAAATTTGAAAATTTTAGCCTATTGGGATATAATATATATAGAATAAAGGAAAGGCCCCAACAGCAATACACATTTGTTGTATGTTATAAACACGCTTTGTTTATGTGGGTCTTGCCTTTTAAATTGAAAGGAGAATGTATTATGAACTTTGCAGAAGCTATGGAAAATAAATCTAATTGGAAGCTTACGGAGAATGGTGCGCCCGCTCGGACTACTACCGGCGATAACCTTATCGACCTCTTTGCGGTTATTGGTGCGATGCGCGAGCGCGAAAAGTCTGACATTATCTCTATGTGGGAGAATGCCTATCGAGAAGATGCTGAGCTTGCCGTGCGTATGATTTTCTATGCCGGCGATATCCGAGGTATTGGACTTGGCGAGCGTCGCACTTTCCGCATCCTTATCAAGCATCTTGCTAATACCCACCCTTCCATTATGCGCAAGAACATTGTAAATATTCCCTACTACAACCGTTGGGATAGTCTGTATGAATTGGTTGCTACACCTTGCGAAAGGGATATGTGGAACCTTGTGCGGATGCAGTGGCTTGAAGATTATGGAAATATGATGCATAATAAGCCCATTTCGCTTATGGCAAAATGGCTGGCTTCTGTGAATGCGAGTTCAAAGAAGACTTGTATGTTGGGTCGCAAGACTGCGCGCGAGCTTTATTTGAGTGAAAGTATGTATCGTCGTGCTTTGTCCAAACTGCGCGCCTACCTCAAAGTGGTTGAAAAGTCAATGAGCGCTCAGGAATGGGCTACTATTGAGTATTCGACTGTGCCGAGCTATGCAATGAAGAACTATTCTCAGGCTTTTGCGCGCCACGATAGAGATAGATTTTCGAGCTATAAGGAGAGTCTTGAGCAGAAGATTGCTGATGGGACTATCTCTCAGAAAGATATCAAGTCTGCGACGCTCTATCCTTATGACTTGGTTCGGAAATATCTTGCTGTAGATATTTCTGAATTTTGGTCTAGAAGCTCCTATATGAGGCCTTATGACACCATTACTGAAGCTCAGTGGAAGGCTCTTCCGGATTATCTTGATGAAGAGGCTAATGTAATTGTAATGGCGGACGTGAGTGGGTCGATGTATAGTCCGAATTTTCAGCCTATTAGTGCATCGCTTGGTTTGGCACTTTACTTCGCTTCGAGGAATAAGGGAATTTACCATAATAAGTATATGACCTTTACCAACAAGCCTTCCTTCATCACCATCAATGAGAATGCTTCTCTGCGCGACCAGCTTGTTCAGGCTTGGAGCGCAGGAGTAGGCTATTCTACTAATCTCGAACGTGCGTTTATGTATATTCTTGATACTGCTATTGAGAATAATATAAAGCCGGAAGAGATGCCTAAGGCTCTTGTAGTGGTGAGTGATATGGAAATTGACCCGTTCTTCCGTGGATATGGGCTGGATTTCTTGGAAGAAATGACGCGCCGATTCCGCAATGCGGGTTATACTATGCCAAAAATTGTTCTTTATAACGTGGAAGCTAGAGCCAATACTTTCCACGCAAAGAGCTCCAATCCGAACGTTGTATTTGCGAGCGGTTATGGAGCTAGCACTTTTGCGAATGTTATTAAGGGCATCACGATGTCAGCATATGAAGCGATGGAGACCACTTTGAGAAATGAATGGTATGATAAAGTCAAAATTTGACTTTTGAAATATAACGTGATATAATTAAACTATAAGGGTAGCATTAGTTTAGCTAACTAATGAGTAATGGTGCTCCATCACCAAGCCTTATAGTTTTTTATTTTATGGAGGAAATAAAATGAGTTGTGGAATTTATAAAATTACTAATTTAATCAATAATAAAGTATATATTGGTTAGTCTATTGATATTGAAAGAAGATGGCAAGAACATAGAAAGCTTTGTAAAACTGGAAATGCTTTAATTTATAAAGCTTTTAGAAAATATGGGTTAGAAAACTTTTCTTTTGAAATTATTGACTAGTGTCTTTAGGAAGAATTAAATGATAAGGAATATTATTGGATAAAATATTATCATTCTTGTATTTATGACAATGAATGTTGGGGATATAATATGAATTATGGAGGTTATTCTGGTTCTATTGTAAAAACAGAAGATATTTTAGCTAAATGGGAAGAAGGATTAACTGTATCATAGATAGCTCAATCTTTAGGTGTGGGTAGACACGTTATTGGGAGACGTCTAGAGAGTTGTGGGATTTCAATTACAGAGAGAAAACGACGTATTGAGAAAAGAAAAATTTATCAATATGATTTAAGTGGCAACCTCGTCAATACCTTCCATAATACTTTTGAAGTTGAGAGAGTATTAGGATATAATCATCATACAATTTCTGGCTGTTTGACTAATAGACTTCCTGGATTTGATAATTATATTTGGACTAATGACAATAGTCCATCTAATATACTGCATAAAATTGAGGCTTATAAGAGCGGTGGGGTAAACCGACGCAAAGCAGTTTGTCAATATACTCTTTCTGGAGAATTTATAGCAGAATATATTAGTTGTAGATAGGCTGTAAAAGCAGTTGGGGGAGTTGCACATTAGTACATTTCTAATTGTTGTAAGGGAAAGATTTCTCAAGCTTATGGATATATTTGGAAGTATAAAGACTAAGCTATAATCCAAATCTATTGAGCCCGCGCGGAGTAATTTCTGCGCGGGTTTTTGCATTTTTCAAAAATTTATTTTATAATATATAAAGAAAAGGAGGAAAGCTCGATGGAAGATAAAACTACAAAAACTACTCTCACTCTTTATTGCGGTCTTGCGGGCGCAGGCAAATCTACCCATGCGCGCGATTATGCTACAAAATCTAATGCGCGCTACATATCCATTGATGCGTTCTATGAAGCTTGCTTTGGCGACCCGAAAATCCACACCCATGAATTTGAGGTATGGATGATGTTCTACAATGCTATACGTCTTGCAGGCACAGACCATGTTTCGGTAGTCATCGATACAAATGCGCCGACCCGCGCGAATAGAGATGAGTTATATAACTGGTTCGCGCAATACTTCGATACTACTGAACTTATGTGGATTGACGCCAGCCCTGCTTTGTGCATGGCAAACAACGCTTCGCGCGAGCGCGTAATTCCGACTGACGAGTTTCTAGATATGGTTGACGCTTTTGAAGAACCTGATGCAGAAGATGAAACCAGATGGGATGCTATTTATCGTGTAGAAAATAAGCACAATAAATTTAGTTGTTGCGAGCTTGTTTCCAAAAAACAAAAGAAAATTGGATTTTGACTTTTTGAAATTTTTGTGATATAATATATATAGAAAATAAGAAAGGAATGAGAATATTGGTTCGTAGAACGACTAAGTACTCTATTGAGCAGAAAAATGAATGGAGCGGGCGCATTGCAATTGTGCTTGCAGAAGCGCAGGATGCGCTTACAATTGATGAAATTCAGCATAGAGATGTATCGCTTGTAGGTATGACTTCGCAGATGACAGCAAAAATTCTCAATCATCTTGTAGAAATGGGACTTGTTGCAAAGTCTAAAAATCGTTCTGGTCGTATGGTATACAAATCTCTTGCCGTAATGGAAGAGCAGGGGTATGATACGGAACCCTATAAGGGTGGCGCCAATATGTTCGATAAACGAGAAGATTATATTGGCAAGTATGAATTTGCGATGGCAGGTGATTATAGATGAGTTTGTTTGCGAAATATACCCATGAATGGATTGGCAAGCAGTGGGAGCGCGAAGTAGTTGAAAAGGCTGACCTTCATATTGGACACTACTATCCAGTAGAACAAGTTATTATGACACAAAGTTATACGGATATTACCCTCGCGCGCCTGGGTCATTTCAATAGTGTGTTTTTTGATTTTTATGATGAGGATGGAAATGCAACTGATATTTATAGTGACCCGCGCTATAATCCATATTTGCTGATGGATGAAAGAGAGGAGGAAACTAGTTGACTAGTATTGCTTTTATAAAGTTTCTTGATGTAAAAGATAAACCGAGTGGCAAAACGTATACCTATTTGATAGATGATGCAATAAAAACTAAGCTTGTATCAGTCAATATATCCAATAAGGCTAATATATATTATATTACTAATGAAAGCGGATATGATTATCGTAAAGCAAAAGTTGTATGTCTTGCTACTATGGCCATTAGTAATGAAGAAGAATATAATTTTTCTGGACTGAAGAAGATTGTTAGTGCTGAGTATTGTGGAGAAATTGAGTATCCTCGTATTGAACGAAATCAAGACGAGTATGATGCGCGAAGAGATTTTGATATACTGAGAAAGAAAGCTACTACGACTGTCAAGAATAGTTCTGATATTTTTTCTTGGCTTGACGGACCTTACAATTTTACTTCTAATGCCACAAATAAAACCACTCAAAATGATATTTTGAATACCTGGAATACCTGTACTACTGGTAAACTTACTGATGTAGTAACAACTACCATCAAGCTAAATGGAACGGGTATAATTACTAATACGCCTAAAGAAGAAACTAACTATTTGAAACTCAATAATCTACCTAAAATAAATACTGAAAAAAAGAAGGAGAAAACTATGTTTGAAAGTATGATGAAAAATCTGCACTTTGGTAAGGCAGATAATGCTAAAATGTCCATTTATGGGCCTGCTCTTCGAGAAGCCGTTTCTGGAGACACTTGGATTGCATTTGATAAGTCAAAAGAGCAGTGGATTGATGTTCCTTGGGAAGCCATTCTTGATATTCCTCTGCTTGAAATGCCTGTTGCTAAGAACGATATCCAGATTGGAGACTTCATTTTCCATGCAGGAGTTGGCTGGGTGCGTGTAATTGATTTTGATGACGAGATGAATTATTTTATCGAAGCAGAAGACCCCTCTAATCACGAAATCATCAAAATTCTTCCTACGCGCAATATGTTTGGCTTTGATTTCTACACAAAGCTTATTGTTCCTTTTGATATGGGTGCTACCCTTGGTGGCGCGAGCGCATCTAATCCCTTTGGTATGCTTCCTATGCTTATGATGATGAGTGATAAGAATAAGTCTGGTTCTGGAGATAATTCTATGCTTATGGCTATGATGATGATGCAGAACGGAACTATGGACTTTACGTCCAATCCTATGATGCTCTATGCGCTTCTGGGCGATAAGGGTAGCGATAATTCTATGCTTATGGCTATGCTTATGAACCAGATGATGCAGGGCGCGCCCACTAAGCATACTTGTAATTGCGACCATAACTAAATTATAAAACTAAAACTACCTACACAAAACAAATACCTATTTTGGAGATAAAGGAGTAAACTATGGAAAACGGAAAACGTGATGTAAAGCGTGAGGCTTCTCTGCGCGCGACCCTCTATGATATGGTTCTGAACACTCTCGCGCAGAACGGATATACTTTTGAGCCTGTTGTTGGTGGTAGTCTTATTACTATCGATAACCATACCCATTGCAAGCTGACTATCTCAGTATGTAATGAGGATAAGGTTCCGGAGTATCTGGCAGATTATGCCGAACAGCAGAAAAAGAGTGCTGAGCGCGCGCAGGCTCGCGCGGACAAAGAAGCTGAGAAAGCTCGTAAGGCGCAGGAGCGCGCAGAGAAAAAGGCGAATAAGTGACCCCTGTATTATAAGCTATACGAGCGGAGTATATTGCTCCGCCCGCTTTAGTATATGAAAGGAGAGACAATGGACAGAATATTTAGGCGTAAGCCAACCTTTACTACTGCCATACAATTTGATGGAACTAATGCTTCTGATGTGATGAAATTTTGCGCGCGCCACTTGATTGAAGTTGGGAATAGGATTATATTTGAAGCCCTAGATGGGCAACATATCATTGAGCCTGGTGACTTTATTGTCAAGGGTGTGGCAAATGAATTTTATCCAGTAAAAGAGCATATATTTTGGAAAACCTACGAGGAGATTATCGTAAATGAAACTGACGTATGAAGAATTTGCAGAATTTCTTGGACGATATATTGAAAGCGAAAAGAAATTCAATAATTTTGCACAAGCAGTAGAAGAATATTTTACTGATACATATATAATGGCGCCGAAAGATAGCGAGTTAGTTCTTGATATTTTGCGCACTGTGATGGGTGATGATGAAGATTGGATTAGCTATTGGATGTATGAGTTGGATTGCGGGCGCGAATGGAAGCCGTATATGGTAACTAAGAATGGAGAAGATATTCCTTTGCGAACGATGGAAGATTTGTGGAATTTGTTGAATAAGGAGGCGCACGAATGAAGATTTATCTAGCTGGCCCTATTTTTACCTATGGAGATTTACTTCGTAATACCGAGTGGGCGGAGAAAATTCGTCAGGCAGTTCCTGGCGTTGATTTATATAATCCCTTGGAAAATACTGACATAAATGGAGTAGAGGGTAAGAAGAAATTTGCTGGTTCGCGCGAAATTGCACAGGCAGATAATCTTCGTTTAGATAAGACAGATGTGCTCATAGCTTGCATTGATGGGGATGTATTACCTAGTGGAACGTGTGCAGAGATTGGAAAATTTCACGAAAAGATTGCGCGCGGAGACCATAAGTATATTATCGGTATTTGCACAGATAATCGTCAATGCTATTTGACTAGCAGTCTAGCGAAAGATGCTGGTGGAGCGAGCGAACTTGGAGAACAGCAGTATTCTTATCAAAATCTTTATGTAACTGGGCTTATCAAGCAGTATGGAGTTCTTGTTTATACTATTGATGAAGCTATTTATTACTTACAAAAGTGGGCTACAAATAAGGAGGAGAATAGATGAAGTATGGAATAAAGGATAAGCCCCCATTTGGGCAATTGGTTCTCTTCTCACTTCAAATGATGCTTAGTTGCTTTACCGCGACAGCACTTATTGGACAGATTTGTAATGTTCCTTTGTCTGGCGCATTTGTAGGCTCTGGGCTTGCAACTATTGTATATCTTATTGCAACTAAGTTTGAAAGTAGTATGTACATTTCTAATTCAGGCGCCTTTGTATCACCTGTATTGATTGCGCTTCAACTTGGTGGCGCGACTGCGGTAACCATTGGCGGTGCAGTTGCTTGTATTGTTTATTGTATTTTTGGCTTTATCTTTATGAAGATTGATGTAAACCATATTTATAAAGTATTACCTAAAGTACTTATTGGTTCTATTACTGTAGTTATTGGTATTACTCTTATGAGTTTTATTCCATCATATATTGGTGATACTGGTAATGTGGGTATGTTTATTGCGCTCATTACGGTACTTACTATTGCTTTTATTTCTCATTATTGCAAGGGCGCGCTTGCGTTATTTCCATTTTTGATTGGTACTCTTGTAGGATATATAGTATCTATTCCTTTTGGGCTTGTAGATTTTAGTGTTTTTGAAGGAATTAGTTTGTTTACTCTACCTGACCTTGGTTTCCTTCATTGGACAAATATTGATGTAAGTATTCTGCCTAATATTATTGTTATTTTCGTGGCATTCACAGTAAGCGCAATTTGCGAATGTCTCAGCGATCATGCCGTTCTTGGTAATATTATTGGTGTTGATTTGTATCATAGACCTGGCCTTGGGCGCATCTTTATTGGTGAAGGATTGGCAAATCTTGTAGGTACATCAAGTGGGCAACTCGCCCAATGTAGTTATGGCGAAAGTTTGTCAACTATTGGGTTTAGTAAGTGTGGCTCTGTTTATTCTACTCTTGGATGTGCACTCTTTATGATTGCACTTGGTTTTATTGAACCTGTGCAGGCTTTTGTGGCATCCATTCCTTCTTGTGTTATTGGTGGCGGAACCGCAATGGTACTTTATGGATTTATTGCTAATAGTGGTATTCGTACCTTGCAGTCAGTAGACTTCAATAATCAGAAGAACCTAATTATTTCTTCTGTTGTTATGTCTCTTGGTATCAGTGGCGTTATTGTAGGTAATGATACATTCCATTTGAGTGGGACTGCACTTGCACTTATTGTAGGTATTATTTTGAATTTTGTATTGAAGGAGAAAAATAACTAATGCTACGTTTGAAAGAAAAATTGACATTCCGTTGTGAGACTGAAGACGAAGCTAAGTCGCTTATCGAACGCTATAAGCAGGATGGGCGCACAAATGGTTATGAAGTGAATAAGGTTTCTTATCAGTATAAAGAGAAGAAAATCAAAGGCGAGGTAGCGGACTCATGTTTTTTGACAGAGCTTGAATTGGTATATACTACCATTTGGGCAGGTCTTGAAGGATGATTGATTGTCGCTATGCCCATGAAGAGTGTGGCAGAACTGTATGTTGGGCTACTAAAGACCGCGAAGTATGCTATGCGCGCGGTTGTAAGTCTTATGTACCTATAAAGGGTAAGCCTAAAATCATCACTCTTTGCGGTTCTACACGCTTCATGGAGGACTTCCTAAATATCGCGCGGGACTATACTCTCAAAGGTTGGATAGTTCTTATGCCTGGAGTGTTTGCGCATAGCGATGGAACGACGCTCACTGATGAGCAAAAAGCACAATTAGATGAACTCCATAAGCGAAAAATAGATATGAGTAATGCGGTTTTTGTCATCAATAAGGGTGGATATATCGGTTCCTCAACAGAAAGTGAAATACGTTATGCGCGGGCGCATCTCAAAGAAATAGTATATTTAGAACCTGACAAGATGCTAAAATTCTAAAATTTGATTTTTCTTCCTTTCTATGTTACAATATTTATATAAAATAGAAAGGAAGAATAATTATGACTTTTACTGAACATATTATAGACATAATGAAAAAAACCGAATTGCTAATATCATTCAAGTCAGAAAAGAGATTAACAGTCTTTGGGTGCAAGAAAAAATAGACAATTATCTTGAACGCTTTAGTGGATTATTTTCTAAAGAAGAAGTTATCCAACAAATTTTGGACAATGACCTTATTGCATCTTTCTTTGCGAAAGACCCTTCTAAGCAAAATGTGTCTGAAAAAGAGTGCGCAAAATGGATTGGTGCAGAAAAGCTTCCTGCATTAGGTAAAAACTGTATTCGCTTTGATAAAGAAGGAAATATTGTATCTAAAAAAGATGTTGGCGTCTCAAAATCAGCAGACTTCTTGGTAGAAGGTATTTATTTTACTCAAAAATACACTAGTGAAAATTCAGGTGGCGCGCAAGATAATCAATATGAAGATGTAGTTACTTTTCTTATAAATGGTTCTAAGCAACATAAGGTTGGCGCAATTGTTGATGGGTTTTATTGGGATAATTTGAAGAATAAGGTAAAAATAAAAGAGGCTTTCAAAAATAATTCTAATGTAATTATTCTTTCCGCAGATGAAATAAAAGGAGGGAAAATTATTGAAAACTGACTTAGAAAAAACTCAACATTATACCACAGAAGCAGAGAAAGTATGCCAAGGACTATTGGAATATATTCCTATTTCTGCTATTTTAGTAGAACCTTTTGTAGGAGATGGAGACTTAGTTCGTCTTTTTCCGCAATCAAAATGGATTACTTATGATGTTGATAACTCTGTAGAGGCAGATTATATCTAGGATACTTTATTAGAAGTACCAGATTATAGTGAGAAATGGGTTATTACAAATCCACCTTTCCTTGCAAAAAATAAGGCTACAGATAAACGTTATTTTTCTGCAAGTAAGTATAATGATTTATATAAAATAGCACTTTCAACCATTATCGGTTGCAAAGGAGGTATTATAATTGTCCCTCTAAACTTTTTGACAGACGAAGATAGTAGAGACATTCGAGAAACCTTTTTATCAAAGTATATTATAGATAAGGTAAATATTTTTACTGTCCCTGTATTTAAAACTACTTCATATTCTGTTTGCGCTTTAGCTTTTCACCTAGAGGAAAATAATGAGCAAAATATCTTAGTAAGAATTTTGCCAAATGATATTGAGTTTGAATATAATGCTAATAAGCAGTATGGGTATCGAATGGCTGGAAAATTTTTTGAAGAAGTTGATAAAGAACAATCTATATATGGCCGTCTAACAGAGAATACTACTGATTATATTACAAAAATGAAATTATATGCATTAGACACACGCACAGAAAAAATACGAATAGAATATGATGAAACGCCATATGTTGGGAAAGTCTCTGACAGAACATATCTTACTTTTACAACTAAAAAGGATTTGACAGATGAGCAACAAAAGCAACTTATTGATGAGTTCAATAGACGTTTGAATAAAGAAAGAGAAAAATATCATAACCTTATTCTAACGAACTATCGTGATTGGAATAGAAAACGCATAGGTTTCACTTTTGCTTATAAGCTACTTTCTATGATTACTCGTGAATTGAAATTCTAAAATTTGATTTTTACCCTCCATTATGGTATAATTATATCAGAATGGAGGGATTAGTTATGTCTTTTGAATTTACTCCGGATATTACTCCTTACCTTGGAGATAACCAAAAAGTTCTAATTGAACACTGTACAGTGCTTGATATTTCTGAAGGTGGATGCGATGCGGAAATCCATAGTGTCGATTTTAGATACTATAATTGGGAAACAGGAAAAGGTATGATTATTTTCCACAATAAAGTAGAGGACAGTGGCTATAGCTCTATTGAGAAGTTTACTGATTGCGCGCTAATTGGAGAATTGAAAGATGAACGTATTTGTTTCTCCTATTTAGTGTATGAGGATATTTGTGAAACCCATTTTGACTTTGGATTTGAAGATGAAGAACTGGATGAAGATGAGGATGATGAGGGGCCCGAATACGCTCTTTGATTATTTTGCGTGGGTAGCATAAAATTTTAGAATGGTATGGATTTTTGTATATGGCGCCCGCGCGAAAACTACTTATTTATAGAGGTTATAATAATGGTAAATAAAGGCTATCTTCAGGCTAAAACAGACAAGGCATCAGATGAGTATTACACTCCCGCTTATGCAGTAAAGCCTATTATAAAATATCTTAGAGATACTTCCAAAACTATTTGGTGCCCATTCGATACTCAAGATAGTGAGTATGTGAAACTTTTTGAAAACGCGGGACATAAAGTAATCGCTACACATATTGATAATGGGCAAAATTTCTTTTATTATGAGCCAGAAGAACACTATGACTATATTATAAGTAATCCACCTTTCTCTTGTAAGGATGCTATATTGGCTAGGCTAACTGAGCTAAATAAACCTTATGCTATTCTTTTGCCTCTTCCAACACTCCAGGGTCAAGGAAGATTTGAAGATTTAGTGGGCGCGCAAGCTTTAGTTTTTGATAAACGTATCAATTTCTATACCGACCTCGCGCATACTTCTATGGCAAAAGGGGTAAGTTTCGCATCTATTTATATTTGTAAAGATTTTCTGCCAAGAGATTTGATTTTTGAAAGATTGGATACTAAAATATGAATATAAAGAATTGTCCCATATGTGGGCATCATCTATCAATCACCAATGGGACAGCCTATTGTCCTATTTGTGATAGAGAAAGTACCGAACGAGAACTTTTTCGCTTATAGCTTATAAAGGAGGCAGAAAAAAGTGAAGAAGAAGAAAACTAAACCTCGCACCTTCAATGAAATGGCGCGAACGGTGCGAGGCTCTTGGGGAGACGTAAATCCAGTCACACGAGTAGAGCGAGACAAAACAAAATACACAAGAAAGACTAAACATAAGGGTAAAGATAACTCCTACCTTTATGGGCTAGTAGCCTAATGGTTCAGGCAACGCCCTTTTAAGACGTCTAATGCTGGTTCGATTCCAGTCTAGCCCACCAGCCCGAAAGGGTATTCTACTAGTAGGAGTGAAAATTTATGGAACAAGTTCTTTCTTGGATAAAGCTTGCCATTTAGGTTCTATCTTGTCTCGCTGTAATTATTCCTCTTGGCTATAAGTTATACAATACAGTTGTTGCTTATGGCAAAGAGAAGAATTGGCCCAAGCTCGTTGGCCTTGTTGTTGTATATATGGCAGAAGCCGAAAAGAAGCTCTCTGAGGGAGCGGATAGGAAAGCTTGGGTTATGGCTATGATTTAGACTACAGCCAAACAAATGGATTATGAACTTACTGAAGTCAAGCTTGCGGAGATTTCCCAACTCATTGATGACCTTTGCGCGATGGCAAAGCAAGTCAATGTAAATGTTCTTCCTGCTGAGGGCGAAGAGCCCGTAGTTGAATGAACTTTGGGAGGGTGAATGCCCTCCCAATCTATAAATTTATCGAGCCCGCGCCCTCTAAATAGGGCTTGTAATTAGAACTTCTATGTAGAAAGGTGGTTTATGATTTTGAGTGTCAACTGGCTTTATACTGGGGATATACATGGAGATTTTTCTCGCTTTCGAGATAACCCCATAGCTCAGGATAAAAATAATTATATTGTAATTGCTGGCGATTGTGGTGCTAATTTCTTCGGTGGCAAGCGGGATGCGCGAGTGTGGCAAGAAGTATCTAAGTATCCTTGTCGTTTCTATACCTATTGCGGAAACCATGATATGCGTCCACAGAATGCATACAATATGGAGCGCATCTATGATGAAGCAGTAAAAGGTTGGGTATGGTGGAACCCTTATTTTCCTAATCTTCGTTATTTTGAAGACTATGGTATTTATATGCTTGGTGAATATAAGTGTGCCATCATAGGCCACGCTTATTCTATAGATAAATACTATCGTCTTATGCGTAATTGGACGTGGCATCCAGATGAGCAACTTACTGCCCAAGAGCGTCATGAGTGCCAGAAGCTTATGGAAGGTCAGCATTTTGATTTTGTAATGACTCATACCGCGCCATATAATTCGCGCCCGATAGACAAATTTTTGGCTTGTGTAGACCAATCTACTGTAGACGAAACTATGGAGCACTGGCTTGAGGCTTTGCGCGCAGACATAGATTATGATGTTTGGCTTCTTGGTCATTATCACATTGACCGTATTCAGGAGCCTAAAATGCGTATCTTCTATCAAGATATTGACAGTTTAGATAATATCTATATACAAATGGTAGAATCCAAAATTTGAAAATTCAGAAAAATAATGGTATAATATATATAGAAAATGAAAGTGAGGGAAAACTAAATGATTACAACTAATGATTGGAATATCGTTCTCAAAGAGCTTGGCTATAAGGAGCCGACGCCGAAGGCAAAGCGTAAGCGTAAGCAGAAGCCTACCAAGTGCCGTATCTGTGGCGCGAATATGGTGCCTCACCCTGGTACCAATGTCTTTACTTGCTCTGGCACGATTGAGAAAGAAATTGAAAAGGATGGCAAGACTATCAAGGTTAGTGAGCCTTGTCCTAGTGTCTTCTTGCGCAATCATATTATCAAGTAAATAACCCCATAAAATCTAACCGAAAGGGAGGACTAGTTATGGAAAAAATCATTGTAGTAGTTGGCTATTTCCCTAAGTCTAGAGTGTATATGGCTAAAATTGTGCGCGGAGACATATGGGCGCAAACTTGGAAAGATAAGTGGACTGCTGATGGTGGGACCGTGGCAGTAGGGAAAATGTTTTACACCAGTGGCAAGCGCGAAGAAGCTTATAATATCCTCAAGACTAAACTTATAAAAGAAATAAAGGAGAAGAATAACTAATGGAAGATGGTTGGATAGATGTAAACTATTCCTTCTCTACTGTAGGCTATGCGCGTGATACATTACTTGCGCGATTACAGCATATGGTTGTAAATTATGAACGGTTGGAACTTGTTGATAGATATCATTGGAATGATTGGCGCGAAACAATTCTTTTGCGCGGGTATATTCGTGATGAAGAGTATAGCGAGTTTCAGAAGTTTATGGAAGAAATAATGCGTGAGTATGATGCGTGAAATTTGAATTTTTAGTAATTTTAGTATATAATATATATGTAAGGTTGAGAGAGGAACTTCATTGTATTCCTCTCGAAGCCTAATGAGCTAACTCACCATAGGTTATAAACTAGAAATAACTTAATTTTGACTTTCTGGAAATTTTAGTGTATAATAAATACAGAAAGTGAGACATGGGGAATTGGTGTAATAGGTAGACACAAGGCACTTAAAATGCCTGGGCGGAAGCCGTACCAGTTCGAGTCTGGTATTCCCTACCATACAAAAGGATAGGATGATGTTGGCCTATCATCTGATAAGAGATGCCCCTCTTCCTTTTGTTTATTTTAGGGCAGGGGGTAAATTTATGGCATATATTTATAAGATTGTAAATAGAGTGAATGGAAAACTCTATATTGGCAAAACCTAGTTCTCTATTGAAAGGCGATTTTAGGAGCATATTAGAGCCTCTAAAAAAGAAATTTGTGCTAATCGTCCTTTATATAAAGCTATGAAAAAATATGGGATTGATAATTTTTACGTTGAACTTATTGAAGAAACTAATAATCCAGAAGAGCGTGAGCAGTTTTGGATAAGATATTATAACAGTTATGTTGGTTTTTCTAACTGTCAAGGTTATAATGCTACTTTAGGTGGCGACGGGAAAGCTTATATTGATAGAGAGCCGATAATTGAACTTTTTTAGTAGGGTCTTACATAGAGAGAAATTTCTTCTTTATTAGGCTATGATGCTCATACTATAAGAGTAGCTTTGAATGAAGCTGGAATTTCCCATAAAGAAATTGAAAATAATGCTCTTTCTAAATAGAAAAAGGGCGTTCAGATGTTAGATAAAATAACTTCTGAATAGATAGCTCTTTTTTCTTCTATAATGGAAGCAGAAAGGTATCTCCAAAAACCGCAAAGTTGCCGGCATATAGCTGAGGTTTGTAATGGAAAACGAAAATCAGCTTATGGGTATAAATGGCGATGGAATAACTAAAATAAATTTATGGATGTATAACATCCATAATATATGGCGGGAAGCGATGGTCGCAGATTGGCCTCATACACCAATTGTTGAGTGTTCGAATCACTCTCCCGCAAGTAATGGACGCGCCCTAATGCGTCCCATAAATAATCAGGGCAGTGCGAGAGAGGATGGATTTACGGTAAACTACCACCGGCGTCACAGACCTAATATGGGCTGACGATATGTGGCTTGTCATTTGCAGTCGCACTATAATACAAAGAAAACGAAAGTAACCGTGTATTTCTTACTCTGCGCGCCCTGCATTCAAAGCGCTCAATGAAGCAGGAGCTTAGCAGACAAAAGAAAAGGGTTCGTTTAGCTTATAACCCTAAAAGCTAAACTTTGTATAGAGGCAAGAGGACGAACCTCTATGGGGTTTTACTTGCGGTCTCCTAACGAACTAGCAAGGGGCAGAGAGAGCCCAAAACTTCTCTCCGCAGGCACGGCGATAGTCATCCCGCTTATGTGAAGGGTTCGTAGCGTAAAATGTACCCTATCCAGCAAGAAGTTACGCTGGGAGTTAGCTTCCGCTGGCAGTCGTGAAAGCTCGCGTCTTAGGCTGTGTCAATGCCCTAAGCGTTAGGTCGATTACGAGAAATTGACTAGGTTTTAGTGCTTTTGTGAAATATAAAGCTCCGCGCAGATAAGGCGCGAAAGGGATATGCGCAGTCCCACTATCCAGTTTAGTCGTTGCTGTATAAACGACTACCATAGGGCGCGCACCCATTGATAAATGCGCGGGCTGTCTTTGCCTCAGAAATTATAGGTTGCGCATATAAACTTGAGATTAGCGTAAAATAGTATAAGTCCTATAAGAGTAAGGAAAAAGAAAAAGGGAAAGGAAAAAGATAGAAGTAGGGCGTAGAGTTGGTGGTATGCTCGCGCGGAGGATGAAACCATCCATGGAGTATTCGTATAGTGGCTAATATTCTAGACTTCCAATCTAGCGCGGTGGGTTCAATTCCCACATACTCCTCCATGGTTCGGTAGTTTATCCCTAAAAAGCTACCTAGAATTTTGACTTTCTGGATATTTTGGGGTATAATATATTTAGAAAGTAGATAATCCGGCTTGGCGTAAAAGTTATCGCGGCGGTCTCTAAAACCGCAGAACTTGGAGCGTTACCAAGAGCCGGTGCCATACTAAAGGCGCACACAGCAATCCTTATTATAAAAGAATTTGTTGGTTTGTATAAACATAAAACTTGCGTCTTGAGTTTATTTCAAAAGAAAGAAAGGAAAACACTTATGTCTACGAATAAAGGTTATATGAAAGCCTATAACTCCATTGAGAAGCCTGGTTCTAAGTCCTCCATTGCACGTCAGGCGGAACTTTCTGCGCGACCCATTATTTTCCATTCTTGTAGTGTATGTGGCGCGCGAGGAACATTGTATCGTGCAAATAAGGGCGAGCATCCTGCAACTTATGTTTGTAAGGAGCATCGGGCGAAGTAAGTTTCGCCCTATATATTGTGCTTTAGCTCAGTGGTAAGAGCCGGCGACTTATAATCGTCAGACGATAGTTCAACTCTATCAAGCACAACCATTTAGGAGGAAGGATATAATCCATAATCTACCTCCACTAATATGGCGTAAGTAGCTTGGACTTTGCTCCACTTATAATAGAGCCAACTCAAAGCATAGTTTTATAGAGCGTGAGAGCCAACATAAATGTTGGCTCCCGCAATTGAAAAGCTAGTTATTCATTTTTTCTACCTCCTTCTTTGTGCTCTTTTGGTCGTTGAGAGGATAAATAAAACGACTACCAATAGACTTTCACACCTCTGGTAGGCAACAAGTGGAAAAAGAAAGTCTTTATGAAAGTGGGAAAATCCTTCCACTTGCGCGGAAACTGTTTCAGAATTGACCACTGCGACAGTATCTTCGTTTATAGGTTATAGCCTAGTTAGCCATTACAGGAAGTCTGGTCAATGGATTGTAGTGGCTGACATATTTGGTGCCATCGACTAATTGGCTAGGTCACGACCCTTTCACGGTCGTAATGTTGGGTTCAAGTCCCACTGGCATCTCCAATATATTACTAATATACTAGAAAGGAAGAGACAAATGGACATCACCAATCTTAACACCTACAACGCGCGCATGGCGTCCTCTATTGAGGATAAAATGTGGTTTTGGGATAAAGTCAAACACACTACAGACTCTATTGTAGACTATGGATGTGCCGATGCGTCTCTTCTTTTGCGTATCAATGAAGAGCATCCTTACCAAACTCTTATTGGCTATGATGCTTCTGATGATATGCTAGCCCGCGCGAAAGAAAAAACTAAAAACACGCCTATTTGTTTTGTGGAGAGCATATTTGAGCCAGAGATGGAAGAAGCTTGCCTTGTTCTTTCTTCTGTAATTCACGAAATTTATTCCTATCAATCCAAAGAAGAAGCAGAGTTTGAGTTAGGGCTACTTTTTGACCTTGGCGCGAAGTATATTGCCATTCGTGATATGGGCGTGCGAGATGTATGTCGTAATGTTGAAACTCCTATTGAAGTTTTGGAACAAATCTATGAGCGCGATGGAGTTGCGAAAGTTGCTTCTTTTGAAAAATATCAAGGCCGTATTTCTAATTGGGCTAACTGTATTCATTATCTGTTGAAGGCGCCCTATGATGAGAATTGGGCACGCGAAGTAGAAGAAAATTATATTCCATTTACTACAAATGATGTGCTCGCGCAATATAATATATATAGCCCCATAAAGTATGATGTAGTGTATTTTGAAGCATACACTCTACCCTATGTGCAAGAACGTCTTATCCGAGATTATAATTTTGGTTTGCGCGCGCCAACCCACTATAAATTACTTCTTGAACGTCGTTCCTAAGTTATATGCCATCGTGGTGGAAAGTATACACTCAGGTCTTAGGAGCCTGCGCCTGAAAAGGATTGCGAGGTCGAACTCGCCGGTGGCACCAATAGGATTTGGGTTATTCTAAATTCTATAATATGATAAAACATAAAGTAAAGAAAGGAGAAGGAAATGGTATCTGGTTCTATATTCCATGGTAGGGCAGTTGCGAGTCTGTTGTTGGTATTTGCTCCATTGTAAGTTGGTTCTTTGGTCTTGGCGCATTGCTTGGCGTGGTGCTTGGTATTGTTGGTCTTGTGCTTGCTGATCAGGCTAAGAGGGCTGGTAATATTGAGGGTATCCGCACTGCTGGCTTCGTATGCTCGCTAATTGGTCTGATTGGTTCTGGTATTGCAGTAATTATCGCTCTTGGCGCGGTATTTGCACTTGGCACTCTTGCTTATATGTTTGCCTAAAATTTGAATTTTCTGAAAATTTAGTGTATAATATATACATAAGATGAAGAAAGGAAAGAAAATCTAATGGCTTATTTTGATTGTATGGGAACTTGCGGGGTTAGTCCTTTCAAGTGTAAGAACCATTATTGCAGTGGTAACCCTCACTATACTCCGCCGAAGCGGAAAGTGAAACCCAAGCAGGGTTCTGGCAATCATCCCGTTCGTTCTATTCGTGCGAAAATTCGTAAGGATGACGGGCGCGGGTATAATTTCTTTGAAGATATAGCGCGAGACGAATAAGTTTAGCGTTTAGTAGTTAGTCTAAAGGCGCGGAACTGCAATCTTTAAAAAAAGAATGTAAAAATTATATATACTGTCGAGCGACCCCCGGTAGGCTTGACCCCAAGTTTCGCTGGATTATCCAGCCCGCGCCTTGAATTTATGGATGGTTATCTCAACTGGAAGAGAGCTCGCCTTACACGCGAGAGGTTAGAAGTTCAAGTCTTCTACTATCCACCACAGATTACCACTTGTTTAGATTGTTATCCTCCTGAGACGTCAGTTAGTTCTGGCAATCAATAAGTGAATAATCTACGTCCAATATCTCACTCACGACGTAAAACTCTTGTGAGGTCGCAAAGGAGAGATGCGTGAGCGGGTCTCACTCCAGACTGCGTTAGGTCGAAAAGACGTCTAGCTCAACCTTTTTCTTTGTCTGTTCTTTTAGTGGAAGCATCGAAAAATGAACGGCAGAAACGTTTCGAGGTTTGAGTGGTTTCCTTAGGAGACTGAAAACCACTCACTATGCTTCGGTGCTGGAATTGGTATACAGGCTAGTCTCAAAAACTAGTGTCGGAAGACTTGCGGGGTCGGGGCCCGCCCGAAGTACCAGAACGGTTGTTGGGCCAACCGTTTCGTTTCCTCTTTTTCTTTGTAGGGTTTGGCAGTTTTCCTTGGGGTCTTACTTCTAAAAACTGCCTTTTATATTGAGGATGTGGTGTAATGGTAGCATTCCTGTTTTGGGTACAGGCGGAGCCGTTCAAATCGGACATCTTCAACCACACATCAAAAAATTTAGGAGGTATATTATGCCAAAGGTAGTCTATGTATGTAGTGACTGTGGTAAGTCCTATGATAGTGAAGCGAAGGCTCTTGCTTGTGAGGAAGCTCACGACAGCGAGCGTAAGCGCAAGGAAAAACTTAAGGCTGAAAAGGAAGCTCGTCTGGAAGCTATTCGCGCGCAGTACGAAAAGCTTCTTAGCGATATTCGCAAGTTCAATGAGGATTATGCAGAGCCTGCGACTATGAGTTATACTGGTGCTTTGGATAAGGTGCTTGATAGTTTCTTCAAATTGTTCTAAGCGGATTGTTGAATAAGATATAAAGGCGCATACAGCAAATTCTTATGATATATTTTTGGCTATATATATATTGAAATGCGTCTTGGTTTATATTCGCGCGTGTTGTAATAGTAGCAAACAAGGCTTTGACCCTTGGGGAAGTGGAGCGTAACCATTCGCGCGAGCCAGATAGGTTGAACAAATCGTCTAATTCAAGTAGGTTATAAGATAGTCTGCTAATTTCCGTTCAGCAGGAGCGCAGAAAGATAGATATAAGACCTAATATATCTTTTGTTCAATCAATCAATAATTTGAATAATTCTAAAATATATTGTATAATATATACATAAAGTAAAGAAGAAAGGAAACACTAAAATGGAAACCTATCCTATTGAGAAGTATAAGTTCATTATTCTGCCTGAGCAGAAGAAAGTCATTGCACTTACTAGCTATGCGGGTAAGCCAGTGAGGGGTGTCGCTGTGTGCAGTGAACACGATGAATTTGATATTGAAACAGGTAAGCGACTTGCTTCCGCGCGAGCCAATGTAAAGGTGGCAATGAAGCGTAAGGCGCGCGCCGAAAAGAAACTTGCGTATTTCGATAAAATTATTGAGGATGTGGAACGTGAGTATCACGAGCTTGAAGCCTATCTCTACATGGCTAACGAGCGGTGGGAAAATGCGATTGATGAACTGGCTGATGTGCTGAATGATGTTGGAGCACTTGAGCCGATGGATGTTGAGTAAGGAGTAAATTTATGGGTCGGCGCGGAAGTAAATATTGCGAGAAATGTGGGTGTTATTTGCCTGAAGGAGAGACAGTATGTGTTTCTTGTGGGTATGATTTCATCACAAAAATTCTGCCAACTTCTAAACCTAGTAGTGAACTTACTGTAAATGATTTTGATGAACTACTTGGTACATATAGTAGATACCATACTATAGAGCATAAAGAAGAAAAATACATTCCTTGTGAAAATAGTTCTACCGCGCTGACTTATTCTAAATGTACTGATTGGGTTTATCCTACTAGCATGATATGTGATTCTAAAAACTATACTAATATCTGTTGTCAATCCAATACTCCTAGCGAAATATATAATCGAGATTCCCAGACGGTGGCTCAGTGTCATACCTTCTTGCCTGTGGATTATGCGCAACTGGTGAATGTGGCACCGAAGGTAAGACAACGTACTTTGGACGAAGTACTTGATGAGTTGGAAAAAGAGAGTATTTATGAACAACTTGCGCGAGCAATGAACCAGACTTCTTGCTCAACTGTTCAAGCCTCTGAAGCTTTTACTCAACTTGCACGAGACCATCGAGATGCGCAAAAACAAGTAATGTTGCATGAAATTCTTTGGGCAAAAGGAGGAAAAGGCAATTCTTCAATAATTAGAACTCCAAAGGCGGAAAAGGATTTGCCATCAGTAATGGCGAGACAGAAGAGGTAAAAGAATGAATATTTTTGAAATGACAAAAGAAGATTTTGATAAAGTGCCAGAAAGAGGCGGATGATCAAGAGATATTGGAGAATTTAGCGCGTTAGTTATTATTCCGCAGGACTATGCACATGACAGTGGTTGGATGTGTATGGATTTTGTGGCGGTTGACAAAGAGGGTGAACCGATTTGTAAACTTTCTGGTTGCTCCGATGTATTGAACCTTGACGGGATTGGCGGATATGGAGAATGGCTCGGTGGAGAATTGCCAAACTGTATCAAGCCGAAAGGATGGAGAATTGACTGTTTGCCTTGTGGGTATTTGCGGTTGTTTAGTCGTAGTACGCTGACTGCTGGTCCAGCACTTAGTGATTTTGAAATTTATGCAAAGTAAAGGGAATATAACAATGTCCATTAGAGAAAAGTTGATTGAACTTCTTGCTCCAACATCGCTTGATTTTGAAGAAGCGGTATACTTGACTGATTATCTTGTGAAGAACGGCGTAACGGTGCAGGAATTTGGCCATTGGGTATCGTTAACCGATTGTGCAAATGCAGGAGTTTATTGTTCAGTATGTCATAAAAAGGTTTACAAAGAAGATTATGCGTGGTGCAACAGAAAAAACAAACTGCGTTCTAACTATTGTCCGCATTGTGGAGCAAAAATGTTGCCACATCCGCCGAAAGGAGAATGATTAAATATGGTTGAAAATGTTTGTGTTACTGTGAGCAATTACGCAACAGAAGCATTGCAAAACACCTTGAATTTTTATGGGAAAGAAGGATTTTCTTTAGTTTCAACTCAAATGGCATCGGATAAATATGGGAGCCAAGTGATGTATTTGTTCTTTGTTCGACACACTTGAGCAAATTGGCAACCGACGAAAGGAGAATAACAATGGCTGAATTTTGTATGCACGAGAAACACGGTGGCGTATGCAATCTGACGGGTAGCTATTGCAACCTCGGCCCTTGTCCGAACGAAGACATTGAAGAGTTTGTGCCTGTGCGGCATGGGCGGTGGGAGAGAACATCAGACGGTGCTGTACTATGCACTGCTTGCAAGCGGAAAATGAATTCGTCTCAGTATGGATATGCTTTTTGCAGTTTATGTGGGGCAAAGATGGATGAAAGTACTGACTGATAGAAGTTAGGAAAAAACTAACTGGAGGAATTAATGTATGATATATACTACTTATTTTGCACAGCTCCGCAATCTACCAAAAAATATCATCCCTATAAGCATTTGTGCTAAAGCTCCAAGTTGGTATAATGGATTGCAATATAGGAAACTTGCTCCTAAATATGATTTTTTCATGGAGTGGAAAAAGAACCATGATAATGATTATTATATCAAGTGTTTCAACGAGCAAGTGTTGGGAGTACTAAATGCAACTGATGTCATTTTAGATTTGTCGAGAATGACATATAATTTTAATGGCGGAGAAAGCGATATCTGTCTGGTCTGCTATGAGAAGCCAGATGATTTCTGCCATAGGCACTTGGTTGCCCAATGGCTCTGTACCAATGGATTTCCATGTACTGAGTGGACAAAAGGTTAATTCTATAAATATAAATGTGTTAGTCCTAAATGCACGATAAACTTGCAAGGTGCAAGACCCGACTTGAAATCGGTGGGTAGGTGAAAGCCTATGGGCTTCGAATGCTCTGTCGTGCGCCAAATATGCGGAGTAAACCAATGAGGTATTGGGCTCGCCTGCTAAGCGAAGTGTGGTCGCAAGGCCATCTGGTTCGCGTCCAGTGCTCCGCGCCATATGCTTCCATAGTATAACGGTTATTACAAAGCACTTGTAATGCTTAGATATCAATTCGACTTTGATTGGAAGCTCCACTACCCGTGTGAGCGGGTTATTTTATTTTATGGAGAGATGAATTATGGATTATACAGGTTATAAGACACTACAGCTCGATGATAATGCATTGAGCCAACTATACACCTATGGAAATTTGGGTGCGGGCGCGCCTGAATTTTTGGTGAATGAGTATCTTATAGCGACAGATAAAGATGATAATCCAGTGGACTACTTCCGCTATAATACTGAAGGTTATTTTGTCCGAGTGCCTTTCCGCACTATTCAAACCGATTACATTGGTGAAGTAAAACCTCGTAATGCAGAACAGCGTATAGCTATCGATATGCTGAAAAATCCTGATATAGGTATTAAGATGCTAGGAGGTAGCTTTGGACGAGGGAAAGATTTTCTTATGTTAGCTCAAGCTTATGCAATGCTTCAAAGTGGTGAAATTGAGAAAATTGTTTATGTAAGAAATAATATAGGCGTTGAAGGTTCAAAGGACATAGGGTATATTCCTGGAGATGTACTTTCAAAATCACTTCCTTGGGCGATGCCACTTGCAGATATTCTTGGAAGTAAAGAAGCTTTACTTTCAGCAATTGAACGTGAAGAAATTGAAATTGAGCCTTTGTATTATTTGCGCGGGCGCTCTTTCAAAAAGTCCATTATTTATGTAAGTGAAGGTGAAAACCTTACAAAAAAGAACATTCAATTACTTATTGGGCGAGTTGGTGAAGGAAGTCAACTCTTTATCAATGGTGATTGTAAACAAGCAGATACAGAAGCATTTAGAAAAGATAGCGGAATGGAACTTATGCTTGAGCGTTTAGCTGGACAACCCTTGTTCGGATATGTAAAACTAGAAAAGAATGAACGTTCTGCTATTGCTTCGCTTTGCGATTTGCTTGATTAAAATTACTCTCCAAGAGGCTCGCGCGAACGAGCCTCTTTTTTAGAATGTATAGGATACAAAATCTACTTATAGTTAGAAGAATAACTTATAGGTGGTGAGTGTATGGCTACACCAAGAATGAAGCTATCTAATAAAGATGGAAGTAATGTCCTTTATAAATAGAATAGTGGCCTTGTATATTACTAGCGTCTTGCTGAAGATGCGAAAGTAAATCCTCTTTATGGGACATTATATAACCACGCGACAGCTTCTCTTTCAAACGCACAATCTTTTGCACAATCTAACTTGCCTCACATTGCGTCTTCATTAAAAGTCCAAGCTCAAAATGAGCTGAAAAAAGAACTTATGGCGTTAGAGAGAGCTTGGGGTACTACTTTTAGTGCAGAAACTATGGCTTCTCCAAACTTCTATAAAGATTTGATTGAAGCTATCAATATAGTAATATAGTCAAAAGATGTATATGAAAGAAATATGGCTCGTATAAAGTATGGTCAGTCTAAAGCTACATCTCTTGCTAAGATAGATATATCTTAGATGTTTGGCTCATATTTCAATACGTTTTGGAACAATGGGGGTCAAGAGGAAATGGCAAGTGCAATCAAAGACCATATGTCAGAGTGGAGAGATTTGAATGCTTATGCCATGGCTAAAGCTATAGATTCAAAATTGCCTGAACTAATAAATAACACTCTTATTAGAATGTTTGAAAGTCAGCCTTTTGATCCAAAGTGGGGTACAAAGGATGGTCAAGTAGTATATCCTTTATCACAATCATAGTTAGTAAATCAAAGTTGGCAATCATCTGTAAATGCAGGAACGAACCCCTATACTCAACTTGCCGAAGAACTGCGCACTTTAGGTGGCGACCTTAGTAAAAATACTTTATTACAATAGGTTTGGGTGGCGATGGGTTTTGATAAATCAAGAGAAGAAATATTCAAAGCAGTCAATGAACTCAAGCAACCTGAAAGGTCAAAAAAGAATGCTATAAAAATTCTTTCTAAAAAAATAGGCAATATTTCTGGTAGTGCGTCTAAAATGGGTAATTTAGCCGAAGTTATATTGACTGCCATAGCATCTAAAGTAAATGCAGGCAATTCTGATATTACTGTAATTCATGGTGGCGATATCAATAAACAAAAAGCAGACGTTGTATTTTTCTATAGAGCAAATGCAGGTACATATTTGGAAGCCCAACAATAGGCATTATAGAGCGCAAAAGCTAGACAAGATGCCGAAGATAGTATTCGTATGTAGAACGTTATAGCTAATACCGCTCTAGGTAAATTTATGTCTGGTTCAAATCCTATTACTCAGGAAGGCTTCAACTTTATTGCCTATGTCAATGCGAAAAGCTATACCCTGGGTAAAGACTTTAGAGGGTTTCACGGCGAAACTGAAATTTCTATGAACACTTTGAGTGGTATGCTATCAAAAGACGCAAACCTTAGTACGCGCGGAGCTAGTGCTCTTATATCGCAACTCGTACAATTTACAAAAGGTGCTGTTGGTGATGGTAAAGACCCTGGGCCTATACTTGATAGCTTTGCAGAGACTATTGCAAGCTTCTTATTTGATGATTATGCAACTTTATGTACTAGTCTTGTGCCAGAAGGACATAATGCCTTACATTTCTTTGCGCTTGATGGAGTTTATATTCCTTTATCCTTCTTTTTGGATAAGATAAGTGATGCTATTGCAAGATGTTCTGATGAAGTGGATAGCTTTTTCAAACTCTCTCTACTTACTGGAAAAATCAAATATGGTTCTCTGCCTTTGGAAAAGTTTGAGAGGGGAATGTGGGGAGAACAAGCAGAAGAGGCTATGGCACAAACTAAAATATCTTTGATATTTTTACGAAACTTCTAGGAATTGATGCGAGCATTATAATTTTGATTTATTATAAAATTTATGATATAATATACATATAAAATAAGGAGAAAGCCTATGGATGATTTTGAAACTGCTTTTGAAAAAGAATTTCCAGGCGTGCATATTGTTGGTGCAAAAACTGTAAGACGATGGGATTTAGTTATGATAATTCTATCTATTGCAGTTTGTATTGTAGCAGTTTTGACTGCGCGTAGCATATTTCAAAAGCATATTTATGTTTGTATGTATATGTGTGATTGGCGCAGGCGCGCTATATTATTTGATTAGGTCAATCATTCCTGATAAGAGTGATAGGCTGATTGTGGAAATTGATAAAGATGCTGATTGGAAACAAATTGTATCTTATTTTACAATAGAAGCAACCGATGAGAATAATGTGTATATTATCGAAGAAAGAATGAAACCGTACCTTGTAAGAATAAATAAAATTGATGATGAGGATGAGGATGACGACGAATGAGTACAATTATGTTTTGGGTCGTATTTGTAATATGTATATATGGCGCGCTTAGTAGTTTTTTAGAGTATCGAAACTCTAAGAGTAAGAGCCAACTTGGCTGGTCTATTGGCTGGCTGGCGCTATGTGCGATGAATATAATAGTAGAACTTATTTGAGAGGGGTTATATACCCCTCTCTTTTATTTTATAAATTTGAAATTTTTGAAAAGATATGGTATAATATATATAGAAAATGAGAAAGGGGCTTTGACTTATGACTGATATGGAAATTATGAATTGTATGGAAGTCGCGCGGACTTTTCTTGACGATAATGGCGCGAAGAACGAGCCTCTTTGGTATGATGAATATGATACCCATGATTGCTGTGTTGGTGAAGTGCAAGAGGGCGCATCTAAAGCAGTTATTATAACTGATGATTGTGATTATGTTGTAAAGGTGCCGTTCAATGGATCAACTTATCATAACGATGAGTGCATCCATTGTGAGAAGTGCGCTCGATATGCGGAATATGAAGAGCAGATGGCTATTCGTAAAGAAGAAATCCAAAAGATGGCTGAACGTCTTGGTTGTAGTTTTTGGGAAGCTTCTGTTGATATGCCTAAAATTGATGACCCTTGCATTGGTTGCGATGGTTATGAATATGAAGATGAACATGAAAAATTTACTGGCGCCGGCATCGGTTATCGGGATGACTACGATGTGGACTTTGATGAAGATGACTATTGCGGTTCGGAAGCTTGGCTGTATGCACAGGCTTGCGAATGGGGTGTAGAACAGGCTTTCGTAGAAGTTGAGCCTCTTGGAATGATTGGTATCCATCCTATTTATGCGCAGAAGAAAGTAAGTTTTCGTGAACCGAAGGTTTGCTCCGCAGATAGCAAGCAGAAGTTCAAATCTCTGTACCCTACACGCTACACTATTAGCGAAACTCTCGGCGGGCTTTTGGTAGAAGCATATGGAGAAGACTTCGTTGCGAAGCTTTACAAGTTTATTGACTTTTACCATATTGGCGATTTGCATAATGGGAATTGGACAATTGTTGATGGTAAGCCGAAGATTGTGGATTACGGCGGATATAAGGAGAATAATTGATGGGTTTGAATAATATTACGTATGGACTTTTTCGATATAAGGGAAAATACTTCTGGCGGAATATAAAGGATGTACCCGTTTTCTTCAAGAGAATTAGATGGGTTTGGAAACATGGATATAATCCAATAGCTAAGTGGGATTATTATTCTTGGTTTATTGATACGACAAAAGATATTCTTACAGAGTATTTGAAAAACCATATGGGATATAAGGTTCTTGACATAGATAAGAGCGATGTATGGAACGAAGAAGCTTGGGAGAACATCATCAAAGAAATGATTGACTGTCTTACGCGAATGGATGAGAATACTTATTATGATACTAAGCCTTGTAGATACGATGAAACTGGAGACAGAGATGACTTGATGAAGTGGTATAGTGAGGTCGAGAAAGAAAAGGATATTGCAAAGCAACGTTTCTTCTTTCTCTTCAATAAATACTTTTATGACTTGTGGGATTGAGGTAAACTATGACATTCAAAGATTATGAACTGCGTTTACAGGCTGGCGCGAACTACACATATGAGATTGTCAAATGGGATAAGTCTCATAAAAGTTGTCTTGCGGTTTGTTTTTTGAGGTATAACTCTAAAACAAAATGCTATAATGTTGAAAATATAGGGATGCGACCTTTTGAAGCCTGCGCGCACACCAAAGGTTTCGCTGGTTGGATACAGAAGATAGTTGAAACATTGAATTATATTCGTGTTTTTGAAGACGAGGATGATTTTGAAGAATAAGTTTTGATTTTTCTATAAATTTATAGTATAATATATATAGAAAGTGAGGGAAAGATGTATGGCTGACTTTTATGTTGCTCCGTCTTATCGTGGTTATTCTATTCTGCGCGGACCTTATACCAAAGACAGAAAAGAGTATGCGATAATTGACTTCAAGGGAAAAGAAAAAGAAATTCGTATCTATCGCCAGCCCCAAAAGAGTTGGAAAGAGCCCGCGCAGACTAAATCTGCTCCTGCGGTTGACCCTACATCGAAGCCTCACTATGAAGAAGTTGATGGATGTATGCGCGCGGTAGGATTGAAAGATGCTACGCTCGCATCGCTCATTGGCTTTGGAGAGAAAGGCTACATTGATATTGTGGTGCTAAAAGATGGGTCCGCGCGAAGCGAATTTTGGAAGTACACATCGATAAATGGGCTGTATCCTTTCCGGCATAATCGTATGATTGGAGTGTATTTGCCGGAGGGAGTTGAGTGTCCCAAAGACGTCAATCTTTCTTTCGCGCGAGCCACTAAATTCGACCTCTTGATTGATGACAATACGTGGCGCCCGCGCGAGGAAGTAATGAATAGACTTTGGGAACTGCGGGGAGATACTCCTGAGTTAGTAACTTATAAATGGGAATTTACTTCTAAGGAAGCCTTAGAGAAATGGAAGGAGAGTAAAAAATGAATAGTTTTTCTTTTTGTCGTGATAATTATGGAACTTCCTCTCGATGGGGTTCCGATGAAGAGACCATTGCAAAAGCTGAAGACGCAATGTGGGCTGACGTGGCAACTTATTTGCGTATCCTTGCACGCAATGGACGTGATGCTATTGTACGTGTTGAGGATAATGGATTTGTAGTTTCTGTTGAAAATGACTATAGCGACCCTGCAATGGGTGGAATGATACCTATGTGGGTTGATGAAGATGAGATGGATGCTGTGCTCAATCATCGTGATGAGGTAAAAAATGGAGACGTTGACCAGTAAGTATTGCCCTGTATGTATGGGCAAAGGAATTATCTCGCGCCCATACTGTAATTATGATGGTACTACTATCTATGAGAATGAATTTTGTCGAAACTGCAATGGAAAAGGCTACTTATTTATGGGTGATGACGCGATGACGAATGAAGATAAACTTCGTTCCGAGATTGCCTCTTATAAAGGTTTAGCAAATTTTCTGTCGAAAGTTTGGGGCGACGGCGGGTGTAAGGATTGTCCCGCGCGAGAAATTTGCAAACAAAACCAGAGAGATGAAATTCTTCCTTGTAATGAAGCTGTGAAGATATGGCTCGCGCAGATAGCAAAGGAGTAAATTATGTTTTGGGTGGTTATTATACTGCTATTTATCGCCGCCGAAATTTCTGTTATGAATGATAAGATTTGATGGTGGGCGCGCGAAGTAAGTATAAATTTGAGGCAGGATTTATGTGAAAAATTTTGCCAGAAATCACTTGTTCACCGAAAGTATAGATTGATGCGAGAAAGTATGCAAGTTAGTATAAATTGTACATTGAAAAGTAGAGTTCAGAAACCTTTTTGAAGGTAGATGGGCTCTATTTTTTTGACTTTTTTGAAATTTTAGTGTATAATATATATAGAAAGTGAGGGGAAAAGAATGTATCTCTGGATTGATGACCTGCGCGAGCCTCCAAAGACAGGTGCTAATTGGCTGTGGGCGCGTAGCGTAAACGAAGCTAAAACAGCAATTATGTTTTACGAGCGTCAGTACGAAATTGATTTTATTCATATTGACCTTGACCATGATGCTGGCGACTATGCTTGTAATGGTGGAGATTACATTGAGGTTCTGAAGTGGCTTGAGCAACATCAACTGCCAGATACCGGTTATACATTCCATCTCCACACAATGAACCCAGTCGGGCGCGATAATATGCGCGCAATTATAAATTCTAATGGATGGAGGGAAATCAGATGAAAGTAATTCGTATTCTTGATGCTGGCGTGTTCGCTGATGAGCGTGGGAATATTATTCCCGACAATGAGTTTTTCGATTGCTTCTCACACGAGGGAGATTATTTGTCTATCCGAACTGTGAGTAAAGTACCTAGTTGGTTCCCGCTCATTCGTTCTACTGCTCGGCGCGAACGCATTCAGAAGTTTGGACGGCTTTGGCAGATGATTGAAGATGGAGGTTGCAAATGAGGATTATCAAAGTGTATAAGGGTATGTTCAGTGCGGAAAGTGATACCTATATTCTTGAGAACGGTTCGTATTGCGACTATTCGGAGATTATAGAGTTTATGTGCTATCCGCATAGTGAGTGGTATGATGTCAAAAGTGTCAATTGGGATAATCTTGATAGCGATGAGCGCGCTTTGGTTATGGATGAAATTGACGACCCTGAAAAGTGGAGTAAAATTTTTGAGAAAGTGTGGTGTGTGCATTGATGAAAGACCTTTATGAAGTGATGCATTATGGAACTATTATCCACAACTATGAGTGGGAAGAACACTTTACCGATAGACCCACAAAATTTCGGCGCGTGCGTATTTTTTTCTATGAAGGACAATATATTTTGGTTGAAGAGCTTGATGGTATGATTGTTGATACAACGGGGCTTGGCAAGGAAGAGGTAGAGTAATGGGTCAGAAGATTTGGATTACTTCTGATACTCACTTCAATCATGCCAATATTATCAACTACTGCGCGCGACCATTCAAAGATGTAGAAGAAATGAATGCGACGCTTATTAGTAAGTGGAATAATAGTGTAGGTAAGAATGATATCGTATGGCATCTTGGAGATTTTGCACTAGGTGGAGCCGAAGAGGTTTCTAGATTTCGAGAAAAACTCAACGGAAAGATTTACCTCATTCGTGGAAATCACGACCATCATACCAATGGCTGGTATGTCGCGCGCGGGTTTGATAAGGTTTATGATAGACCTATCGTGATTGATAAGAATGTATTGCTGTCTCACGCGCCGATTACCACAGAATATAATTGTGGAGAGCTAATCAATTTGTTTGGTCATGTGCATAATAATCTCAAGTGGAGTATTTCACCTGGTGGTGCGTGTGTTTGTGTAGAGCATTGGGATTATACACCGGTGTTTTTGAGTGATGTGAAAAGAATGGTTGAAAAGGAGAGACGAAGCTGTGATTGTGAAAAAAGAAGAATATCTTAGACTGAAGTACCGGATTGAGGAGCTTGAGAATATCCTTTGCCCGCCTTCTAAAGGGCATGACTACGTTGAAATTGAGGACGTGTATCAGTATGGACCTGAGACTGATGTGCTCGTAGGCAAGAGATGCCAGTGCACTCGATGCCTCAAGAAAAAGTTCGTGAGTTTTTGATGGATAGAGAAGATAAGCGGTTCACGCGATACATTATTATAATGGTACTATTGGGTATACTTATAGTACTTACTCCATACATATGTATTAGAGTGAAGCGTGTCCAAATGGAAGCCCAAGGATATGAATGGATTAGCGAGGAGTGCGATTGTGATTGTCCTGCTTGCTCAAGATATAAGGGCTATTGGAAACTAATTAGTGATTGACTTACAGGGCGCGGGTAGCATAGATTTTATGGATGGAATTTATGTAGCCCGCGCGAAGTAAGTGGAAAGGAAATATGGATAGAAAGAGATATAAATGGCTTGTAATTGGGCTACTGATTGCGGTTCTGTTATCGTATTTGATTACTAGTGCGCGAGCCACCAGTGAGCCTAATGGATATGTGACTAGCGAAACAACATTGTATAGTGGGCCAAGTTATAATGCGAGTAGCTATGAAACGCTTAGTGTAGGAACAGAGCTTTGTGTGTATGGACGATATAACCAGTGGTATGAAGTTGGCTGGAATGGTAAGACTGGATATGTATTGAGTGAATATGTATCTATTGACCATAAGCAAGACTATACAATTACCATTGATGCAACACCTATGCCTATTGCGCCAGTCGCCACTCCATTCAATAAACCGATGGAGCCCGCGCCGAGTGAACCGACTACTATGTCAACCCCTACACCTACTCCTGCACCTTCAGGCAACACATCTATTGTAGAAAGTGCAGAAGTCTATCTTGGCGTCCCTTATAAGTGGGGTGGAACTACTGATAAGGGATTTGACTGTAGTGGTTTTGTCCAGAAAGCCTACGAAGATGCAGGCTACTCCATTGGACGTACCACTCAGCTTCAAGCTCTTGAAGGTGAAGAAGTAGAAGATTATGCGTCTGGCGACATCTTGTGCTTTGGGCGCAGTAAATGGAATATTTTCCATACAGGAATATATATTGGTGATGGAAAATTTATCCACGCATCCTCGCCAGAAGGCGTTATTGTGAGTGAGCTTGATAGCTATGGTTTGGAACTTATTATGGCGAGAAGAATAACTAATAACTAAAATAAAAAAGAAAGAGAGAAAATATAAAATGAAAAAGTTTATGTCTATGTTTTTTGTGCTTGTTCTTAGTATTAGTATGCTTGTTGGTTGTGGTTCTCAGGTTGCGCCCGCCGTGGAGGAGAAGATTGTTGTTGTAGAAGCAACAGCAGAGCCTACTCCTGAACCCACTGAGGAGCCCACTCCCGAACCCACTGAGGAGCCCGCGCAGTCGTCTAATAATGAAGTAGTTGATTTGTTTTTCTCTACAGCCGAAGAAGCTTATAAGGATACCAATGTTGATTATATTACTACTTATGAAGATAATCACGCTATTATTACCTTTGATCTTTATAACATGAAGCGCTTTTGGGATACTGATTATGAAACGCGCGAGAGTCTAATTGTTGTATTCAATGAAATGACTGGTATGTGCAATGTTCTTACAGACGGTGAGATTGATTTTTCTGTACTTGTATATGACAGTTATTCTGATAGTGTTCTTTTTGTGAGTATGAATGGTGAAGATACAACTGAAGGATTTGTGCATTATCTAACGTATGGCTACTAAATTTTGATTTATTCTAAAATTTAGTATATAATATATATAGAAAGTGAGGGAGAGATAATGAGTTCAATTACTACCGACATTTTTCACATCATTGATTGTGCGGGCGCCGACCCAACATTTACTGAAGTCTTTGAGCGACTGGGTTATGCAACTCACATCGAGGTAAAGAATACCCTTCGATGGCTTGAACGCAAGGGGTTTATTGTGTCCTACTATTGCCCGTCAATGCGCCAGCACCGTTATTATCTCTCCGCAAAAGCTGAGCATTTGATGGATGAAATTGACGGGTGCGCGCACGAGTAATTCAGACCTATATTTTGACTTTTCAAAAAATTTAGTGTATAATATATATAGAAAGTGAGGATGAGGTATGGATAACAAGAAAGTATGGATTGTCGAGAATGCCGATGGAAAGATGGTAGTATGCTCTACGGAGGGCTCTGCATATCGTAAGGCGCTACAGCACTATATTGACCTTATGGAAGAAAGTCTTGCAGAAATCAAAAAGAGAACTGATGTAGACGACGCAAATAATGTTGAACACGTTTATAAAACCATCATTTGCGACCTCAAAACTCTTGCGCAAGAGCATTATATGGAATATACCATATATATGTGGGAAGCAGAACTTGCTGATTGAAAATAAGGAATAAGAAAAATTTGAAGTTTTCCAAAATTTAGTATATAATATATATGTAAGATAAAGAAAGAACAAAATATTTTATTGGGCAAAGCCCAGAAAGGAAACAAAACTATGTCTACTACTACTACCGAAAAGACCCTGAAGCTCACCCAAAAGCTCTTCTTCCAGAACGTGCTCGCTATGCTCCATGGAGAGGATACCGAGTTTACGGCTGAGGAAATGGCTGAGTTTGCCGAAGCCCGCATTGCGAAGATTGATGAGACCAATGCGAAGAATCGTGAAGCCGACCGTAAGCCCACTGCTAAGGAGCTTGCCACCCAGGAAGAGAATGCTCGCCTGCGCGAGGCTCTTGTTGGTATCGTGCGCGAAGCTACTGAGCCTCTGGTGCGCGATGCCATCGCGGAAGCTCTTGGTGTGTCTCCCCAGAAAGTGAGTTCTCTTGCGAAGAACGCCATTGCGTCTGGCGAGATTGCTAAGGCGGAAACCAAGGTTGACGGCAAGAAGCGCGTTGCGTATGTTGCTGGCGATGCCGTTAGCGAGTGAACCTTGAGTTGAGAATAAAGAGAGAAGTCCTGCGGGATTTCTCTCTTTTTCTTTTTTGACTTTTTGTATTTTTTATGGTATAATAAATATAGAAAGTGAGGGAAGAAAATGAAGTATCCGAAGTGTTGTAAGGGTTGTGTGCATCTTCATCCGCTTTATGGGAATAGAGATAAGACTGGAAAGAGAACCGTTTCTTCCTATGATTGTAGTAAGAAGAATGGATTTTCATTGGCAACTAAAAATGGTTGCGCGGAAAAGAAGATGAAGTAAGTTTATGGAGCTCGCGCCGAGTAGAGAGGAGTTTGATTTATGGTTTACTTTACTGTGGAATATAAAAGAGATAATATGTATTTTGATGAACTTGTTGCGCTTGCAGATAAGTTTCTTGCGCACAACAATGGAGAGTACATCTATAACGATGAGACTGGGCTGACGCTTACAAAGCTCACTAAAGACCCCAGTATCTATGTGCTGACGCATGATGATGGCGGAGATGAGTTGCTTACTTCCTCTATCTATCGGGCAATGAATTACCTTATGACTAGGAGAGAAGAGTAATGGGACTTTGGACTGAACGTAAAAGCGGAATTGATGGGCTCGCGCCAGACGAAATACTTGTGAAGATTTTCGACCAGTCTTATGAATGGACAGAAGATGATAATCGATATCTTATGGAAAAATGTTTTTATAAGGAAATAGGTTATCCAGAAGATGCAGGACGTTGGACTTATCCGGTAGAAGTTATCATAAAGCTGGATACAATAGACTACGGCGAGAGATTTTTTAGAATAGGCTACGATTGCGGTTTGACGGAATATCAGGATACTATCGTATGGGATACGCGCCCAGTGGAAGTTAGGCTTCACAGATACACGAAAACTATTGAGGTTGAGGAGTGGGAAGAAGTATGAAAGATGATAAAAAGGTAGATATAAATACAATTTATAATGACCTTTACCAATATTGCTTTGATATTTTGGTTGATTCCAATTGTTCTTGGCATGGTTCTATTGGTCTTGACGAAAAGACAATTCGTGCAAGATACGCATATATAAATGGTGTATCGGATACTATAAGAGAATTAGATGGTATGCTGTCTTGTTATAACGAAGAGGATGAAGATGATGAAGATAATGAAGACGATTGGTGCTCTTCTCGCGCGAGCCACTCATAAGGAATGCTTCAAATCTATGCTGTGCGCGCGGTGTGCTTGGAGATATAATGGAGGATGTAGTGAGTGGAATATGATGTGAATAGTGAGTGTTATAATTATAATTGTCCTTTTAGAAAGACTTCGTTGCTCACTTCGGTGACGCGATGCGAATGTTATGATTGCCAAAATAGAGAAGATTTTTCATTACACTATTATCTGACTTGTGAAATGGGAGAGGAGAACTGCAATGGACGGAGTAACTGTTCTGAACGTGATTGAAAAAACGCGGTTGCCTGATTGGGCAATCATAGGTGTAGTACTGTGCTTATTTGCTATGGTGGTTTTCTTCATTGAGTTTAGTACTGGGAAGACTATAAAGAAGATAGATATTTGTGGAGCTGGGCTTTGTTGCACATTAGTTCTAGCCTTTATAATTTTCTTAGTAGGGTTATTTACTTCTGATATAATACCTCGATATGAATGCACCATTGATAGTAATGTAAGTTTTGTGGAACTTTATGAGAAGTATGATGTAATTGAGCAACGTGGAGATATTTGGATATTGGAGGAGAAAGTAAGCAATGATGAATGAAAAGTATAGTGACAGTGACCGTGCGGAAATGTGGCGCAATTATTTTGAAACAACCGCGCTTGAACTCAAAGAGCTCAAAGAAAATTACAATTATCTCATTTCTGAGTATCATGAAGCCAGAGAAGCAAATAAACGCTTGCGCCAGTCTTTGAAGGAACTGGTTGATGTAGGCACGAAATTTCTTTCATCTATCCATTCCATTGATTGGAATGATGGCTCGCGCGAAACACAATTCCAAGAAGTACTTGAGACTGGAAAGAGGACACTCAATGGAACGGACTGCGACGTATAAGGATAGTGTAGTATATATAGACCAGGAAGGCAACTACTTCCATGGATATGTAGATGGAAGCTTCAAGGCAAGTATGGAAGATTGCGCGCAATGGGCTGATGGAGAGTTGAGTGATGCGCAGTATGTTGCTTTTTGTAAGTGGTTGGAGTATAGATTGTTTTTGGATAGATGGTGCAGAAAGAGAGATAGAGTTGTGGATGGGCGGAAGTTGAAGGTTTCGCCTTGAGCCAGTGGTGTATGGAGAGCAAGAAATTGCTCTCCTTTTTTTGGCTTTGAGAAAGAGATACATTGCGCGCCCTCCATAAAAATGTATCATCACTACTTTTAGTGCTTCGCGCGAAGTCTATATAGAGCCTCCATTGAGTAAATTTATGGAGCCCGCGCAGTTTCAATTCTACTACTAAGTCTACTACTATGTCTACTTCAAGAGAAAATCAAAATTTGAACATTTCTATTATGGGATTTCTACCTTTTTATACTAAAATGGATAGAAGATAGACTAGAAAAAAATTTTTACATATTTTGTATGGAAAAATTTAGAGAACATAGTAAAGAAAATCTACTTTATAAATGTAATAGGGAAATTTATTTAGTAATTACATTTCTAAATATACTATATATATAGTAGTAGTAAAGCCTCCTGCGGAGCCCTTTTTGGAAACCAGACCCCCTTGAGGGGGTCGAACCTCGACCGCGCGCAGTCGCGGGTGAGGTTCGCAGGGGGTGCACACATTGGGCGAGTAGGTGGGCTACTAGATTATAAGTAGAATTATAAGGGTAGATTATAAATGTAATTATAATGGGTAGTGGAGATATGGTAAAACGGGAACAAAGAAGAGCAAAAAAACTAGTGGTAAATCAAGCAAGTGGAATTATAAGTATAATTTATAAATGTATGTTATAAATGCGAGTAAAAGGGTGGAATGTTCCAAAGGGTAGCAGAGTGAGCGGGAAGGGAATAATAAGTATAAATGTAATTTATAAGTGTAAGTAAAAAGGGAGAGAGCGCGCAGTGGAGCATGGGCAGTAATTTATAAATGTAATTTATAAATGTAATTTATAAATGTATGTTCTAAATGTAATTTATAAATGTAATTTATAAATGTATGTTCTAAATGTAAATAAAATGTGTGTTCTAAATGTAATTTATAAATGTAATTTATAAATGTAATTTATAAATGTATGTTCTAAATG